AATAATATCAATGGAATTAATGCAATTAAAGAACTTAATGATACATTGAAAACTGCAAACGATGGCATCTCTAAAATGTACGCACAATATAAGGATATGATAAATTCCATAATATGGGAAAAATATGCTTTTAGAGTTGACAAAGATTATGATGATATGTATCAAATAGGTTCAGAAGCCCTACTAAACGCTATAAGAACATATGATGAGACTAAAGGTAAGCTATCTACTAACTGTTATACAGCCATTGTGAATAGGTTAAAGCACATGGATATCTACATAGATAATATCAGCATTAGTCCATGTAGCAAGGCTATTGAGATTAAGAACTATATTATAAAAAACAAAGATATGTCATACGATGAAATGTTCAGAAATTGTGACATTGCATGTTCAAGGTCTGATTTTAATAATATTGCCACAATGTTAAATCAAGATAGTTTGGATGATGTATTTCCGTTAACTTCTGAAACTAAAGGTAATAGTGTAGTGGATAATAATGCTAATGTTGAAAAAGACATTGAAGATGAAGAAAGCAAAAATGAACTTGTCTCTAATATCAAAAAAAATATTAGCAGATATAGCGATAATACACAGAAAATTTATATGACTTGGTTGAAAAGCAAAGAGGACGATATAGATATTACTTATAAAGTAATAGGTGATATGTATGGTGTTTCTAAACAAAGAGTAGACCAAGTAATTAAAATGGTTAATAAAAAACTTCAAGAAAAATTAAATTATTAATTTACTTGACAAATAAACAAAAATAATGTATAATATAAACAAGAAATAAATTAGGAGATAAAAAAAATGTTAAATAAATTACAAATTGAATTAATCAAGGCAATCAGAGAAGACAACACTGATATTAAATTATGTATCAGAATGGTTCTTTCTAATATCAAAAACAAAAGCATTGAATTGAAAAGGGAACTGACTGATGCGGAAATTATTGAAGTTATCAGCAAAGAGATTAAGCAGATTAATGAGACATTGGAGTTTGTGGAAAACAGGGAAGACATTAAGACTTCATGCCTAAATAAAAAAGCTTATCTTCAAAGCTATGTACCTACTCAAATGACGGAACAAGAACTGTATAAAATTATTTCAGAAGGAATCAATGTGACTAAGACCGCAGGAGATAACATTGGTACTGCAATGAAAACTTACTTTTCACTTTTAAAAGGTAAGGCTGACAATAAATTGATTTCAGAGACAGTTAAGAAAGTGTTTAGCGAAAGGAAATAATTATGCCATCATCAACGTTTGATAATGAGCCTGTTTATGTAACAGGTGGGGTAGGTAATACATTTGAAGCATCTATTTATAATCATCATAGAATCTTAGATGGAATTATATGTAGAAGTACAGATGAAGAAGCCCATCATGATGATAGTAATAATGAGTATAGATATACTTTGGATTCTATGGATGATTTGTACTATTCAGATGGATATTATAATCCTCTGCATACGAATACATGTGAAGAAAATGATAAACTCGGATACATTTATATTAAACCAATTAAATGCTCACTTGAACCAGTATCAAGAAGTGTTGGAAGTTTGTCAAAAATCGATAAATATAAGGTCATAAATCGTAGAACGGATTTTAACGGATGTTGTGTCTATGGAATTATTTCAAATCATAATTCTATATTTGTTAAAGAATGTTTTGTTGATAAAAATAGAAAATAAAGGGGTGATGCTCCATGAAAGAAGTGGTTGTGTTATCTAGGAACAAGGCAAAAACTTATTCTGCTTTAAAAAATATACCAACAACTGCAATTATTTCAATTCATACTTATGGTGATGCCCCAAATAGATTTTTTAAAAATCCTCAAATTAAGGCTATTGGTCATTGGCAATTTGATGATGTTGAAGATGACAATGGTGGTATAACACAAGAACAAGCTAATCAAATAGCTGAATTTGTAAAGCGTTGGGAAAACGAAGTTGATACAATTTTGGTTCATTGTGATGCGGGAATTTCAAGAAGTTCTGGTATTGGTGCGGCTATATTATTCTGGAAGTACGGGGATGATAGCCAAATATTTGACGATGGTACATATTGCCCAAATAAGCGTTGTTATCGTTGTGTGATGAGAGCATTTGGTTTTGATATCACATATAGTTTTGAAGATGTTCTTGAAACTAAAATGGAAAAAAATTTACTTTCATGGCAAGGGGTTAATCCAGAACTTGTTGATTATATAGTTGAAGATAAAAAACTTAATACATAAGGAGAACAAAATGAGTAACGATGAGAAAGCTTTATTATTTTTTAAAGATGCGGCTGAAAATGGCGCTATGCTTACAAAAGATTATATGAAAATCGCAGTAAATGCAATTGGAAGAGATATCGCAAAAAGACCAATTTATGATAATTATTCATGCTCATGCCCAAATTGTGGTAACACAGAAATAAGTATGAATGTATATTGTAATCAATGTGGACAAAGGTTAGGTTAATACATATGAAATTTTATACAAGCGATTTGCATTTTAATCATGCAAATATTATGACTTTATGTCATAGACCTTTTAAATCAATTGAAGAAATGAACGAGACTATTATTTTAAAATGGAATCAGAAAATCCTAGCAAGTGATGAGGTCTATATTTTAGGTGATGTTGTTTGGGGAAACGGGTTAATGGCTAACCAATTTATTAGTCGTCTTAAAGGTAAGAAATTTTTAATTGAGGGAAACCATGATTATAGATTTCTAAAAGATAGAAATTTTGATTTAAGTCTATTCAAATGGGTTAAGAAATATGAAGAGATTGAAGATAATTATAATAAAGTAATTTTATGTCATTACCCTATGGCTGAATGGAATGGGTTTTACCATAATTCAATTGACCTATTTGGTCATGTACATGATAACCCTTCATTTTATCATAACTACCCGTGGGCATATTGCAAGAATGCTTATAACGTAGGGGTAGATGTTAATGATTTTGAGCCTAAAACATTAACTGAATTAACACACAATGCCAGAAAATTCGTAACAGAATGAAGGTATAATTATGCAAGTAGATGTAAAATGTAAAACTGTTGTAAATATAGATATCGAATGTGAAGAAGCTTTCAGAATATTAGTAAAAACTTTACACATGGATTTTATTTTAAAAGATGAAGATTTCAAGATTTTTAACAATGCAAATAATGAAGCGTGTGTTTATAAGCGCGTAAATGATAATTACGAATTATATGATGACCGTGGGGATTTATATAAAGCTTTAATGAAAGTTGCAAATTATATTTTCCCAAATATATAAGGAGTTAAAAAAAATGATTAAAATAAGTTATGGACAAAAATTCATATTTCCAAAAGATTTTATAACCTATACGGCTATTCTAAACGAAGAAGTCATAATCCCAAAAGGGACTAAAGGATTTGTTAATAATAATAATTCTGTTTCAATTTTAAGCGGAAAAAATTATGGTAAAGAAGTTCGTTTAGGAGAAGATTTTGAAATAAGTGGATATGATGTTGATAATATTTCTGAAATGATTATTGATAAGATGATACATGGGACTTATTTAAAAGAATTTTTAGACGAATACGGAATAGATAAATCTGAATTATTAGATTCAATTCAAGATGTATTATATGAAGTATTATAAAAAAAAGAACGGATGATTAAAAATGGCAATTAACGAATTTAGAGGTCAGTATTTCTTTTTAAGCAATTTCTATGAAACGGAAGTTACATATAGAGGACTAACATTTCAAAATAGCGAAGCGGCTTTTCAATCTATGAAATGTTCACAGTTGGAACAGAAAATTAAGTTCTGTACTATGTCACCGTCAAAAGCAAAATCAAGAGGTAGAAGCGTTAAACTAACACCTGTTTGGGAAAATATCAAAGATAGTGTTATGTATGAAGTTGTAAAAGCTAAGTTTGAACAACATGAAGACCTTAAACGATTGCTGTTAGCTACGGGGAATGAGCCTTTAGAAGAAGGGAATCAGCATGGTGATGATATTTGGGGCACAGTCAATGGAGTGGGTGAGAACAAGCTAGGAAAGATTCTAATGAGGGTAAGAGAAGAATTAAGATGATGCATTATAAAGGTACACCAATTATTGTAGAACCGAGAAGTTTCGATATCAATGATACTAATTCTATTACATATTACGTAGGGGTTAATATTGCAATATATATTCAAAACCATATTGTCTTAGATACTCCAATGAGCATAGAAAATATTACTTGTAAATTTGTAGATTTAGATGAGATTGAATTATCAGAAATTATACAATTTAATAAACGTCCAGAGAATAAATATAAATTTTCTTATAATAATGATGTACTTGATTATAGACAAGCCTATGAATATGCTAAAAACAATTATAAGAAGTTATTGTTAAGTTGTGAGGTAAAATAAAATGTTATGGTTATATCATGGTACATCAGAAAATAATTGGAATCAAATACAAAAAGATGGGTACTTATTTGGTATAACTGAAAATGGTAGATTCACATATTTATCAATAGAGCCGTCAATAGCTTTAAGTTATGGTAGTGTATTATTGGAAGTAAATTATGATATAAATAAGCATCCAGAACTAGTAGAAAAATTAGCATGGTGGCAGTATATAATACATGAACCAATTAATATTACTAAAATTAAAAGATTATTATAAGGAATAAAAAATGAAAATAATATTTTTAGATGTAGATGGAGTTTTAAACTCATCGAGTTATTTCAAAAACAGAAAAGATAGGTATAATGATATTGACGAGACTAGACTTCCATTTCTAAAAAATATTATTGATTCTACTGGTTGCAAAATAGTATTGTCATCAAGTTGGAGATATGGTTGGTCAATTAATTATAACGAATGTATGGATTTCTGTAAAGAATTTATTAAGATATTACAGAAATATAATATTGAAATTATGTCATCAACTTATGTAAGTCCGACGGGAAAAAGAGAAGAAGAAATTAAATATTGGTTAGATAATCACGATAACATAGAATCATTTGTAATACTTGATGATGACCATTTTGATTGGGAAAAATATGGATATGATAAATTTTGGGTTAAAACGTCTTGGTACAATGGTTTAGGACTAAACGAAACAGATGTAAATAAAGCAATACAAATATTAAATAAAAAAGGATGATAGAAAATGGAAAGGGTATTAGCACACGTAGAGAAAGTATATAATATCAGACCAATCATGGGTGCTGATAGAATCGAGCAAGTCAATGTCTTAGGTTGGAATGTTATTACTAAAAAAGACGAGTTTAAAGATGGCGATTTAGGTGTTTACATAGAAATTGATTCAAGAGTTCCATCTGATAATCCAGAATTTGAGTTCCTAGAGGGTAAGGGCTTTAAAGTAAAAAGCATGAAAATGCGTAATACGTTAAGTCAAGGGTTAGTATTACCAATATCAATCTTACTAGATGGTAATCATAAGATTGGTGAAGATGTCACAGATATTCTAGGTATTACTAAGATTCAAGAGGATTACGAAGCGCCAAAGGTTGATTTGTTAACAAGGATTCAAGGCAGATACAAGAAACTATTTAAGAATAAGTTGTTCAAGCGTTTAATCAAACATCAGTGGTTTAAGAATATTGTGATACATATTTTAAGACCAAAGGTTAATGCGAATAAGTTCCCTTATTGGGTTGTTAAGACCGACGAGGAAAGAGTACAGAATATGCCTAGTGTACTTAAAAATAAAGAGCCATTCATGGTTACGGAGAAGTTGGATGGTACTTCAACTACATTCACACTAAAGAAAGCAAACAAAGGTTTACTATACAAGATATTCAAAAAAGAGAAGTATAAGTTTATAATTTGTTCTCGTTCTGTTGCACAGCCAACACCATCTAAGAAATGTTTTTACGATGATAACGTGTATTGGGAAATGGCTTTAAAATATAATGTAGAATCAGTTCTAAGAAAATTAATTAAAGATAATGATTACATAACGTTACAAGGCGAGACAGTTGGCGAAACAATTCAAAAGAATAAGTATCATATCAAGGGTAGAGATTTTTATGCTTTTAATTTAATCACTGAAAAGAACGGCAAGATTGATAGCGTGAGTGCAAAGGATTTGTTTTCTAATTATGGTATTAAATTTGTTCCTATCGTTGAGACTGAATACATATTGCCAGACACGATTGATGAACTTATGGCATTTTCAACTGGTAAATCTAATATTTATGATACGTTAAGAGAAGGTTACGTATATAGAAATTACGATTTAGGTATATCTTTCAAATGTGTAAGCAATGATTTCTTATTACAGTGGGGTTTATAAAAGAAAGAAATAGGTATATAAAAATGGATATTGGTAGTGGAAAATCGTATCCTGCGGCATCATTATCCAATTTTGCACCCCATCCATTTTATATGGATGGGATTTTGTGCAACAGCATGGAAGGTTGGCTACAAAGTCTAAAATATGAAAGCGTGGATATGCAAGTAGAAATTTGCAAGCTAGTTGGATTTGGGGCAAAGAAAAAGGGATACGGCAAGAACTGGTGGACTAAGCAAGTGCTATATTGGCAAGGTGTAGAATACAAGAGAGACAGTCAAGAGTATCAAGGTTTACTTGACAGGGCTTATAATTCATTGTCTAAGAATAACGGCTTTGCAAGGGCTTTATTGGCTACTGGAAATGCTAATCTAACGCATTCATTAGGTAAACATAAGAAGAACGAAACTGTATTAACTCGTCAAGAATTTTGTTCAAGATTAATGGCTATTAGAGAGGAACTTAAAAATGGGAAAAAATAAATGTAAACTACTTTGTAGTATGAAATCAGATAATGGAAATTTTACCTTTAAATCTGGATGTAATTATAGTATTAATTTTGTAGATAGCAATTATTATTGTTATTACATAATTAAAACTAACCATAATAAACACTATTTAACAATTTTTGAAGATGATGCACAGGGTATCATAGAAAAGAGGTAAAATTATGTCGAGTAATAATAACGATGGTGGCACTGTTTCAAGTGGTATTGGTGTTGGTAATGTTATAGCCGCTATTATCTCATTTGCAAAATGGCATAGTATCGGATGGTGTATTTTACATGGTTTTTTAGGTTGGATATATATCATATATTATTTATTCGTATATTGGAATTAAATATAGAAAGAGGACATATGAAAATGAAAAATATTACTAATACATATCCAATATATTCTGTGGAATCAAACGCATTGGAACATAAATTTCATCAATTAATTTGTGGTTATAATGCGTGGGACACTGTTGTATCGTTTTTTAATTCAAATGAGATAGCTAATAAAATGTTTTGGGATAAAATGGGAGAAATGCAAGAATCTGGTAATTGTGGCATCTCAACTTGTGTGCATGAAGTCTTAGAAAAAGTTTTCTATGATTTAGAGGAATAAATAAATGAAAAAATTTGTAAGTTTAGATATTGAAGATAAAGTGTTTGTCATAACCATAGCATTACAGATTATATTTTTTACAGTATGCGCAACTCTCGCAATTGTACAAGGTGATGCACTTCTTGTTACATTAGGTGGCATTGGTCAATTAATCATATATCTTATTGGGCTTCTAGTTGGTATGTTAATAGGTGTACTTAAAGAATAAAACTTGAATTTGGTGTAGGGGATTTTAATATAAAAATAGAATGTGGGGCAACAAGAATTGTATTTGTATTTAAATATTTTGTAATTAAAGTGCCAACTAATAAAGAATATCGTTTATTTCTGCATGGAATATTATCAAATTTACAAGAAAAAAAATGGTCTGGAAAACATTTTGATTTAGCAAAAGTATTATTTTGTGATAAATTAGGATTATTTTTAATTATGCAAAGAGCAGAAATTTTAGATAATAGTTATAATACATCAATTTATTTACAATATGAATTAGAACGTAAATATAAATATGATGAATTAAAAGATTTCCTAATGTCGGATTGTAAACCTAGTAATTGGGGATATATAAAGTGTCATTTAGTAAAAATAGATTATGGAGATTAATAATATGAAAGTTAAAATAACAAGGCATGAAAAATATAGTAGTTCTATTTCTGAAAAAATAGATGAGATAACAACTAATAAATCAGTTAATCCATATAAAAAATATTCATATAACAGTGGAATGGAATTACGTAATGATTGGACAGGTACACGTTCTCCTGTTTGGGGAACTGATTTAGATTGGATGCTTTGGCAACTTGAACATGGTGAGCCTTTGGGTTCATTGTCGTCAGAAGAACCAGAGCCACCAGAAATAACATATAAAAAAGAATCAATATTTGATATCTTTTTTCATTAATTCTAAAATATAAATTCATATTGCAATATGAAAGGATTTAAAAATGATTGATAAAAGAACATGGGGAGAATTTAGAGACAGTGGTTTGCTCTGGTGGATTAATATGCTATTACATACGTTTGGGTGGGCTATCACGGTTGAAGTAGAAGAGGATGGTAGTATATCTAGTGCTTATCCTGCTAGAGTTAAATTTAGAGGTTTTGACGAAGAATATAATACAAAAGGATACCAAAAAGTATCAAAATATTTAAAAAATAATATTGATGAGATAGAAAAGGAATCATTAGAATAATGAAAGTTTTACTTGAAATAAATTTTGACTTCGAAGAAAGTGAAAATTGTACTAATGAAGAATTTAAGAATTGCTTAAAAGAAGTACTAAGAGATGGTTCAGATTGTACAAATACTGACCTTGAAGTGGTATCTATGCAAACAGAAATTGATATGAAAAAATATCAAGATGCATTAGATTATATCTCTGGTGAAGAAGAACGAGACTTACAGTGTATGATTAATTCTGTTAATAAATGTAAATTAAATAATTAGATTTTTAATTTACTTGACAAATCAACTAAATTATACTATAATATATATAGGGAAGTGATAATATGTATTTTATTTTACAAGATACTGATGAAATTGAAATATATCAAATGGAAAAATTATTAGTGCATAGTCGTCAAGATACATATATATCAACTTTTGATATATATGGAATAAGCGATTATAAATTAAAAGATGCTATACCAGTTGGAGATTTAGATTTTGTTAAGACATTTCTAAAAAGAGTATACGGCAGTAATGAGATGCCACCCATTGAGATACCTAGTGTACTTTTACATCAAGATATCGTAAAACGTGATTATCATTTCGTAATGGGAAAAGATATTCCAAAAAATGGTAGATATTTTATTAAAGATGCGACGGAGTTAAAGAATTTTTCATTTAACGGCGATATTGATATGATTCAAGGATTTATCGAAAGAGACCATAATTATGTTCTTTCCTCTATTGTTGAAATATTATCAGAATACAGAGTTATTGTATTAAATGATAAAATACAATGCATTCAATATTACGATGGAAATCCAGTAATTTTACCAGATGCACAATTTATCCAAAAAGTTGTCAATAGATATATGACTGATAACTCAAGACCAAAATCTTATATAGCAGATTTCGGTGTAAATTCAAATCTTGAGACATTTTTAATTGAATTGCAACCATCTGTTTCATTCGGAACTTATGGTTATTTCGCTGAAAATTTAAGATATATTTATAAATTAGGGCTAGATTATTATATTAATTTAATAAAAGATAAGGAAAATTAAAAATGGTAGGTACTTATAAAGTAGTCACATTATGTGGTAGTACAAAGTTTAAAGATAAATTTTATGAAATACAGAAGGAATTAACACTTAAAGGTCACATAGTGATTTCTGTAGGTTTATTTGGTCATTCTGGTGATAATGAGGTATGGTCAGAAGGAATTAAAGAAATGCTTGACGATATGCATAAACGTAAAATTGATATGGCTGACGAAATATTTGTTATTAATGTAGATGGATATATTGGAAATAGCACTAAATCTGAAATTGAATATGCTAATAATCATGGGAAACAAATAAAATATTTAACATAATATAAGGAAAATAAAAATGAATGATGAAATAGGATTTTATTACGGTATATGTGAAGATACATTAGAGACACAAGCAAGGAATCAAGGATATACGCTTGGAGATAAGGCTGAATCTCTTGAAGGTATTCGTCACGCAATTACTTTGTGTGGGTTTCATGTAGCTACACAAAGTCAAGTTAATACTATGACTAGTAAATTACATAAAAAAGTAATTGCTAGTTTAAGCGAATATACCGAAGGAGAATAAGACTAATGAGTGAAGACGTATTAGATAAATTAAAAAAATGGGTTAAAGATAACTACAAACAATATAATACTGGATGGACATATGAACGGTCAGAAGGTAATTTTTGCGATTGCTTTGATGATGGTTTCGAATCCGCTTTATCATGGGCGGCTTATGATATAGGATGTATACTTGGTATAGAATTAAAACAGCCAGATAATCCAGATGAATCTTAAAAGGAAAATAAAAATAAATTGATAAATATTATAAAAAAAATTCATATGTGCTTTCATAATAACAATAAATCAGAAATAATATGTTATTGTCAAGAACCTTATGGTGAAATTATTTGCAATAATCCTAAATTACATTATAAATGTAATTTTAAAAAAGGTAGACCATGCTATGAATGCAAATATAATACAACAGAGCCAGTTTAAATTAAAGGAGAACAACATGACTAATTATGAAAGAATTAAAGGTATGTCGGATAATTCTTTATCTCTTGAACTAGAATGGTTTTTAGATGGGGCAAGTTGTTATGCCATTTGCAAAGGTTTATGCCCAACAAACAGCGATTCAGAATGCGCGAGACATATTTTAGGATGGCTTAATAAAGAAGCTGAAAAAGATGATTTGACTTAATAAAAGGAGAACAAAATGAGATTAATTGATGCAGATAAAATAATGGAAGTTCTACATAAATTTAAAAGTATTTTAGAATCAGATGGTTATACGGTTGCGGCAGTATTTCTATATGGTTCACAAAATTACGATTTAGACATTTACACTAATGAATATACGTCTGATATTGATGCAAAGGCAATCATAATCCCAAATCTGGATGATTTAGTTTATAATAGCAAACCAATTTCTTTTGTAAAACAAACAGAATTTGGACAAGTTGATGTTAAAGATATTCGTACATATATCGATACTCTAGTAAAAGCTAATCCCGCATATGTCGAAACTCTATATACTGATTATTTTGTAGTTGATGATAAGTTTACTGGTGAGATTTCTAAAATAATGGCATTAAGAGATGACTTAGTGTACGCTCTAAGAGGTCAATTCATGAGGGCAATATACGGCATGATGTGTGAGAAAGATGCCGCACTGTGTCACCCATACCCCGCTACGATGGCTAAGATAGAAAAATGGGGATATGACGGTAAACAATTAAGTCATAATTTCAGACTATTATGCCTTATGCACCAATATTTCATTGAAAAAATTAATTTAAAATTATGTTTTAAACCAACTGGTGATGTTAAAAGTCTTATCATTAAATACAAACTTAATATTCCGTCGTTAGATGATGCTAAATTTCTAAGTTCAGAATTTATAGCTAATGGAAAAATTTTGAGAGAAAAAATCTTATTAGAAATTAACGAATCAACTATTGATTACTCTGTCAAGGACAAAATCATCGTTTTGTCTAGGGATATTATCAAGAAACATATCGAAAAAAACATTATAGATAAAGGCTTATAGGAGATAAAAATGCATATTGTAAGTGTTAAAGTTTCATTTGATAATGAAGAAGATATAAACGATAATGAAGAAAATATAGTTGACAATGGTTTCCATATTATAGATTACCAAAAGAAACAGAATGAAATAATTTGTGTTTATGAGCAGATATAGGGGAAATTATGAGACAATTTAATATGATGATATATTATAAAAATGAAGCTGAATTAGAAAGATACTTATGGAAACTTAATCTTGGAGAGCCGATATTTGTAAAAAAGTTTTATAGTACTACAGAATACATGTATGAATGCTTCTATATTTTATGCTTTAATAGATTTGCAAATATGAGAGATGGCTATTATAAAACTGATTTAGTTGTAATAGAGAATTGTTACAAAAATGAAGATAATTTTAAGGAAATATTAAATTGTGTTATCGAACCATCATTAATCAGTTTTAATTTGCCAATACAATATTTTGGTGGTGATGAATAATTAATAGTTATACTATGAATGAAGTGATGACGGTTGCTAAACAGGCATCACTAGAATTAGAACAATTTCTAAAATCAATTCCAGAAACTATAGCTGTAATTAATGTAGAAAATGATAGAAAATATATGACACCAGATATTGATATGTTGTGGGTTCGTTCTAAGAATGGATTAGTTACTAAAGTAACAACAGTAGAAGTTAAAGGCGATAGATATTATAGGACAGGCAATTATTTTTTTGAAACAATCAGCAATGAAACAAAAAATACTTTAGGCTGTTTTATGTATACTAGCGCAGATTATATTTTCTATTATTTTGTAGACCAAAAAGAATTACATATACTTCCAATGCCAGAAACTAGAGATTGGTTCAATTTAAACATTGATAAATTTAAGACAATATCAACTAGCACATCTATAGATGGTGGTGGATATAATACAGTTGGTAAATTAGTCCCTAGAGAATTAGCTATATCAGAATTAAAAAATATTAAAGTAGTAAAAATACAAGATTATATAAAGGAGTGAAAGCAAATGCAAATATTTATGATGTTAGTGGGGGTTGCAGGTTCTGGAAAATCTACATATACAAGATTACATACAGATTATTCGTCAGCATATAAAGTCCATTCTTCGGATGCTTTAAGAGCAGAATTATATGGAGATGAAAATATACAAGGTGATAATAACGAACTATTCAATGAACTACATAGACGTATTATTTCAGATTTAAGAAACAATAGAAATGTAATCTATGATGCTTGTAACTTATCTTGTAAGCGTAGGATAGCTTTTTTAGAACAAATTAGAAATATATGTTGTTATAAAAAATGCGTAATTATGGCTACCCCTTATGAACAATGTTTAATAAACAACAGTAATAGAGAACGTAGAATACCAGATGAAGCAATTCATAGAATGTATTTAAACTTTAATTTTCCTGCTTATTTTGAGGGTTGGGATAAAATAGATATACATTATAATAATCAAGCTTTAAATTATGATTTAAAGGACTTAAAAGAGTTAAATGATTATGACCAACAAAATCCTAACCACACATTAACCCTTGGTGGTCATATGACAAAATGTTATAACTATTTAATAAATCAAAATGCAAGTTTAGAATTATGTACAGCAGGTGGTTTACATGACATAGGAAAACCTTTTTGTCAAACATTTTTTAATACTAGAGGAGAGCCTAGCGACAGAGCGCATTATTATAATCATCAAAATGTTGGGGCTTATTTAGCAATGTTTTATTTAGCAAACGCTGAATTTAATAAAGATTCTATTATAAATATTTGTACATACATTCAGTATCATATGCAACCATATTTTAATGTTACTGAAAAATCTAAAAATAAATATAGAAAACTATGGGGTCAAGACTTGTATGATGATATATTGTTAATTCATACATCCGATGAGTATGCCCATTGAGGTATTATTATGAGTAAAAGAGATATAATAATAGAATTATTAACTAATTTTTTTATATCTTTGATATTATTAACTGGTGAAAGTCTTATTATTATGTTGTGTTGGAATTATTTTATTCCTAATATGTTTTACTTAGTACATATTACATTCGGACAAGCATTTGTATTTAATATATTAATTAAGACATTATTAGGTAATTTATTTGAATTAGATATTGCCCATTAAATAAAAAAAATAAATTTTCAATTTACTTGACTTCCGTCGGAAATTATACTATAATATATATAGACCCCTAAAAAATAAAAAGACACTAACAGCTATTAAAAAATAAATTACTGTTAATAATTTAAAATGTGTCTTGTTAATATGCAAACGCGGTGTGATGGTCGCATTTATTTAAAATGTCTTTGTGGTAAGACATTAACAGCAATTAAAAAAAATGATGAAAATTTCAATTTCAAGGTGTAGGTTCGAATCCTACCGTTTGCATTAAACACACCTATTAATTTTAGTCACTTACAGCAAAACAATCAAATGATAGCTTTATATTATAAAAAGAGTGGCTAGAATTTAGAGAAGAATGTCTAAATTAAAATTAAAGGGAGAAATGAAAAATGTCTAATTTATTAATTGATGGATTAAAAAAAGAGGAAAACAGAACTTTCACAGAAAATGGTTGTGAAGCAATCAAATCTACTTCAAATTCACTAGTTGATTTATTCGGTTCAATTGGCGCACTTCGTTCTCGTACAGACGGTGAAATTGAAAGACTTTTCAGCATGGCTTTCGCAGAAGATAAGTTGCTTGCAACTAAAATGAGTTTTTATAGCAGAGATATCCGTGAGGGTGGACAAGGTGAACGTAATACCCCTAAAGTAATCTGGAAATTCCTTGCTAAAAACTATCCAGAAATCGTAAAGAAAAACATCGAGAATATTGCATATTTCGGAAGATTTGATGACTTATATTGCCTAGTGGGTACTCCTGTTGAAAAGGATATGTGGAATTTTGTCCAAAAGCAAGTAATTTCAGATATTAAAAACATGAAAGCAAACAAGCCTATTTCTTTATCAGCTAAGTGGCTAAAATCTTGCAATGCAAGTTCCGCAGAAACTATCAAACTTGGCAAATTAACAGCGAAAAATCTAGGTTTGTCTATTCCAGAATATAGACACGTTCTTTCCGCTTTAAGAGCATATATCAATGTTACTGAAATTAATATGTCATCAAATAAGTGGACTGATATTAACTATGAGCAAGTACCATCTAAGGCTATGAACATTTACCGTAAGGCATTTTCTCGTCATGATTTAGATGGTTTTTCTGACTACATGGGTAAAGTCACTAAGGGTGAAGCAAAAATCAATGCATCAACATTGTTCCCATATGATATTACTGAAAAGTATTTGGGTATGGCAATGATGTGGGGTGGAAATCTTCGTAGTTATTCAGACAGCCTTGACCCTGTGTTAGAAGCACAATGGAATGCATTACCTAACTATGTAGAGGGCGAAAATAACATACTAGTTATGGCTGATGTATCTGGTTCTATGAGCGGCAGACCTATGGCAACTTCAATTGGGCTTGCTACTTATTTTGCAGAGAGAAATAAAGGTGCATTCCAAAACCTATTCATGAGTTTCAGCAATAAACCACAACTTGTAGAGTTAAAAGGTGCTTCATTGTACGAAAAGATTGAGAACGTTATTAAGACACATTGGGATAATAACACTAATCTTGAAGCCGCATTCGATAAGGTATTGACTACAGCGTTAAAAAATAACGTACCTTATGAGCAAATGCCTAAAGCAATCATTGTTATTTCTGATATGGAAATTGACGTTTGTTCCGATATGAGACACTGGACTTTCTACGACAAAATGAAAGCCAAATTTAACAGCGCAGGATACGAAATTCCTAACATAGTATTCTGGAATGTTAGTAGCAGACACGACGTATTTCATGCACAATCAGATTATAAGGGTGTACAATTAGCAAGCGGTCAATCAGCAAGTACATTTAAATCAATCCTTGAATGCATGGGTTATTCTCCATATGAAGCAATGGTTAAGGTTTTAAATTCAGAAGCGTATAATAGGGTTACGGTATAAAAATTAACCCTATTATAATATATATAGATTAAAGATGCGTACAGCTATTAAATAAAATATAATGGAATATTTAAAAGCATCTTGTTAATAATTTAATTAGTATAATTAATTTAGAATCCCTTGACTTACAAAACTAATTATACTATAATATATATAGAGAGATAAACCAATAAATAAAAATAAGGGGAAATTTATTTAGTATGAAAATTAAATTTGACAAAAAGAACAAGGTCACAATTGCAGATGGTTATTACAAGGGTAAAAAAATTAGAGCAGTTGCCGTATGTCATCCAGAAGACACTTTCGATGAAGAGTTCGGTAGTGATTTAGTAAAGCGTAAATATAAGATTAAACAGGATTTTATCAAAATGAATCTTCATGAATCTTATATTAAGAAACTATTAACATTTGTTAAATGGATTAACAATGAAGTTGTCTATGAGAATAAGATTGTTGATGCATTGGACATTAAAATTCAAAAAGAAACTGACGATTGCTTAAAATTTACGGAATCAAAATATAATAAATAAGGGGTAAACAAAATGCTTAAAGAAGAACTAGACAATTCTGTTGTAGAAGTTTCAAGTGAGGTACAAGCTAAAGTAGCCATTAAAAGGGATTTCTGCCCACACCGTAGAGTAAGTCATAGAATCTGTAAAGAATGTGGGAAAATGTATCAGCTTACAGATAATGATGCGGTATATTTTATTACGAAATTCGGCAGTTTGCCATTAAGATGTGAATCTTGCAGAACTAAGAATAAACCAATTGTTATTCCAAAAGTAGAAGGCTAACTCTTAAACAGATTATATTATTTTTAATATAAAATTTAATACATAATAAAGTGAGGTAATTAAATTAATATGGCAATGCAATTTAAAAAGGCACAGAGAGAGAATATCTATGTTAAAGTTCTTCTAGGCGGTGTTGCAGGAGCAGGAAAAAGTTACACGGCATTAAGACTTGCAACGGGACTTGCACGAAAGACTGGTGGCGAGGGAGTTGCAGTAATTGATACAGAAAATGGTCGTATCAGATACTACGCTAATGAGTTCTCATTCTCTGATATTCAGTTAGAAGCACCTTATACACCAGAAAAATACATCGAAGCAATTCAAGCCGCAGTTGATGCAGGATTTAAAGTACTTGTAATTGATAGCACATCACATGAGTGGGAATATATCTTAGATGTACATAGTAAGATGAATGGTAATTCATATACGAACTGGGCTAAGTTAACACCTAGAGATGATGCATTCCAAGAAAAAATTCTACAAACTCCAATACATATTATTTCTACTGTAAGAGGTAAAACAGCTTATACGATGGAAGATAAGAATGGTAAACAAGCCCCTAAAAAAGTTGGTGTTGGCTTTAAGCAAAGAGAAGCAGGAGATTTCCAGTATACTGTTGTTTTGAATATTGACCAAGAAACTCATATTCCAAATGTAGAAAAAGACAATACGCATTTATTTGAGGGTAGATATGATGTACTTACAGAAAAAGACGGAGAGAACCTATATGATTGGGCTAATAGTGGTGATGTAGATGCAGTTGTTAAATCAGCTACAGTTACACAGCAAGTAAAAGTAGCTGTAACTCCTAGTGATGAAGTAACTGCCAAAATTGCAGAGATTAGCATGTTGGCTAAACAGTTACAAGATGATGGTATAGGTAGAACTGATATTTCTAATGCCATCAAGGAATATAATCTAGTCAATGGTAAGAAGACTGCAAACTTTAATGTTATTACAGATTTAAGCGTTGCAGAAGAAGTATTAGATGCGTTACAGTGTTTAATTAAGACGGATGAAGGAGAATAATATATGGTAGGTAATGATGCAATTTTCATTGGTAGACTAACAGCAGACCCCGAAATTAAAGAAATTAGCGATACTTTTAAGGTGGCTGACTTTACACTTGCTAGAAATAGATATAGTAAAGATAAAGAACATCCACAAGCAGATTTTATCGATTTCGTAGCAATGAATCAACATGCCGAGTTCTTAGTAAAGTATTTCAAAAAGGGACAAAAGGTTGGAGTTCAAGGCGAACTAAGAAGCAGTACATATACCGATAAAGATGGTAATAAACGCAAAAAGACAGAAGTCATTGTAAACAATTTTGAGTTTATTGATTCTAAGAGCCAAAGCGAAGCAAGCACTTCTTCTGATGAAACTGCTAACGAAGATACAAGCGCTAAAAATGAAACACCAGATGATGACGAACTTCCATTCTAATATAACACAGAAAATTTAATAAATAGAATAAAGCCACAGATGTGATATTTCTGTGGCTTTAATTATAAGGTTGGTGAGTAGTTGGAGAGTATTAACACAGGAGTATTAACAGAAAAGCAACGTGAACTTCCAAGATATTCGTTTAGTAAGATATCTTCATTTTTACATTGTAGATATGGATTCTTTAAGCATTATTTTAATGGAGAAGAGGGCATAAGTCATGGCACTTCCGAGTTCGGTGGATTTTGCCATAATATTTTAGAGAAATTTGAAAAAGGCGAACTAAACGTTTATGATTTATCACAATATTATATTGATAACTATAACAAAGAAATAACATCAGATTTTACATTAAAAATGTCAGAAGACTTTTCAAAGGATTTTGCAGGAGATTATTACGATAGTGGAAAGAAATATTTTGAGAATTTTGAAGGATTTAATGACTTTGAAATACTTGAAGCTGAATATGAATTTGAAGAAGTTATAAATGATTTGTTTATATTTAATGGTAAAATTGATTTAGTCGCGCTTGATAAAAATGGAGATTTAGTAATTATAGACCATAAATCTAAAGCAAGGTTTAAGAGTAAAGCCGAACTAAAAGAATATGCAAGACAATTATACCTATATTCATATGCTACATATAAAAAATACGGTAAATTTCCAAAGCAAATGATGTTTAACAGATTTAGAAAAAATGAATGGACTATTATAGATTTTAAGCAAGAAGACTATGAAGAAGCTTTGAATTGGGCTGTAACTAATGTTGAAGAAATTGAATCAACATTTGACTTCTACCCAAATTGTGGAGACTTCTTTTCCGACAATTTTTGCGCGTTCAGAAATGTATGCCCTATTAAAAATGGTGAAGATATTGAAAGTTAATGATAATTTAACAGGAATAAATTTCGGATTTTTAATAGCAATTAAACAAAATGGAGAAAAACAATATCGTCATTATGTTTCACCGTTGTGGCTATGTAAATGTAAGTTATGCAATAAAGAAATAAACGTATCTGCTCAAAGATTAATTTCTGGAAAATCTAAATCTTGTGGTTGTTTAATGCATACAAGATTATATAGCATATATCATGGGATGAAATGTAGAGTATACGGAACTCATAAATATCATGAATATTATAAAGATATAAATATCTGTCAAGAATGGCTTAATGATTTTATGAATTTCTATAACTGGTCTATAGATAATGGATATCAAGATAATCTAAGTATAGACCGTATAGATGGTAATAAAGATTATTGTCCAGAGAATTGTAGATGGGCAACAAATAAAGAACAACAAAACAATACATCTTATAATATATACGGAGAAATTGATGGCGAAAAATTCACTCCACAACAAATTTCTAAAAAATATAATATATCAATATATACAATATATAGCAGAATAGAAAGAGGATTAAAAAACTGTGAATTAATATCCTCTATCGAACCTAACAAAACAGGTGTAGTTGGTGTATCTTATAATGAAAAATATAATAAATGGAATGCCTATTTAACTTATAATGGAAAACATTATTTTAAATGGTGTGACAATAAAGAAGAAGCTGTAAAGTATAGAAAACAATTTGAATCAGATAGAGATGGTTTTAAGAATGGGGTTGATATAGTTTGACAGATTTGTTTGAGAAAATTCAAGAAGCGAAAGACAAGCTAGGCGATAATGCGGCTTTTATCATTAATAAGGAATTGAATCTCGAACAATGGGATGAAGCAAATTTAAAAGGGTGTTGCCCTTTTCATCATGAATCTACACCTAGTTTTTCTTGGAATACAAAAGAGCATTATTTCCACTGTTTCGGATGTGGTAAGAACTTTGGTATTTTAGATTTATATACTACATTAGAAGGTACTTATAAGAAAGCTTTAAAAAGATTATTTGAAGAACTTGATATGGGCTATGATGTTAAAGATTATGGTCAAAGTGTAAAAGATAGAAAGGATTATTTTAAAGGCTATATTTATCCACGGGAAGAGACAAATACAGATAGGTCACAAGTAGAAGACTATCTGGCAAAGCGTGGTATATCAAAGGCAACGCTTGATTACATGGATGTTAAACAGGATGTTCATGGTAATATAGTATATGAACTTAGAGACTTAGACAATACATTACTAGCAGTTAAATATAGACCATCACATGCTATTAAACATGGAGAAATGAAGATGTGGTGGCAACCAAAAGTATCTATGTGTCCTATCTTATATAATAGTAATAAAGTAGATATTACAAAACCACTTGTAATTACAGAGGGATATCAAGATACTTTAGCTTGTGTTGAAGCGGGATATTCTAATGTATGTTCAATTAACGGTGGTGCAAATGATTTAGGATGGATTGAATTTAACTATGATTTCCTTGAAAATTTTAAAGAAATTATATTATGGTTTGATAATGATTCAGCAGGGCAAGAAGGATTAAAAAATACCATTAATCGTTTGGGTGAATATCGTTGTAAAGTTATTAAGCCAACAGTTGAACAAGAAGATAAAGTCGAAGCATACTATCAAACATTTAGCGAGAATGTATTCATTAGAAAAACAGATGCAAATAATATTTTATTAAGTTGTGGTAAAGGTGACATACTCCAATTAATTAATAACGCAGAAGAAGTTCCTCTTGAAAATATCGTAGACCTAACAACAGTAGAAGAATTTGATATTGAAAAGACCCATTACTTATCAACAGGACTACGTGATTTAGATTCTAAGATTTATGGCTACATAGATGGTACGATGAATATTTGGACGGCTTACAGTGGTGTAGGAAAGACCACACTAATTGCACAATCTTGTGTGCTTGATGCAGTAGATAAAGGAGAATCAGTATTCTGGTTTAATGCAGAAAGCACTACATCACAGATGTTAAATTGGATACTATCACAGGCGGCAGGAAGAGACCACGTTATAGAGTTCACTAATCCTAACGGATTTAAGTATTATAAGCCTACTACACAGGCAGTTGAGAAGATTAAAGAGACCTACAAGAACAGAATGTTTGTATACGATAATTTATTACTAACAAGCCCATTAGATGTTTTTAGCAGAATGAAAGATATGTATAAGAAAAGAGGTACAAGAGTATTTGTTTTAGACAATTGGTTGTGTCTAAATTTTAAGGGTATTGCTGATGCAGATTTGACGGCTGTTCAAGTAGAATTTATGAATGAATTGATTCACTTTGCAAAGAGAAATAGTTGCACAATTCACTTAGTAGCACATCCAAGAAAACCACAAGTTGGAACACCTTTAAATGAGTATGATATCTTAGGAACTTCTAATATTGTAAATATGGCTGATAGAATTTACGGGCTAGAACAGACATATGATAAAAAATTATTACAAGAAAACTTTGATAGACAATTCACAGTATTTAAAGACAGAACATTAGGGGAAAAGGGCTATCGTATGGGGCTAAGATACGATAAAGCTACCCGTAGATTATATGGTAGTAGTGATGATATTTATAAGAAATATAATTGGGATAATGGCTCAATTAAATACTCTTCCACTAAATTTGGTAGCAATGGGATACTAGTTGGGAGAAGAAAATTAGAATGCGATAATTTAAATGAAAGTGAATGCGGTGAATATTAAAAATAAATGGTTAGGGTTGATTTAACTAATAAAGTTTTTGGTAAATTATTGGTTATCAGTAAATATGATGTAGTAGGTAATGGGGAAACTAGGTGGTTATGTCATTGTGATTGTGGAAACGATATTATAGTTAGAGGTTCTAATTTAAAGAAAATGAATACACAATCTTGTGGATGTTTACATAAAGAAATGACTTCTAAAGCAAAACGAAAATATAATAAATATGATTTAACTAATGAATATGGAATAGGATGGACTACAAATACTGATAAAAACTTTTATTTTGATTTAGTTGATTATGATAAAATCAAAGACTTTACATGGCTAGAAAATGACCAAAATTATATTATAAGTAGTCAAAAAAATGAACATAATTCTTCTTATCGTTTACATCGAGTTATATTAGATATTAATGATTCTAATATAATAATTGACCATAAAAATACAAATAAAAATGATAACAGAAGGAATAATTTACGTTTAGCTAATAAATCAACTAATGGTATAAATAGAGGAATAAATAGCAATAACACTAGTGGATATAAAGGTATAGCGCAAATTGGTAATCAATATATAGCAAGGATTATGTATAATTACAAAAATATTAATATAGGAAGTTTTGATACTATAGAAAAAGCAATTAAGGCAAGAAAAGATAAAGAAATTGAACTGTTCGGAGAATTTAATTATAAAGGAGATGATTCTATTGAAAGATAATTATGTAGTTTATCACTCGCATTCAGATTATTCTTTATTGGATAGCTGTACTAAATTTACTGATTATGTGGACAGATGTGTTCAGTTGGGGCAAAAGGCAATTGCTTCTACTGAACATGGTTAAGGTAATATCTACAATTGGGTTGCCAAAAAGATGTACTGTGAAAAGAATGGAATTAAATATATTCATGGTTGTGAAGTGTATTTAACTGAAAAATTATTTCATGATAACTTTGATAGCACTAATGAAGATGAACCATATAAAGTTAGAGATAATTATCACACAGTTTTATTAGCAAAGAACTTTGAGGGATTAAAGGAACTAAATACTTTAGTTGGACTAGCTACTCAACCAGACCATTTTTACTATAAACCAAGATTAACTTTTGATGAATTTTTAGGTGTATCTGATAATATCGTAAAAATTTCAGCATGTTTAGCTTCTCCATTAAATAAGTTAATGAATACCATAACCCCAATTAAAGAAAAAATAGAATCGTTACAAAGCCAACTTCTTGAAGCCAAAGAAGAAGACCCTAATTTTGACGGATTAAAAATAAGAAATGAAATTCTTTTCAACCAGTCTCAAATAGATGAGACTAAAGATTACTTTGATAAACTGTTAAAACATTATGATTATTATGAAATTCAGTACCATAATACAGAAGACCAGATTAGTTTTAACAAGAGCCTATATGACTTATCAAAGAAATATAATAAGCCATTAATAGCAGGAACAGATACACATAGTTTAAATAGCTATAAAGCAGAATGCCGTAGTATATTACAGAAATCTAAAAAAATTGAGTTTAGCAATGAAGACGATTATGATTTAACATATAAGACATATGATGAACTTGTACATAGCTTTATAGTGCAAAACTCATTACCAATGGATATAATATTAGAAGCAATAGAAAATACAAATGTTATGGCAAGTACTATAGAACAAATTGTACTGGATGCATCAATAAAATATCCTAGAATGTACGATAATGATGAAGAAGTATTTATTAAGCGTATCGATAAAATGTTTAAAGAAAAACTTAAAAATGGCATAATCCCAATGAGCCAAAAAGAAAAGTTTGAAATAAATATTCAAGAAGAAATAAGGGTATTTAAAAAGGTTGATATGTTAGGGTTTATGCTTTCAATGTCAGAAATTCTTTGTTGGTGTAAAGAGAACGGTATCCCTATTGGGTTCAGCAGAGGAAGTTGTGGCGGTAGCTGTGTCGCATATGTTACCGATGTAACTGATTTAAATCCTATTAGATGGAAAACTGTATTTTCTAGGTTTTGTAATGAAGACCGTAAGGAAATCGGAGATATCGATATTGATGTGTTTAAAGATGATAGGGCTAAGATATACGAACATATCATTACTCATTTTGGACAGCCAAAGACAGCATTTGTTTTAGCAATGGGAACTATATCAGACAAAGGTACAATTGATGATATAGGGAGAGCGTTAGACTTCTTATGGTGTAAGGCTAATCCACAGTTAAATAAAAGTGAAAGCCCATATAATTTAGCAATTATGAAAACGATAAAAACAGAATACGAAGCTAACGCTGATAAATGCAGAGAAAAGTATCCTAAGATATTTTATTACTTTGAAGGAATGTTAGGAACTATTATATCTCAAAGCCAACATCCAGCAGGAATTGTAATTTCTCCAATTACATTAGCTGATAATTATGGTACTTTCGTAAATGATGGGAATGTAATTATGCAGTTAGATATGGAATGCGTTCATGAAACTGGACTTGCTAAATATGATATTTTAGGATTAAAGAATGTCGGTATCATTAAAAAGACTTATGAATATATTGGTGAAAAATATCCGTTATCATATCAGATTGATTGGAATGATGAAAACGTATGGGCTGATATGAAAAAATCTAATACTGCAATATTTCAATTTGAATCTGCTTTTGCATTTAATACATTAAAGAAATTTGATGCAAAATCTATTGAGGATATGTCACTTGTTACGGCTATGATTCGTCCATCTGGTGCATCGTACAGAGATAGTCTAAGTAAACATATAATTAACCATAATCCATCACCAATTATCGATAAATTGTTAGAGGACAATCTAGGTTATCTGGTCTATCAAGAAGATGTAATTAAATTCTTAACTGATATTTGTGGACTATCTGGTAGTGAAGCTGATAATACCCGTCGTGCCATTGGTCGTAAGGATGCTGATAGATTACAGAAAGCGCTACCAAACATCTTAGAGGGTTATTGCAAGGTCTCTGATAAGCCTAGAGAGATATCAGAAGAAGAAGCAAAGATATTCCTAAAGATAATCGAAGATGCAAGTTCATATATGTTTGGACTTAACCATAGTATCGCATATTGCATGTTAGGATATCTATGTGCATACTTACGTTATTATCACCCTTATGAGTTTTTAACTGCATTTTTAAATTGTTCTGAAACAGAAGAAGACATTTCAAATGGGACAGAATTGTCTAAATTATTAAAGATAGAGATTGTTGAGCCTAAATTTAGATATGGTAAATCTGAATACTCATTTGACATAAGCACTAAATCAATTTATAAAGGTATGCAATCAATTAAGTTTTTAAATAAAAATTGTGCTGATGATTTGTATAGTTTAAGAAATAATACATATAATACCTTTACTGATTTATTGTATGATATTAGAGATATCCAAATTAATTCAAGACAGCTTGAAATTCTAATTAAATTAGATTTCTTTGAAGAGTTTGGAAATTCTATGAAATTACTTAGAATTGTTGATATGTTTGACTTCTTTAAACAGGGAAATTCTAAAACAATTAGCAAGACTAAACTCGAAAGTAAACAAACTCTATATAATATTGTACTACGAAACTCAACAGAAAGCGAGAAATCTTTTACAAAATTGAATGTGAGAAATATATTGCAGGAATGCGACGACTTTTTAAACTGTCAAACTATACAAGATTTTTCATACAAAGACAAAATTTTAACACAATTGGAGTTTCTAGGCTATATTAATCTATGTTCACACTCACAGGAAGAAAAAGAACGTAGAAAACTAGTTGTATTAGAAATTAGACCTATTATAGATAGGTTTAGCAAAGTTCCTAACAAAGTATGGAAATATAGTCTTAGAACACAATCAATTGGTTCTGGAAAGCATGGAGCGTTTTATATGGCATCGGAATTATATGAAGAAAGCCCAATTGAAAAATATGATATAATCTTTGCAGAGCATGTGTTTCAGAATAAAGGATATTGGAATATAGGCAGTTTTCATCACATATAAAAAATAAATTCTAATTAAATAAATATCCTAATTACTTGACAAACACTGTAAATTATACTATAATATATATAGGAGTTAAAAAAAATATGGAAAATATATCTGGTAGAAAAGTAAAAATCAAAACGGACAAAATCCTCGAAAGAGGTAAATACTCTGACAAATTTACAAAGTTTATTACAGAAAACAAAAATAATACCTTTACGGCTAAGTTGGACGTTGATAATTTTTATACATTTATGTATATACTAGAAGAAGATGAATCAACTCCACAATGGTTATTTTGGATAGATGACCTAGACTTAGTTGACAAAGGATAACTAAGGAGCGTGATTTTGTGCAAAGGACTAGCGCGATATGCCTTTCATTAGCACTCATGTTATCAATATCATTAATGAGTGATAGAATAGACTTTCAAGTGAAAGCTACAGAAACGCCAATTCATAAATACAAAATAGAGAATTGTATTGGTAAAATAGAGAACACTAGCGAACCAACAGTCTTTAACGAGATTAGTTTAATCACTAAAGAAAAAGTTAGTGATATGAAAATTAAATCAATATATACACCGCCGCCTAAAGAAATTTCTAAAAAGGTTTATAACTATACTGACGATGATTTGTTTTGTATGGCGGCAGGTATATATAATGAACACGGTGGAAATAATGCCACAGATATTCAAAGAATACTCGATGGCAATGTTATTATAAATAGAGTAAAAAGTGGCAAGTTTGCTAACACCATCCGTGGAGTTTTAGAATCAGAAGGTCAATATGCAGGGTTTGAAAATGGTGTAAAATTCCCTAGCAGAGCAAAAAATGCTTGTGAACAAGAAGCTGTTAAGAGGGCTTATGCAATTGCTAAAAGAGTTTTAGAAGGTGAAACTCTTTGTCCTTCCAATGTTGTATATCAGTCAGAGTATAGGCATTTAGGTAAACTATGGAAACAAATTGGTAATACATATTATAGTACTATGTGATAGTAATATAAGGAGAAACTATTTGAAAACTGAAATTAATGAAATTTATGGCAGTTGGAAAACTGTTAAGAATTGTTGTAGAACAACTGTAAATAAAGATTTTACAGAGAACGAACCTTCTCAAAAATTTAAAGAAGACCTTCTAATTTCAGAGCATAGCCCAATTAGAATCATTAATATTTTATGGGTTTGGAAAAATATTAAATATTGGGTTAGTACAGAGTGGTCACGACATAAATGGGAAAAATTCATTGGAACACAGCGAACTGATAGAACTGGCGAAGATAGAGATAAAAAACCACAAGATAGTTTAGTTGATTTTAATGGGTTCGCTAACCCACAAAATTTAATTGACACAGAACGTAAAAGATTATGTTATCAAGCCGCTGATGAAGCTAGAAAACTTGCGGAAGATTTGAAGTATACAATACATAAACCAGAACCAGAAATAGCAAATGTTCTTGTTCCAAACTGCATTTATCGTTGTGGGTGTCCAGAATTTAAACCATGTAACTTTTGGGAAAAATTTACAGAAACTCACAAAGATATTAATATGTTAGATATCAGAGAAAGATATGCGGCATATAATGATGATTTTTACAAGAGACTATCTAAAAAAGAGGGGGAATAAATTGAATAAAACGATTATAATCATCAACGGTTCTGGCTCATGGGGAAAGGATACTTTCGTACATTTAGTAAAGAAGAACTGTAAATATCAAGTAATGAATTATTCATCTGTTAACAAAGTAAAGATGATTGCTAAAATAGGTGGATGGGATGGCGGTAAAACAGAAAAAGATAGAAAATTATTAAGCGATTTAAAACTATTATTTTCAGATTATAATGATATGCCTTATAAAGATGTTGTAGAAGTAATCGATATATTCAAAGGGAATAATTGTCCATTTCTGTTCATACACGTTCGTGAACCAGACGAAATCCAAAGATTTGTAAATGATTTTGGGGCAAAAACATTATTAATTACTAATAACAATATAAAGCGGATTGAATCAAATATGGCTGATGCAAATGTATTAAATTTTGCATATGACTATACTATAAATAATAATGATACGATTGAAGATTTAGAACAAGAAGCAATTAAATTTATAAAGGAGATTGGTGAAAATAAATAAGATAAAAGTTGGAGTAGATTATGATTGTGTCTTATTCGATTCGACATTCGCATTCATAAGTTTATTTAATGAATACACAGGGTTACACTATACAATGGAAGATATTACTGAATGGGATATGAGAAATATATTTCCAAAAGAGTATAAAAGACTTGTAGAAGATTTGTGGGTAAACCCTAAACTTTGGGAGCGTGTACAACCGTTATATGAATCTCAATTATATATGAAAAAATTGAGTAAAGATAATGATATAGATTTGTATTTGATAACGGATACAGCCCCAACAATACTAGAGACTAAAATTAACATATTTAAAAAAGAGTATCCATTTATAAATCTTCATAAGCATTTATTTGTTTGCGGAAATAAGCAAATGGTTGATGTAGATATCATGGTAGATGATGCTGTACATAATTTAGTTGACGGAAAATACAAAAAGATATTATTAAAATATCCGTGGAATCAAGGATTTGATGTTAATAAATATCAGATTGACCTTGCAGGTGATTGGGCTGATGTTTATAAATATATTCAAGAATATAAATCATGTATAGGGGGAACGAATATTGACAGTTGAACAATGGTTAGGCGAAAATAATACACTTGGGATTGATATTTGTACAGGAAAATATATGCAAACATTAAATGGTAAAAAAGAAACATTTGATGAAATGATTAACAGGATTTCTAATGGTAATGAATCTATTAAAAATATGATTTTAAAAAAGAAATTTATTTATGGTGGTCGTACTATGACTAACTATAATACTGGAAGAAATGCAAGCACATCAAATTGTTATTCTAGTGGATATGCGCCAGATAGTGTTTCTGAAATAATGGATTTAGCAAAGAATCTTGCTATTACATATAAAACGCAAGGTGGTCAAGGATTATCATTATCAAAAATTAGACCAAAAGGGTCTTCCACAAGTGGTGGCTATGAATCAGATGGTATAATCCCTTTTATGAGAATTTTTGACAGAGTTACAGAAAGTATTTCACAAGGCGGTTCTCGTAAAGGTGCATTAATGATGTCTCTTGATGCATGGCATAAAGAAGCAGAGACTTTTATTACTGTTAAAAGTAAGACAGGAGAAATTGAAAAGGCGAATTTATCACTTGAAATAGATAATGAATTTATGGATATGGTAAAACATTTTTACTTGACTGGTGAAAAATTAATTAAACATATTACCTTTAAATACGACAGTGGGGAAATTAAATATGATGTTTGCCCAATAGATGTATATAAATCAATGTGTTTAAATGCTTTTGATTGGGCAGAGCCAGGAATCATATTTACAAATGAATTTAGAAATCATAATATTATGGAATTTGTTGATGATTATAAAGTAGTTACTGGTAATCCATGTGGGGAACAGCCACTTCCAAAAAATGGGGCTTGTAATTTAGGGTCAATGAATCTATCAGAATATGTTATTAACCCATATACAGAAAATGCTGAATTTGATTTAAATTCTTTCAAAAATGATGTTGGAATTGCTATTACAGCTTTAGATGAAGTTTTAGACTATGGATTCAAGTATCATGCATTACAAGAACAAAGAGATATGGCTATAAACTATAGAAATACTGGATTAGGGGTTATGGGTGTTGCTTCAATGTTCTTAAAAATGGGTATTACATACGGAGATGAACAATCATTAAAACTTATAGATAGTATTTTGTACGAAATGTTTAGAAGCGCGGTTATTTCTTCATCAGATAATGCAGTTTCTAAAGGCTCATTTCCAAAATATACAGAATTAGTTTGGAAATCAAAAATCATTAAAGAACATTTTACGGATGATGAAATTGAAGAATTAAAATTATATGGGTTACGCAATTGTTCTTTATTATCAATTGCACCATCTGGTAGCATTGGTACAATGTTAAATGTTAGTACTGGATGTGAACCTATATTTAGAATGTCTTATAAACGTAAAACAGAAACACTGCATAAAAATCAAGATGTTTATTATGATGTATTTATTGACGAAGCAACAGAGTATATGAAAAAATATGATACAAAAACATTACCAGAATATTTTGTATCATCAGATATGATTCCTTGGAAAAATAGAATTGATATGCAATCAACAATGCAAAAACATATCGATACAGCTATTAGTTCTACTTTAAACTTACCTAAAGAATCAACATTAGATGATATAGAGAAAGTTTATTTATATGGTTGGGAACAAAAGCTTAAAGGAATGACAATTTATGTTGATGGATGCAAACGTACTGGAATATTAACTTCTATAGATGACAATAAAGATAAAAAAGTACTGACAGAATTAAAACGTGGAGATATCTTATTAATAAATAATGATGAGATTGGTAAGAAACGTAGATTAATTACTGGTTGTGGTAGTTTACATTGTACAGCATGGTTTGACCCTGTGACTGGTGATTTACTTGAAACGTTCTTTGATAAAGGTTCGAGTGGCGGTTGTAATAATTTCATGATTGGATTGTCTCGTACAATTTCATTGTGCGCTAGGTTGGGCGGAAATATTTATACCATCGTAGACCAATTAAATAGTAGTGGACTTTGTTCGTCATATACCAATAGAACGGTATTAAAACATGATACATCAAAAGGCGCTTGCTGTCCAATGGCTATTGGAAATGCATTAATTGATATGTATAAAGAAGTCAGAAGCGAATTAGGATTAGATGATGAAGATGATGATGAAGAAGACGATGAGACAGAAGAAGAAATTAAACCAAAAAAGATTACCATTCCACAAGTTATTAAACAACCTACTAAAATAATTGATTCTTGCATTGTGGCTGACCCTAAAGAGCAACTAATAAAAACTGGTATTTGTCCTCAATGTGCCGAGCCATTAATATTTGAAGGTGGATGTAATTTATGTAAGTCATGTGGATGGAGTAGATGTAGTTGAAAAGCGAAGTGAATTGTGAATGTGAAATATGTAATAAAAAATTTCATAGAAAACCATCACGTATATCTAAACATAATTATTGTTCAAGGAAATGTATGGGAATAGATAAAAAAGAAACATTTAAAGGTAAAAATAATCCACAATATGGGTTAAAAGGAAATCTAAATACATCATGGAAATCTGATAAACGAATTAGTCATGGGTATAAACTTATTAGATGTCCTAATCATCCATTTAAGAATGATGATGATTTTGTTTTTGAGCATAGATTAGTTGCAGAAAAATATTTATTAAATAAAGAAAATAGTGTAGAAATTAATGGCATTAAGTATCTATTACCAAAATATGAAGTTCATCATAAAGATTTCAATAAATTAAATAATGATGTAAATAATTTATTAGTATTAACAAAGTCAGAACATAGGAGACTACATAATTTAATTAATCCAAGAAAACGAGATATCAATAACGCTAGATTTATAAAAAATGATATATAATAAAGGAGATTTTAATATGAGTGAAATTAAAGTTTATTTTTCAAAAGTAAAAAGTGATGGGGTTATACCAAATAAAGATATAGAAAATGCAGGATATGATATATATGCAAATTTTACACAAGAATATTTAGTAATAAATCCTCATACAACAGTCATGATTGAAACAGGAATCGCATCTGCATTTTCAGATGAATATGTTATGATTTTAAAAGAACGTGGTTCAACTGGTACAAAAGGTATTGCACAACGTTGTGGAGTAATTGATTCTGGATTTAGAAACGAATGGAAAGTTCCTATTACTAATACCACAAATAATTTTATTATTATTCTAAAATTTAAAGAAGACGAAAAAGAAAAGAATGAACAAATAGAATCAATAAAATTAAAGTTTGGAAATGATGTAATAATTTATCCATATAAAAAAGCTATTACCCAATCGTTACTACTACCAGTACCTAAAACAAATATTGAAGAACTTCCATATGAAGATTTAAAAAAGATTGAATCAAAACGTGGTATGGGAATGTTAGGTAGTAGCGGTAAATAAATAATATTAAAAGGGTAAGCTTTTGTTAGCTTGCCCTTTTTAGGATGGAGTATAAAATGATATATACAAGTTATTTTTCTAATATAAAGAATCTTACACCAAACATTATTCCAATTGCAATTTGTGGTAAAAGTCCTAAAGGATGGGATGGATTAGAATATAAGAAACTTGCTCCTAAATATAAATTCTTTATGGAGTGGAAAGAAAATCATGATAATGATTTTTACATAGAACATTTCCAATCAGAAGTATTAGATAAACTAGATTATAAAAAAGTACTTAAAGATTTAGCAGATTTGATGAAAAATACTTCATATTACAATATGAATATCCATGATAGTATCGCCCTTATTTGTTACGAAAAACCAGAAGATTTTTGCCATCGTCATCTAGTAGCCGATTGGCTTAATTCTTATGGATATAATATAAAAGAATTTAATTCCTAATTTACTTGACAAAACAATTAAAATATACTATAATATATATAGGGAATAAATAAAGGAGTACACAAATGAATATTTTATTAGAACAAATAAAACAAAATCCTTTTTATATATTTATCTTTTTATATTGGATAAATCTATTATTGGATTATTCACTTCAAAGTGAATTTTTAGCAACTTATAAGGCAAAGAGTAATTATATACTATTTGTCCATTCTGCAATTTGGGGTATCGGTATTACATTTGGTCTTATGATTTTTGGATTCGCATATATCCCATTAAAACTAGCATTCTTAGTATTTGGTCATATGTTAATTGATGCATGGAAATGTAGAGGATGGTATAAGAAACTTAATATTTCAGATTGGCATTCACTTTACATTGACCAGAGTTTACACATTGTACAAATATTAGTTTGTATGATATTCTAAAGGAGACATTACAATGGAATATAAAATTATTAAAATTGGAGATACCATTATAAATAAAAAGTCAAAAGTTAAATATCAAATTACTCATCAAGTTAATGTTAATACATTTAGTATGGATAATTTGAAATATTTAGGTATGATAGACTATATTAATGAAAATACGGCTGATGATTACGAATTAGTTAAATCAGTTTAGAAAGGACAAAATGAAAATTAAAGAAATAAAATATAATTTATTCAATCTTCCAAATGAATATTATCTAGCACATTGTATTTCTGCTGATTATGAACTAGGGGCAGGAATAGCGGTTGAGTTCCAAAAAAGATTTCATCTAAGACAATACCTACATCAAAATGGTAAGCGTACATATCCAGATTGTATTCTAGTAAATAAAGTATTTAATTTGGTAACAAAATCTAAGTATTGGAATAAGCCTACATATGAATCGCTGACTAAATCATTAGAAATGATGAGAGATATTATTATTGAAAAGAAGATTGAAAAAATAGCGATTTACAAGTTAGGTTGCACAAGAGACAGGCTTCAATGGGGAATGGTTAGGCAGATTATCGAAGATGTGTTTAAAGATACGGATTGTAAAATTTTAGTATGTAAATTATAAGGAGAATAAATTAATGAAATGTTTTTATCATAATGATATGGATGGTATTTGTGCGGCATCAGTTGTTTTAAATTACGAAGAGAAACATGGGTATGCGTTTTCTAAAAAAGATTTCTTTGAAGTTGATTATACTAAACCATTACCAGATGTTGTATCTAATAATGAAAAGGTATACATAGTAGACTATTCTTTCACAGAACCAACTTTAGACCAATTCCAAAATATACTAAATAGAACTACTAATATAGTGTGGTGTGACCACCATATATCTTCACTAAAGTTAATTAAAAAATATAAAAATTTACATAATATCAAAGGTTTAATCCAAGATAAGATATCTGGTGCGGCATTAACTTATATGTTTTTATATAACGTAAGTTTCGAAGAATGTCCCATGTATATTAAATTAGTTTCTGATTATGATTGTTGGATTTATAAATATGGAGATATGACCACATATTTCAAGTTAGGGATTGAAAGCCTTAATATGACACCATCTAATCCAATATGGGATAGGTTATTATCAGAAGATAAATTTGGACACACAAATATTTTGGACGATATTATTCACGATGGAAATATTATCAAAAAATATATAGATTCGGATAATGAATATTATTTATCTAATTTTGGATATGAATCAGAACTAGCAGGATATAAATGCTATGTTATAAATAAAAAATCAAATAGTTGGATTTTTGGAGATAAGATTAATCAATATCCATTTGTGGTTGTTTATGTTTTTGATGGCACACAGTACACCTATTCCTTATTCTCAACAGATAAGACAGTCGATTGTAGTAAAGTTGCTGAATCTTTTGGTGGTGGTGGACATTTTTCAGCCGCAGGATTTACTAGTAAAAAATTATTATTGAAAGAGTGTAATAATGAAAGATAAATTAACAATTGGTAAAAATGAATTATCTATAGACTATGATTTTAGCAAAATATTAAAGGCTTTGGATGAACTTAAAGAAGATTATGAAGAAGACGAATTTGTAGAACTTGGGTATAGGGAATTTGATGATTTATCAAGAATATATTTAACTCAATCAGAGTATATTGAAAACATAGATAAAGTCATAGCTAAAGTCAATAAATTACAAAATGTTAATATGGTAGACTTTATCTCAACTTTCCCTAAAAAGAAAAATGGTACGTTTAATAGAAAAAGTAAAATAGTAGTTATTGATTGTGACAATTCTTATTTTAATGGTGATTATTGCGGCAGATGGGATTATCGTTCTCTTAAAATTATAGCAATTGATGATACTCATTTGGAATGTAATTTATTTGATGCAACTATGCAAGAAAGTGGCTTTTAAGAAAGAGGGAATTTAATGGCTAATACATTAGTAGTTAATCTAATAGCAAGCCCATCATCTGGTAAAAGCACTATCATGGCAGATGTGTTTGCACACCTTAAATGGCTCGGAGTTAGCTGTGAACTTGTAACAGAGTTCGCTAAAGACTTAGTATGGGAAGACAGGCAAGAGACCTTTAAGGATGAACTATACATATTCGCTAAACAGAACCATAGATTATTTAGGGTAAATGGCAAAGTAGATGTTATTGTAACTGATAGACCTTTAATTCTTACTGTACTTTATAATAACAAATACGGTAAGAAGTCAAGAACATTAGATAATTTAGTTATCGATGAATTATCTCAATATAACAATCTTAATTACTTTATCAATCGCAAAAAAGTATATGACACAAATGGTAGGAATCAAACAGAACAAGAATCTGATGAAATAGCTGTTGAATTAGTTGATATTTTAAATAAATATAATATAGAATATACAGCAATTGATGGGGTTCAAAGTTCAGTAAATGCAATTGTCTTAGATATTTTAACAGCTATAGCGGAGAATAAATGATTACTATATGTTTTACAGGGCATAGACCTAATAAACTCGGTGGTTATAATTGGGATATACCTAAAAATCAAGATGTTATTCTTGCTATTACAACAACCGTAACAAAAATAATTAAAGAAAATGAAGGAGAAGAATTTCACTTCATTTGTGGTGGGGCGCTAGGTGTTGACCAAATGGCATTTTATGTTTGTAATAAATTAAAGAGTTCCTATAAAAATATTATAACTGAAATTGCAGTCCCATTTAAAAGACAATATATCCTATGGAATAAGCAAGATTTTCAAAAATGGAGAACGCAACTATATCAAGCAGATATCCTTACCCTTGTTGATAGGATAGAAGGATACAAAGTCGATGGTCAAAAAGAAGATATTTATTATATTGAAAAAATGCAAAAGCGTAATGAATATATGGTAAATAAATCAGATATTGTTATTGCTGTTTGGGATGGGACTAAAGGCGGTACTGGAAAATGTGTAAAATACGCTAAAGGTATGAACAAAAATATTGTGATTATTAATCCGAAGGAATTGAAAAATGAAATTTAAAATATTAAATGCAGGATTTAACGTTGGCACTTATGAAAGACCATTTCATGATTATTTAGGCGCTGAAATACAAACTTACCATAAAATACCTTTTATTAATAAATATATAAAAGGTAGTACATTGATTATTAAGCTTATATTTAATGATACTGGTAAATATAATTGTATTGAAAAAAGTCTACAATATTTAGCTAATAAAAATAAGGAAGAAATAATGAAAGATATTATTGATAGAGTTAGAGCAGAATATAGTATATCTGATGCAGATATGATAAGAACAAACGAAATTAATAAAATTAACAATAGTTTAAAAGATTTAATTGGTACAGAATTTGAATTTGAATTATAAGGAGTAACAAAAATGTTTTGGAACAAAAATAAAACACAACCAGTAATTAAGCAAAATATTTGTTCAGTAGACCAGAATTTACCAGAGTGTAATTTAATTGAGCAAATTAGAACATTACAAAAGCAAAAATCTGAATTAAGCATCAATGTACCGAAGCCAGATAAGGATGCCTATAACCTTAACTATGGTCTCGATTATGGTTATGGTCTTGGTAGAAGTATTTATGAATTAATTGATGCGTATAATCATGATGGATTAATTAAATTCCGAAAATATATTGATGAAGTCATTAAATATACAGAAGAAGAAGGAAGAGTAGATAAAGAAGAAAATGATATAAATAAAAAAATTATTGAACTCAAATCTAAACTTGGCATTAGATGACCGTATCAGCTTACGTAATTTCAGACTTAAAACTATACTCCGAATCCCTACAAACGGCTTGTGAGGTCACACAGATAAAACTAGAGGTACTGTAGGCTGTCTGTGAAATCAAATTCGTATTTCATTCACAGTTTAGGTCTACATGTTGTGGTTGTCGTTAGGTGACACCACTATATATTGTGGTCAGTCTTAATGAGAGGGGGTGAATAATTTGAATTATGACGATATTAGCAAAGAAGATTATAGACAGAAAAATATTGATAATGTTGCTAGAGAATTACAAAATATTGGTGTAGATATTATGATGCATCCAGAAGAAAGTTATAGACCAGTAAATGAAGTAATGGTTGATGTAGCAAGGGCTTTACAAGCAATAAGAGAAAAAGAATCAGAAAATATTTTTCCAGATTATACTCATTATAAAATGGTTAAAGAATCAGTCATGAGAAGTATATTAGGTATAAGAATGAGAAATGAAATATAAAAAGGAGATAAAATATGGATAATGTAAATAAACCTCAAATGTTTACTGGTGAGTTAGGTGCTTTAAAACCAAAGGTAGATACAAGAGATTATAAACTAAGCGTTGCAAAAACCGTAGTATTTCCTAAAACATATACGATTGGGCAACCGAACGAGGATAAAGACCAAAGTAATATAAATTCATGTGTTCCTCATATGGGTGGATATGTAAGAGAAAAACTGTATTTGATTAGAAACGGTGTGTTTAAGAGATTTTCAGTTGGGTTTTTATATGCTAATAGACCAGACCTTACTATGCAAGGAATGTATCTAAGAGATATGTTTAAAACGCTACAAACTGTTGGGGATGTTTTCAATGAAGACTTTGATTATAATCTTGAAGTTCCAGAACTTACCGATAAATTACAAGAAGTTGGAGTGGATAAGTTAAATGCTTTAGCTTCTTCTAATAAAATTCTTACATATTTCCAAGTTACTACACCAGATGAAATTAAATCGGCAATCATGAACTATGGGTATGTAGGCATCGGTGTCCCGTGGTATAATGACAATGGATTTAGTGTGATAATAAATGCAGATGGTTCTGTACAAGCGGTTATTGAAAAAGGTTCTGATTTAGCAGGGAATCACGCATTAACAATTTACGGATGGAATGAAACTGGTTGGTTAATTTCTAATAGTTGGGGTCTTAACTGGGGTGTAAAAGACCAAGCTATATTACCTTATACTTACCCAATTGATGAAGCATGGGGTTCTACTGGTGAGCCAAAGGAAGATATTATTGTGCCAGTCACGAATGGCTTTATGAACTTTATTCTAAAAATTGCTAATTGGTTCATTAATCTTTTTAAAAAGAAATAAGGAGAAATAAATGGCTACTAAAACAGAAATCAAAGCGCTATTAAAATCCATGAATCTTACAGAAGAAGATATGGATAATTATTGGAATGAATTGATTGAGACTAATTGGAAAATTAAATCATTAAATGATTCATTTAAAACATGGCGAGATATGAACACTTATATTATAGCACAGTTACCTACTCAAAAACAAAAAGATATCGAAAGCGCAGAACTTAAAGCAAAAGAAGAAGCAGAAAAAGCCAAAGCTAAATTAGCTAAAGAACAAGAAGAAGAATATTATGATACCCACTTTGAAGAAATTATGATTAAAAAAATTACCAATAAAGAAAAACTCACAGAAAGAGAAATTAGTAATTTAGTTGATTATGAGGTTGAAAGAGAAGAGGGGGATGATAGACGTTGGTCTCGTTCTGTAACATCATATATTCAACTTTTAGATAAGTATTTTTGCGTTGAATGGGAATGTGGACTTACAGAATGTCAAGAAAATGAATATTATTCTCAGCCTTATGAAGTTAAAAAGAATGAATACGAAAAAATTATTCCAGAACATAAAGTCATCGTAAAAGAATGGGTAACGGTAAAATGAGTGTAGATTATTATAGCTGTGATTCTTGTGGTGAATCAAGATATGAAGAAGCTGTTGCTCACTGTAATTCTTGCGGAAGAGATATATGTGATGAATGTGTTGTACATGATAATGAAAAAGATAATGATTATGAAGGATACTTCCCATCATATATGATGGATGAGATTGGATTAAAGAAGGAATATTGTCCATTTTGTTCTGGAATAACTATAGATGAAACTGAACTTTTAGATTATATTATTAAAAAATATAATCTAAACGAGACTGAACTTAGAGAAGAATTTCTTAAATCTAATATCAATAAATAAGGTGATGACTTACATCAAAAGGAGATTACTTATGGATGAATTATTTAAAGAACTATTAAAAGACCCTACAGCTATTAGCGGATTAGTCGAAGCATATAAGCCAATTGTTTATACTGCCCTCAAAGAATTGATGACTGTATATTCTGATTATGCAAATAATAAAGAGTTATTCCATATTGGCGCATTAGCAAAGAAAAATGAATATGATGCTCTAGTTGAAGTCGGTTTCACTAAAGCACAAGCAATGTCAATTCTAATTGATAATGAACAGAAACTAGTAAAAAACATTAGTAATATTTCTACTAATGTTTCTAAAAAATAAATTATTAAATTTCGTTGTTGTTAACTAACCAATTCAACCCTTTGCAACAATCTAGCAGTTTCTTTAGTTTAATAAATTTTATACTTTTAGTAACTACCTTGTTGTATTCTTGCAATTTATCTAACGATATATTGATTATTCTATCTTGATTATTTAGAAAATGTATCACGATTTCGAAGTAAGTAACATTTCCAAAATTAGTTGTTTTGGAATTTACACTCATAATATCAAAGTCAATAATATTTTCAAGTGACATTCTATTAAGTTGTAACGAATACATAAGTTTTTGTTCGGCATCTATCATTTGTTCATGAGTTAATGCTCCACATCTATTCAGCATACGAAACTTATCAACAGTCATAATTTGTTCGAACATAATAACCGATATTCTCCCATTAAGAGGGAAGTGATATTGAAATGGATAAGGTTTCTTATCGGAAGTTGTAAGTAATGCGATAATCATTGTTTGACTGTGACTATTGCCGACATCATTCTGAATTATTAGAGCAGGACGGGTTTTCATTTGAATGTATCGTGAGCCATAACCCATATCTTCTAAATTAACGAAGTAAATTTCCCCTCTTTTAAATTCTCTATTATCATACTCTTCTTCTACTAAGGCTTCACTTATGTTTGTACTATTGCCGATGGTAGACATTAATCATTTCTCCTTTTTTATATATAGATTTATGTATATATCATATCACAATCATGGATAATAGTCAATGGCTAAAAAAATACTACAAAGCCAATAAAAGACTTTATAGTATTTTAAAGTTAGATTATTTGGATTTCTTAGAACTATCATGTACTAAAGTTACGATTTCTTCAACTGTTTTGCCAGTGGATAACATCGTATTATACAAAGTCTCTAGTTCTTTCTGTTTCCTACCTTGCATTAACTCTTCTTTTTCTGTTTCAAATTCTTCAATCCTCTTTGTGTAACGGGCAATTTTATCATTGATTTCCGCAATGAGTTTTTCGTAATCTTTAGGTAATGGTTTTCTTCCTCTAGCCATGTTGTCAATCTCCTATTTATTTAATTTATATGGGTTACTGATAATATTATATGCTTTTAAAAATAGAATATACAAAATACTAAAAATAATTTTAGGTGGTAAAATAATGACTGAAATTGAAATTAATAAAATTACAGAATTAATTAAGAGAAGACGTAGACAAATATTGGTACATTCATACATCTATTATCAATTGGATAAAAATGTTATAGACGATGCAGTTTATTCCCAATGGAGTGAAGAACTTTTTAATCTGCAAAAACTTTATCCAGACATAAGCGAAAATACCGAGTTCTATAAAGAATTTAAAGATTGGGATTACTCAACTGGGTTTAATTTAGACTATCATAAAGAATGGGTTTATAGAATAGCTAAAAGATTATTAAAACAGAAATAAAAACGCATAAAAAATGGGATATAACAATAAAATGTTATATCCCATTTTGCTAAATTATTATAATTTTAACGCACGTATCATCTATTCTTTTGATTACTCTATATCCACTATCAGATTTTGTAGCTATTCCATTCACTGGTTTACAATATCCATTTACTTCACAAGTCCCATCATCTATGACGAGTAACTTACCCATCATACCTACAATTCCCCATTCTTTACGGTCTTCTCTTGAAGTATAAGGTTGTGAAGAATCCCATGACGAATTAAGTACTGGGACATAATCTAAACGTTCTGGTTGTGTATCAGTTGCAGGAACAAGTACATTTTGATATTGTATTCTTCCCCATTTATCAGTAACATATTTACCGTTCCAATCATCTGCATAATTATCTCCAATTATAGATGGATTAGTTGATATTACCCCTATAATATAATCACTTAAAGATGTAGCTTTTTTTATTTTTTCACCATTAAGTGTTACAAAATATCCAACTCTATCTTCATTATCTGGATTACCATCTTCCCACTCAAATAATTCAGCATAATCAGCGCCAGTTGTATTAAAAGCAGATAGACCATAAGTCTTACCATTAAAAGTTACTCTAAAAGCATTAGATAAAGCACTAGCACTAGTTCCATTTCCAATTACAAAAGCATCTGCCGTTGCGGAATAAGCCGTTGGAGTTCCAGTTAATACTTTATTATACGTTCCTTGTGTGTGAGAAAAAAATGCATCAGATGTTGTTGCGCCACCTTCTGCATGTGAATAATCTCCATTTGCTTTTGTAAGAGAACCCTCTGCGTGAGAACAAAGACCGCTTGCAGTTGCACCACCGTTTTCTGCATGTGAACAAGACCCACTTGCTACTGTATTTTGTCCCTCTGAATGAGAATATAAACCGCTTGATGTTGTAGAACTTCCTTCTGCGTGGGAGCAAGTATTACTTGCTTTAGTCGCACCACCCTCTGTATGAGAACAACGTCCACTTGCAATTGTAGTTTCACCCTCTGCATGACTACCTTCGCCAGTTGATAATGTAGTTCCACCTTCTGCATGTGAGTATAGCCCACAAGCTAATGAACTGTATCCTTCTGAATGGACTGCCCCCATCGTAGAAGATAATTTAACAGCATACAACCAATTAGAACTAATCACTAATGTTGTATTTAAAGTAACAACCAAACCAGTAATCTTTGTAATACTAATATTAGATAATGACATATCAAGTACGATTTTAATTTGTAACTTATCACCAACACTTAATCCTGTTACATTATTAAGTGTGATTGTTTTATTGGTATTGTTATAAGCAGTTATGTTATACATAACTCCATTTGCACTTAATGTATATTGACCTTCTGCATGAGAATAATTACTGCTTGCAGTTGTATTTAATCCTTCTGCATGGCTATCATCACCATAAGCTAATGTATGCTCACCTTCTGCGTGGGAACTACTACCAGAAGCGGATGAACCATATCCCTCTGTATGACTATCATACCCGTTTGAAATCGTGGATAATCCTTCTGCATGAGAACAAGTACCAGAAGCAATTGTTTCATTACCTTCTGCATGGCTAAAATGACCAGAAGCAGTTATATCTCTACCTTCTGAATGAGAACAAGTACCAGAAGCAGTTGTTTGGTCTCCTTCTGCATGACTACCTTCGCCAGAAGCAATAGTACAATATCCTTCTGAATGGCTATTGTTACCGCTTGCAGTTGTGTCAACACCTTCTGCTGTGCTAAGATACCCTTTATAAGAGCCTTTTAGCCTACCAGTATTATTTACTCTTGAAGCCAATCCTCTCGCTACACTGTCCATTAACTCACCACTTTTCCATAAATTGAAATTAGTCCAGTATTGCTAAGTAATCTAATAAAAATTTTAGAAATTGCACTAACATCAACGGTATAAATATAGCCACTTTCACTAAATGAATTATCTATTAATTCATATGTAGGTAACTTAAAACATGGATAATTATACCATCTGTCTGAATCAACAAGTTGAGCGTATACCATTGCTTCAAAATCATTATCATCAGAAGAGATAACCTCAAAATTAACAGTTGACATATTGTTTGTTATTGTGAGAATATTGCCATCTCCTATATCACTATTATCTTCATGAAATATAAAATTTTCTAAAACATTGCTAGACATATATGTTTTTCACCTTTCCCCTTATAATTTATTGTTTATATGTGTACATAAAAATATTTTATTTTTGTATATATTGCGAATAAAAAATACTATAGAAAATTTGTCTTAATCCTATAGTATTAATAATTTTGTGATGTTTCATATTATAATATGAAATTATCAAATTTTAATTTAAAACGATATTAGTAGTCATAACTCTGTTAGTACCGTCAGCGCCAACTGCAACGAATATTTCATTACCATAACACAAAGATACCCATACATTATTTTCTGCGGCAGTTCTAGCTGTCCAGTTTATCCCATCTGGTGAAGTCATAACTCTATGTGTTCCACTTTGTGCAACTGCAACGAATAATCCATTACCATAACACACACTTCCCCAAGTATTATTTTCAGTAGCAGTTATAGCTGTCCAGTTTATACCATCTGGTGAAGTCATGATTTGATGCGTACCAGTTTGTGCAACTGCGACAAATAATCCATTCCCATAACATATACTTATCCAATAATTAGCTTCTGCGGCATTTCTTGCAGTCCATGTTATACCATCTGGTGATGTCATAACTTGATGTGTTCCAGTTTGAGCAACCACAACAAATAACCCATTACCATAACATATCCCATGCCAAGAACTAGCTTCGATAGAAGCCCTAGCTGTCCATGTTATACCGTCTGGTGAAGTCATAATTTGATTCGTGCCATTTTGAGAAACTGCAACAAATAACCCATTGCCAAAACATAAAGAATACCACAAATTTAGTTCTGGAGCAGTCCTATATGTCCATGTTATACCATTTGGTGAAGTCATAATTTGGTGCGTCCCATCTCTTGATACTGCAACAAATAAACCATTCCCATAACATACAACAGTCCAACTATTAGCTTCTGCGGCAGTTCTGCCCGTCCATGTTATACCGTCTGGTGAAGTCATGACCCTATGTGTTCCAATAACGGATACAGAAACAAATAACCCGTTGCCATAACATACACCATACCACTTATTTGTTTCAACGGCGGTTCTAACAGTCCATTCTCCTGTGGTAACTACTAATGGCTTACCACTACCTTTCTTAAAAAAAGCTGATGAATTAGATACTGTTAACTCTATTGGAGAGCCAGTTACCCATCCACCAGTTAAGGCTACTCCTTTTAAGTCTTTTACTACAATAGCTGTTCCATTTAGCTTATATGTATCAGATACTAAAAAATCACTAGGAGCAATGAATGTAAATCTATTAGTTGTTACTGGTGTAGTTATAGTAACAATTCCACTAGCATAAGTAGCTGTTGCAGGAATTGAAACATAAGAAGTCTTAGCTAATAATGTATAGAAACTGCTTTCAGTCCCTGTGTATCCATAAGATACGGCAGATGTATAAGCTGAACTAGATTCAACCCCTGTTAATCCTTGATTACCTTGTATCCCTTGTGCTCCTTGTATACCTTGTGCGCCTGTTAATCCTGTTTCACCTTGTATACCAGTTGCACCAGATAAATCCGTTACAAATGCAAATTCATTAGAATTTTTTACATATATTTTTGAATTATCTACATCATCAACGGTAGAAGATATTAATACAAAATTGCCTATAACTACACTCACATTAGAATAGTCTGCATTCATTAATGCTATAGAAGTATATGTTTTAGTAATTTTAAACGGTTCACCAGTAGCCCCATTAATACCTTGAATACCTTGTGCCCCTTGTGCTCCTTGTGAGCCTGTTAAACCAGTATCACCAGTATCACCCTTAACTCCTTGGATACCTTGTGAACCAGTTAACCCAGTGTTTCCAATAGAGCCTTGTATACCAGCAATTCCTTGAATACCTTGTAACCCATCTTCGCCTTTGATTCCAGAAATACCAGATAAATCAGTTACAAAAGAGTATGCAGTAAGGTCTTTTACATATACTTTAGCATTGTCTATGTCATCAACTGTTGATGAAATTAATACAAAATTACCTATAGCTATATCTGAATTAGTATAATCTGCATCCATTTCTAAAATAGAAGTATATGTTTTAGTAATTTTGAATGGGTCTCCAACAGAACCTTGAACCCCTTGTAAACCGCTTATTCCTTGTATACCTTGCGCACCAGTATCTCCTGTAATTCCAGTATTACCTTGTGCTCCTGTTAGTCCTTGTGCACCAGTATCACCTTTTACACCTTGTATACCCATGTTCCCTTGCTCACCTTTAATAGCAGGACTTGAATCTACCCATGCGCCATTTGTATATCTTTGTAATTGACCATTACTGAAACAATATAGTTTATCTTTTATTTCAGATGGATTAGATGTAAAATAATCATCTCTTAATGCATTACTTGTAAATACATTAGTAGGCGCAATAATTACAGCAGAATTTGCTAAACCTCTTGCAATATTATCTACTGCCATTATCCCACTACCTTTCCATATACAGAAACAGTTCCTGCATTTTGTACTAAATTAATTCTAAAAGATACCAACGCAGTTAAATCTATTTGCCATAAAGCTGTAGTAACATTAGTATTACTTGCTAAATTTAATGTAGATAAATCAGCCCCAACAATAGGATACCATGCACCAGATAAACCTTTGCCTTCAAAATTTGCCGTAAATGTGCCAGTGGCGACAATTTCAACATCGACAGTCTGTATATTGTTAGTAAGATGTAATTCATTCCCCACACTCGCTATTGTGGTATGGTCATGAAATGTAAAATTATTTATTGACATATTTGCCATTTTATTATCACTCACTTTTCTTTTTATAATTATGCCATTACAGAATTACCCATAATGGCATATATATCGTTTCTATTATTTGCTTAAATGGAAAGCATTAATTTTAGCTTGTTCTGTAGTTAATGCGGCTTCAATTTTAGCTAAAGCTTCTTTTACAAGAACATCAAATTTATCAATTGTAATCCATTTCTTTAGGTAAGGGAACGCTTCGCAGAAAGTATTATATACTTGTGCAAGTTTAAGTACACCAGTACCGCTACCAAGGTCTGCTTCGGCAATTCTAACCCATTCTAAAAGTCTTTCTTTAACTTCTGCCATTCTCTTATCTGTAGGTAATGCCACAAACTCCATGATTTTTTGTACTGCCATAATAATAACAAAAATGAAACCGACAATTAATGCCCAATTTGTAATAACGAAACTCATAAATTCTTTCATATAATATTCCTCACTTTTCCGTATTGTTTATATTCGATAGGTCTTCACCCATATTTGAACTGATATCGTTCATAGATTTAAAATCATCTATTGTCTTTATGTCTGGATATTTCTGTAGATTCTCATCTCTTTTAGTAGTCAAATAAAATGGTATAGAAATTGCATTAACAGTACCAACATATGTGAATAGTGCCATTAATGCTTGTACGGCATACTCTGGATATAGTATTAAAGCACTAATCACTACATAAATACCTAGAATTAAAACTACAAAATAAGTTGAAACTAAAGCGCCAATTACGAACTTAGAAAACTCTGGTTTCTTCTTAATCTTTTTCATTTAATTGTACCTATACAGATATTCTTACCATTTGCATAAAATCCTGCTGATTGACCAATATCCCCAATAGCTGTTACTTTAAAGAAATGGTCATTACCTTCTGACTTTACAAAATCAACAATAAATATCCCACCATTTCCACAAGTGAAAACTGGTTTTTTATCTGCCGTTAATTTAAACTGATAAGTTTTACCCTTAGAAACATTTAATGTAGTTGGTGTATCAGAAACTACAATATCTTCTTTAACGGTAACTATACAAATCTTCTTGCCATCAAGGAATACTCCGCTTGCTTGACCAGAATTTCCAATCGCTGTGATTCTAAATAAATATTCCTTACCAATTTGACTAACTAAACTGACTGTGAATACATTAGCAGTTCCTAAAATAAAGCTAGGTGTATTACTTGATGTAATTTTAAATTGATATGAATTACCTTTTGAAATACTAAAATCAGAAGTTGTATCACTTACTGCATCTGATGCAGTTTGATGATTTGCATAATCCTTAAATGCTGTATCCATATCTACAGAGCCGCTAATCCCATTAACTTTACCATTACTACTTGTTTGCTGAATACCGCAAGTAACGTCTGGTGAGCCACTGTAGTCTGCAAGCCATATCTCAAACTCACTTAGCTGTGACATATCGAATTTATTTCTAATAAAATCCATATTAGTATAATTCATGGTAGCCCATCCAGTATTTTTAACTTCTGTCATAAATGTTTTTGCTATGCTAGTCATCGATGATTTAGTAGGTGTCACACCCTTTGATATAGAATATTTGACTGAATCATATTCATAATCGAAGCATACTGGGTATTTCATTTTACCTCTATATTTTTCAATAACTTGTAAAAACACTTGTGCTTCTTTTCGTGCATCTGTTGATGAAACAGCATAACTAAACCAATATGCTCCTACGTCAATTCCGTTAGCTAAAGCATTCGTAACATTATAGTCAAATAAAGTATCTTTTTGTGATATAGAATTACCATATCCAGCACGAATCATAGCAAATTTTACACCATCTGCTTTTACTTTTGACCAATCAATTTTACCTTGATGCTTTGAAACATCAATTCCTTTAATATTCATAATATATTAATCCCCTTTCTATTAAGCAACTATCTTAAACCAATAGCCGCCAGATTTCAAACTTGTTGGTTTATCTGTGCTAGTAACAATTTGAGGTGTTAAGTACATAATTTTTAACCAATACGTAGGTGAAGTTAATGGGTTATGTCCTACATTTTGAATTAAACATTGATAAATATCACCTAAATAAGACACACTTTCATCTACCTTATATTCAGTTATATCAATCCATAATTTCTTAAATGATAGACCAATACCACTTACACCTTGTAAACCTCTAAGAGTTTGTGGTGCAAAATAGTTTAAATCAGTTGGAAGTGTACCAACTGGTGTATTGTTATATTTTACCATATAACAATTAACAGCATCATTAAATACATAATCAACTATATCGTATTTTTTATATGATTTTGATGGTATAAAAGTCCCTTGATATTGCGCTACGTTAGTTATGTAATCTTCAATGTCAGTCATGAACATATGCTCTAATGCAATAATTGCATCTCTCATTTCATTCCATGTTTCTGCATTGTTAATTTTTAATTTTAAAGTTGGGTTATCTTCTATAATTTGGTTAGCGCCAGCAAAATCTCCACTTGCATATTTTGTTTCAAAACTTTGTACTAATGACAAATCTGCAAGGGTTAAATCCTGTCTTCTAGGAAAACTATCAATAGTAGTTGGTAGCGTACTTAGTGGGCAATCAGTATAAGCCATTTACTCATCTCCTTTTTATATAATGTCTGGATACAATGGGTAATATTTTATAATATTAGTTGTCATCGTCCCAGTTGTTGTTGAGCCATTAATTGATTTAGTTATATATCCTTGTGTTACTCCTGTTACTTTACTTTGGTATAAAATCTTTTTATTTACATCCATCCAAGGTATATTAATCATTTCTAACACGGTCGCATCTTGTAATCTTGTTTTTAACCAGTTTTCATATTTAGCACGTTCTAAAGCTAGGTCGTCAGAATATATTTTTTCATAGTCACCACCGCTAAATATTTGACAAATCTCACCAATTTTATTAATGTTATATGGACTATCAGCGTTGGTATCTTTCCAAATAGCATATATTTGATTTTGACCTAATAATTTAACTGTGCTATTACTATATCTAACTACATACGTTTTTCCTGCCACAATCCTATTAGCTATAATATTTACTCCATCTTCATCTAATATATTATATACAGTACTTGTGTTAAATTTAATCTTTGCATTTGCAACATTATTTGCTGATGCTTTAAAAGATATATCTAAATAATTACTTAAAACTATTGCGGAAGTAAATGTTAAAGTATATGTATCTCCACTCATAGTTACACTGTCAGTATATCTATCAGCTTCAATGTTTTGACCCCAAACTTCTGTGACATTCTTAACATCAGAAAATGAGTTACTTACTTCTTCTGAAATAACTAAATCCTTTAAGTCTGTATCTACTAAAAAATAATCTGTATCTTTACATGTTGGTATTGGTTGAAATACGAACACATTATCAATATCAAAGAACATTTCATATCCTGCATATAAGTCTCTTAGTGTCGTAAGAATTTCATAAACAGTTGCCCCAGTTGAAAAATTCAAGTCATATGGTATTGGTTTTCCAGCATCCTCAATTCTATAATTTGGGAATCCACCTAACTGTGTGATTACTGAAATTATCGTATCACGAAGTACAGAACCTTGTGGTATTGAGGTAGTTAAACCAGTAAGTTGCCCGTTTCTTAATCCCGTTAATTTACTCATTAAATCTACACAAGTTAATGTTAATATATTAGAAACTGAATCATATTTATAGTTAGTATCTGTAAATAGGTATGTACCTACGGGATACCATACGATTGATTCTGTCCTTAAATTAAAAGTACCAATAGTAATTTTAATATATTTATTCAACCATATTTTAGAATTTTCTCCTATGTTAAAACTTGAATCACTTACAACTAATGTAAGTGTAAAGGTTCTTCTTATATCAGAATCTGCATCAATTGTATATGAATCAGATACAAGTTGACCTTCCATTTTATCTATTGTTTTAAATACGTTATTTTGTAACTCTAACGAAACATAATTAGTCTTTGGAGATTGTTTTAATAATCTAATGTCTTCTTGCTGTACTTGATATGGCATTGATTATCATCTCCCCTCAACATTAACTTCAATAAACCCACCATTATATAACGCATTAGTTGAATTATAATCATCACTTTCAGTCCAGTTAAATGAAGTAATTACAATATCATTTTGTTCTTGTACTGTTTCGGTTGGATTTTCAACAACAGATATCATCCAAATTCTTCCATCATAATGCTTTAGAATTTTAGGCTTACCATCACATAAAAAATCCATTAAATCGGCTCTATGTTTCCACCCATCATAATATTTCCATGTGAAATTATCTGTTTCTGTTTCTAAGAACATACCAGTTGTTGTACCGCTATAATAATTATTTAATCCATTAGAAACAACATATGGATATTTTCTATCTATTGTATTGATAATGGAAGATGGTCTATTCTTTTGTGAAGTGATTGCAACATTTAATATTGTATTGAATGTTTGGTCTTTACCAACAATAAATACACCTTCAAATTGACTTAAAACGCTCTTAACACTAGAGTTACCTTCTACGTTATTTAGTACTGGAACGCTTATGTAATCATACTGTATTCCAGATTGTGCTAATCTATCATATCTTGTAAAACGTAAATCTGATTCTACCTTAATAGGTATCTCAAATAATGTAGTATACTCATATTCACCAGTTACTCTACGTTTTATTCTTATAGAACTTACTTGTGATAATTGGAAATCTACATTACCAGCATATAAATTACCATTGAAAAATGCGTGTAAAAGTGTATTATAATCCCATGTAGGATTTATATCTGTTGTATATGTTGTATTTGTATCCTTACCAATATATACTTCATCGAACATACCATTTTGTAATTTAATTTTTACAATATGAGAAATACTTGATGGGGTAGTTCTCATACACTTTTGCCCTAAGAAAAATGAATTACCTAAAAATACCATATTACACCCCCTATTCTTTCATAATAATTGATAATGCGGTCTTTCTTCTTTAAACAGTTTCCATCTAATAATATCATCTAAAATAATACCAATAAGAGAAACAAAGAACCAGATTATCATAAATTTTGGACAAATCTGTCCATAAATGTTCCCCCATTGGTTAGAATAATCCCACATATTTAATCCCATATAAACGTTCAATATCATACCACTTGCAAATTCTAAAGAAGTAATAATAAGCATTGATATAAATTGTTGTATTAATAAAGGTGTGTTCCAATTAAACACTGTATTATTTAATGCTCCTATACATAGAAACGATATACCGCCTACGATAAACATAGGCATAAACGAATAACCTCTGAATATACATTCAGAAAAGAAATAAATGCTACCACCAATTAAAAACAAAATTAAATTTTCGAATAACTTTTTCATATTCTTTCTATTCTACTATACCCATAATAGTATTAAAATTTTCTAATAAATCACTTGGGAGTTTAGAAGTATATGTTATAGAGTTCAATTCATCAATTGTCGTACAACGTTTAATCCAAATATTTAAGTGATTACAGAATGTAACTTGATATGTAACAAATAACTTAACGCTTGTATATAAATTAGTGATTTCTTCACCACTAAATACTCTACATAATTTACCATCAGCATGATATGGGATTTGCGTTGCCCCTTGTAATACGGCAGAAGCAGAAGCCGAAATGTTAGTTTGGTCATTTGCAGTACAAGAAAAATGTTCTACACCTAAAGATGTAGTCACATCAGTTCCTGCATATACTGTTTTCTCACAAGCATTTGATATCTCTTGTAATTTTTGTATTTTCACACGATTTATATAATCAACATCAGATTGTTTTTCTTCTAAATCTCTAGTGACTATTTTTCCATCAACTATTTTATAATTATAACATTGATTTTCATCCATCAATGTATAACTATTTTGTATATAAACTACAGAATCTCCTTGTCCTTCAATGATTAATACGTCCGTATCAGTTGGTTGTATAAAAACATCAGAGAATAATTTAGTTACAATATTATTAGAATCTACACTAGCATAAGCTTTGTGTGTTTGTATATTAATTTCCATTATTTGTAGTTCTCCTTTTTTAATAAATTTCTGCATCTGCTGAACCTATAAAAATAACCCCATTAGCTCCAGTAGTAGTAAAAGCTGATTGTAAAACCGTTGGAAGTATTGATGATTTATTAGAAGCAGAACTATCATAACTAATTTGCGATGCATTAAGTATAACAATATTAAGAATATTTGCTGAATCAAATTTTAGAGTTGGAAATATTCTTTTCTCTACCAAGGGTATACTAGAGCAGTAGCGATACGTTCCATATGAGTTATCCGTAACAATAGAAGTACAAAGAAATGATTCATAATACCTCTTACACATTGCAAGTTCTTCTGCTATTGGACGTGGAACAAAAGGTGTAGGTACAGAACCTAATTCAAGTTTAGCCCATTCTACATTTACTGAAAATGATGTTCCGTTTCCATATTTAACCAGTGTCGCACATAATTTTGTAATATTACTTGGAAGTATATGCGTAACGCTAATGATACCACTTGATTGAGTTGTATCAACAGAATACATACTAATGCCATCACTAATAGCTAATGTCATTTTAGTATTTGTCCCTAAAGACAAAGCACTATATTTTACTGACAATGTAACAGTCTTACCAGAGAACTTAGCATAATCTTCTACTGATTGCATGATTAGATTGCTATCACTAGTTGACAAACATGAAATTGTCAATCCATTTGTTATAGGTGTTATAGTTGTGCTAACACCATAATTTAACCATCTATCAACAGAATAAGCATTGGCAGTTGTATAACTAGATAATGCTCTTTGATTAATCTTAAAGTCTCCATTAATAAGTAAATTAGGACTATAACCACTTGTAGACTTACCATCAGAACCTATAATTTGACTTCCAGCTTGAATACTGGTGTCTATGTTGCCAGTAATAATAACACCAAATGACTTAATAGCTGTACTTCCATTAGCTACAGTAATACCAACAAGATTATTAGTCCCAGATACTGATTCTAAATATAAAGTCCCACCAAGTCCTGTGTATATCCCATTAGAATTTGAAAATGTACTATTAATTACATATGTGATTGAACCCCATGATAAAATACCAAAATGAGGTTTTGTTGCATCTATATATGTAGATATACATGTATTAATATACACTTCTGAACATAGGGTTGAAGTAAATGAACCAAACCCTGTTTTAAAAGACACAGCATTTAAACCAATTACTGAAACTAATACTGTACATCTTTGTACTAATACGCTATTAACTTTATACTCCGTTGGTGAACCTAAAGCTTCGCAACCTTTTAATGTAATCGTCCCTTTACCTACAAATCCTTCGAGTGTGACATCTTCTATGTAAGTTCCTGCGGCAACATTAATAGTTACATTATGATTCACAATTTGAGGAATCATACTTATTGCTTTAGCTATACTATAAAATGCTGTGTCAGAAGTTAATCCGTCATTTTCATCATCTAATCCAGTCCCTTTAGAAACATAATATGTAATATCTTCAACAGTTTTTAATGGATACTTATTGTCTAATGCATCAAAATCATCATATATCCAACCTATTGCACTTGATATATTAAACATATCAACATTATAATCCTCTAGTGGATTAAAGATATCTATACCTACATACTGTGTTAAAGGCACATTGTCTGTTTTATGTGTACTTGACATATATTCACCCCTTTCTTTTTAAGTTGTTTTATTTTAGTATATTTCTGAATCAAGAGTTATAGCACCATCTACAGCTATTTGTAAACCATACACGTTAACAGAATTATTAGTGCTTACTACATGCAAAGAAATAAGAGCCATGCTTGCTCCATGTGAATCTATAGTAAACCCTGTTATTCCATTAGTATTCTGACCGCTAACATAAATCTTAGAACCATCAACATTAACAGTCGGAACAACACGCATTTCTGGGATATTAAAATTAGCATATATGTCATTCAAACTTATTTGGTAGACATTAGTTGATTCCCAGCCCTTCTTGCATGAAATAAAATATCTCTGACACATTGCAAGTTCCTCTGCTATTGGACGGGGAACATATGGTGTAGGGACAGAACCTACTTCAAGCTTCACCCATGATACTTGGTGGTCAAGTTTATCAAGAAACGCTATATTTACGGCAGGATTTACATTACTATAAATCGCTGTTCCAATATCAAATTCCAAAATTCCAGACTTAACAATGAAGCTTTGTTGTGAGCCTAAGACAGTTGTAACTGAATAAACAACTCCGTCAATCATTGCAGACATAGTAACAGTTTTACCAATAATACTTAAATCTTCTATGAACTGACATATAGCACTAAATGTTCCGTTTCCACCAAGTCTGTTTAAACAATACAGTTTTGCAGAATAGGCAACATTTGTCATTGAACTGTCAGTATATATCTTCCACCTGTCTGCTGTATATCCCCCAGTTGCTAAATTGAATGTTGTTCCACGTTGCCAGACTTTAAAATCCCCATTAATTAACAGGTTAGGGCTATAACCACTTGTAGACTTACCATCAGAACCAATAATTTCTCCACCATATTGCATGTTAATACGTCCAGATAACTGTCCCATTATACTCATAGCGGTTATCTTACAGTTTGCGAGTGATGAATAGGAAACTATATTATTTATACCAGATACCTCTGTTGTATATACTTCCGAGTTACTATCAGCGCCTATCGCTTGTTTCTTATTTGATATAATACAAAAAGCAATGACTGATTTTGAACCAACAATAAGTACGCCAGTATCAGATATAGAAATAGCTTTAGTATAGAATAGTCTAACATTCATACAATAGTTTCCACAAAAACTTGGTTTTAGAATACTTGTAAAATTAAGCCCCTTAACCTCAACAACACAACTACAATTATCAATTTCACAACTTAATACATTGTAATTTGAGGCAGTTTCTAGTGTGGATGACCCGATAAGGTATATAGACCCTTTACCAGAAAATCCGCTTATTACTATATCTTCTGGGTAAGTTCCTGCCGCTACATTAATTGTAATAACATGATTAACAACTTGTGGTATTTTATCAATAGCATACTTAATTGTGGGAAATGATGTGCCACTTGTTAATCCATCATTTGTGTATAATCCTGTTGTAGAAACATAATATGTTATGTCTGCTATAGTTTTCATAGGTACTGTATTTGATAGGGCTGTTATTTTAGTATCCAATTTACCCATATCAACATTGTAATCTTCTAAAGGATTAAAAATGTCAACACCAATATATTGTGTTAAGTCTAAGCCAGATGTCTTATTTGTACTTGACATATATTTCTCCTTTATATAATATTTTGCATATCACTATCAAATGTAGCAATATGAACATCCTTTTCTATAATATCATTAATTGTAGAATGCATAGCATTAATATCATCTATTGTAATAGATAAACTTGCTACTTTTAAATCATATATATTATTTACTTTTCTTATCCAAATATTGTAAATATACCCATATATACTCATTGGTTTAATATATTGACTATTTATAGTATATGTTAATGCGTTCCCTTTTGTTTTTAAATTAATATATCCAACCAAACCATCTGAATCAGAAAATGTAGATTCCATATAATATAATTGGAAAGAACATAAACTATTAGAAAATTCAGCAAACATTTGATTAGGAGTTAAACTTCTAAGATTAATTTGTAATAAAAAATTATTAGTTAAGTCAAACCCTTTATCAAATATAACCCAAGTATTAGGAGTGGATAAATCCACAAGGTTATTACCAATATATGTAGGTGGGTCTGGATTAGACCAACCATCAATTGATAACAAATTTGAAGTAATCTTAACTTCTCCTAGTAATGGCATATTTTCTGGTTCTATCATTGAGAATACTACTGGTGTAATATATTGGACATTAAACCTAACTAATCCAGTAGTAAATGTCATACCATCTACTGTTTCTCCGTCACCCTTAACAAAATAATTTGTATTATTATCAAAATTTTTAATTATTTGTGATAAAGAAGTCGTGTTATAAATAGTACCAGTGTTGAATATTTCAGAACTGTTACTGTTATATAAAGTCATCTTATAATTATTTAGTATTCTATCTTGTGCTTGTGTATAACTTAATGTAAAGGTATAATAAGAATTATCCAATACTTGATTAGCAACTAAATTACTAAATATTAGAACTGGCATAGCGTAGCAAGTAAATGATATAATATTACTTAATGTACTTTCATTGTTACTTGAATCAAATACGGATAATTGTGCATTATAAGCAGTCCCATTTACTAATGTATTTGCTGGTAATTCACATAGTAATTGTCTACTTTCAGTAGTCACATCATATACAGTTACGTTTGTAACATTGTTTTTTACGATTAATCTATTCTTAAAAATCTGACTAGCACTATATGAAAATACAAAGTCAAATGCTGATTTAGCATCAAATGGAACTATTTGGTATAATAATGGTGATGCCATAATTAAACCCCCTTTCTAAATTAAATGAAACTCTTATTTCGTGTTTATTAAATTTTGTAATTCAGTATATTCTTCTTGCGTGATACGATTAAATGTCATAAAAACATCTAACTTATTTTGGATATCAACTTTATCGTAAACTCCATTTTCGATAACCTTTTTAATCAATTTATATGTCATGTAATATCACTTTCTTTCAATCCATTTTCTTGTAATGTTAATCTATAATCTAAATCTAGCATAATATTATCGCTATCTAATAAATTAGATTTTAAAATTGTTAAGTTTTGTATTAGTATTGCTGTTGGTTTTGGATTTTGAGTATAAAATGTAATATTATAGTTTTCGTCTATTGAACCAATAATTATATCATAGTTATCTAAATCAAAATCTATTGCATGTATTCCATATTTAGTATCAATTGGTTGTATATTTGATTTAGATAATACGTAACCATTAATATCGTATGTATAATAAAACATTAATATCTCCTTTCATTAATTTAATAAGGTACATCCATACCCAGTACCAGATATAGCTATAGTATTAACTAATGTAAGTGTTGCCCCACTTATAGAATACATATACATATAATTAGTACCACCAACTATTAAATAAGTCCCAGTATTATTCACATCTAAAGAACTAACATTAGTACCAACTACAATTGTATTAATATATGTGAAAGTATTATATGTATATGAATATATATATAAATAACCACCAGCCCCTAATACTATATAGTTATTTGGTAGGAACTTAACATTTGTATATTGGGATGGTACTCCATAGTTAGTTGTTGCCATTACATTAAAAGTAGTTTCAGAAGTTTTATACAATAAATTTATATATGGTGTGGTGTTAGATGTACATACAATAAAATTTCCAGTACTATCATATTCCATTTTGTATTTATAATATGAAGATGATGCCGTCCCAATAACATTAATTGTTAAATATGTAAATGTATCACCAGATTTTTTATACAGATATATATAATTGTATCTTCCACTAAATGAAAGATAACTATCGTCTTGTGACCACGCACAACAATATGTATATTGACCAGAAAGTGAAGTTAAAAATACCCAAGAACCGTCTGGTTGTTTTTTATAAATATCACATGTAGCTAAAGAATAGGTACAAAGTGCTACGTAATTACCATCATGGCTAAACTGTATATCAAATATATAATTTTGTAAATGTAAATTAAAGGTAATTTGTGTAAAAGTATCTCCAATTCTTTTAAATGCATATAAATATGGGGAACTGTATATCGAAACAAATAAATATACTCCATCTGGTGAAAATTTTGAATAGATAGGATAACTATATGGCACTATAATATCTGAATGTTGAATTAAAACGTTTCCACTTCTATTATACATATGATTATATGGTGATGCACCAGTAAATCCAGAAAATACATATTTACCTTTTTGACTTAAATATTGCCAAGCAGAACCATCCCATCTATAAGCTGTTTCCATATCAACAGCACCATTAACTTTACTATATATTAAAGGAAATTGAGATAAAGAAGTTATGGTACTTCCATTTGTAAAAGCTACATTATTTGCAGTAGTCCAAGGGGTAGCATCTCTATTAATATAGTTATCGAACATAGTTATTTTTGTACCGTCTGTAGTTTTTTTTGTAGTTACAAGATTTAAGTATTTATTATTTGTGTTACTAGTTTTAGCGCAATAATAATTATCATATCCTGCTCTGACGGCTTCATCAATAACTAAAATCCTCTTAGTGTCATTTGCTATCCATATATGATTAGTATTCACAGGCGTAGGTGTGGCTGTCTGTATACTTAATGGGAAGTCATACATATCTTTTATACTTCCTGCGCCACCTTTAAAAAAAGCTGTACCACCACGGGCAGAGCCACTACCATAATCTAAAACTACTGATGATGATAAAGTCACTGTAACCATTGCATTAGCTACCCAACTATCACTTGTTGGGTACTCCCCATTTAATTTACGGATACCAAATGTAGTAACATTTGGTATACTTACATATATCCAAATTCCTTCTATTGGAGCAATAGGGGCTTTAAATGTTACTTGACAACCCTCTGTAAATACAAAATTGGGTATAGTTAAATAGTATCCCCAATTGCTATCTCCCATTGTAGTAGCTGTAGCAATCCAAGTATTAGGTGTTGGCAACACAGTAGCGCTAGGTATTACACTAGAAGATATATACATATCAGCCCATCTATTTTGTGGTATCATAACCCATACTGAATCATTTATTTTAAATGTTGTATTTTTAATTCCAGCAGGAATATTATATTCTGCTCCATTAAATGCAACTTTATATTGATTATTTCCTAGTACTGCCGTAACAATTGCTTTAAAACTTTTATCATAATCGATATTTTCTACCGCTTTATTAACTGAATCAACAATTGTTTCCGACAATACACTTACCATTTTATCATTAATATCCATTATTTTCTCCCTCTATAAATTTTGATTATTTATTAAAAAATGTCACATGACAATCACTCTCTTTCAACTATATTCCTAAATGTTAACGTATATTAAGAACCGCTTCTACTAAACAATGCTTGCAATACACTAGCTGGAAGTTTCTCAACGATAGCTTTAGCCGCTGTATCTGGATTTTCAACTTCGTGTAAGTTGACATCCCCAATTGTAATATTAACGTTCTTATCATTGCTTGATGTAATTTTAGAGTTATGTGTTTCCATCTTGCTTGTGAAGTATTCTGCTAGATTACTATTGTTATGTACAACATCGTATAGTTTCTTACTATCAGTTGCATTAAATATTGTTTCTGGACTTGTTGGAGTACCATGTAGCATATTTAATCCACCCTTAGTATCAACACCACCATCAGCATAAGCCCCGTGAGCAACGTAGTTACTATTAGGAGCGCTACTACTACTCTTTGATTTAGCGGCGGCTACGCTTGCTAGTGAATCGATATAGTTTGATGCCGCAGATGCCGCATTACTATAACTGCTTGCTAACTTATCATTAGAATTAATTATTGTACTATTTGTTGCAACAATTTGATTTTGTGAAACTGCATATTTAGCCCTAAATGAATCTAAATTAGCAAGTCTTGTAGTTAATAAAGCATTCTCTTTAGAATTACCATCAGATAACTGTGCTAAGAATTTTGTCTGACTAGCTAAATAATCTGCTGTCTTTTGATTATATAATACTAATGATGCTTGATTACTTTCTGTGTAAGAATCTTCTCTATCTGTTAATAAAGAATTTTCATTATCATTACTTGTTGTAAATAAATCTAAGAAGTCAGTATTTTGACTAATATAACTTGCTAATCTTGATTTTAATAACCCTGTCTCATTAACATTATTATTAGTCATTTTCTTAATAAACTCATCACTATTTTCATCGTAATAATCTACGAGTTCATCCCACTCATCTTTATAATCATTTAAAGAATCTATTTGGTCTTGTATAGATTTCTTTTCAGCATCAACAATATCTTGTAAGTTATCTTTATGAGTATTCAATGTTTTAATTTGGTCATCTAAGACTTTCTTTTCAGCATCCCAATTATCTTGTAATGTAGTCTTATAATCATTCAGTGTCGTAATTTGGTCTTCTAACGCTTTTTTCTCTGAATCTAGTGAAGATTGTAATTTATCTTTTTGAGCAGTTATTGCATCGATTTCTGCTTGATAATTTAAATCATCTAAAGTCTTCTTAGCATCAGAAACCGCAGTTTTATCTGCTTCAAATACAAACCCTTCACCCTGTTTATATATACGGTTTACTTTTTGACTTTCAGCTTTAGCTAAATCTTGTTTTGCTTTCTCAAGCGCAATAGATTTATCAGTTAAATTATTTTCAGCTTCTTTTTCATCTAGTACTTTTTGTAATGCATCAATTTGTGGTTGATACATATTTTCCATTAGTTTCTCTTGTTTTTCTAAAGCCTTAGTTTGGGCATCAATAGCATCAAGTTGTGGTTGATATAAATCTTCAAGAACAGTTTCTTTTTTGTCTAATGATTTGATTTCTGCTTCATCTGCATCTATTTGTTTCTGATATGTTTTCTCAATCGCATCTTGTTGTTTTTGGTATGCCGCTATTTTCTTATCGATAGCTTTTGAAGCATTATCTAATTGTTCTTTAGCATAAGCTTTTTCAGCATCATAAATTTTTTCTTGTAAATCCCATAAATCTTTTTTGTCTGCTATATTACTTGAATTTAATTTTGCATATATAGCTTGTAATCTTTGTACGTACTGAATACTATTTTCTTGAACTGTTCCCATTGATACATCATGGTCAAGAGTATCTTGTTCAGAATCAGCAATAGCTTTTTTAACTGCAAGGATTTTCTTTTGTAGTTCAAGTTGTTTTTCTGCTGTATTTGCTAGTGTCATTCCACTTGAATTTAAGTTCTTTTGAATTTCTAACAGATTTTGAAGTGAAGCTTCTGAATCTTTTCCTATTATGTTAAGGTCTTCTCTTCTTGCAAGTTCATCATAAGAAGATTTTAAAATATCGTCTTGATAGTCTTTAAGCGCACCATAAGTATCTTTTTGTAATGTTAATTTGTCTTCTGTGTCTAAAGCAGATTTAGCCCATTTAGCTTGTAGGCTATTTAATGCGGTATAATATCCTATCTTATTAACATCATATTTTCCAGTATCTTTTGCTGTTTCTATTACCTTACGTTCTAACTCATACTTTGCTTTTAATGCGGCGGCGGCTTTATTAGCGGCTGTCTCGGCGGCACTTGCTTCTGACTTTGCGGTACTAGCGGCTTTCTTAGTAGCGGCATCAACTGCATCTAATTCTTTTGTAGTTTTTGGTATGCTAGTATTAATACTTCCTAGAATACCGTCAATTGTTTTTTGTATTCCACTTGTATCTGTTGTTGTACCACCATTTAAAGCTTTTTGTAAAGCTACAATACTATTTTGTGCATTTATGTATGCCCTACCACCGTCTTGTCCGTTACCTTCCATAGAAGCTACGCTTGCTTTAGCCAATTCTAATTGAGTTTGTAATGTACTCTTAAACCCATCGTTAGTTGCGGCATACATTTGGACTATTTTTCCAGTGACTTCTGCGGTAATTTTTGCTTTTGCCGCTTCTCCATCGCCATATTTTCCAACATCAATTCCGTATTGTTTAGCTAATGCTCTAATTTTGTCTTCATTAAGACCTTCAATATTTAACCTAACTGCATCAGAAATTTTAGTTTTACCATTCTCGAAACTACCATAATTAGTTGCATCAGCTAAATATTCATCAGCTAAAATTTTTCCAGAAAGAGTTACTAATCCTATTTGCTTATTAAGTACAGCTACATCAACAGCATTTTTAAGTTGTTGGAATGTTGTATATTTTGCATAATCTATTTGATAGTTAGCTTCTAATTGAGTTGCCAATGTATTTTCTTTTGCCATTTTTTGAGTGTAAAAATCAGTGCTATTGCTTATTTGGTCTTGTATATTTTTCTTATATGCATCAGCTTGTTCTTTTTGTTTAGCTTTTAATAAATCTTCTATATTAGCGGCGCTTCTAATTCCTGCTGAATACTCTAATAGAGCAGGAGTTAAATCGCTATAGTTTTTTATAATTGCTTTCATATCATCAGATGATACGGCATGATGTGTATTAATATTTTCTATAACATCACCAAGAGAATTATATTTATCAACTATAGTGGTAATTGTAGTGCTCAAAGAATCTAAAGCATCAGCTTGTGCGGCAATTGCATCAGTTTCATCTTTTGTAGGTGTAAGTAGATTAGTGAACATTTGAATTAATCCGTTACCTTCAACTCCTGCATTTGTTAATGAATTTTTTAATACATCTAAAGTTTTTGTATCCACACCAGAAAATGCTTCTTTAAATAAATCATTTACTTCTGCTGTAAATTTAGTTTTATCTATTGTGCCTTTACTAAAATCAGTTTGTAATTTTAATGCCTTATTCCAAGCTTCTTGTATTTTTGGGGAATTGTCGGAGATTGGTTTGATTATATTCTTTGAGATATAGTCACTAATTTCTGTTGTGTTACTTCCAATTTTACTAAAGTTTAAACCAGAAACAGCTTTGGTAACAACTGATTGTAATTGACTTCCCATTTTTTTATAATTATCATCAAGTTCAACTTTTGCTTGTATCACTGGTTGTATTTTAGCTAGTTCAGTTTCTAAAGATTTTTTTATATCATTTTTTGAATCTGATATTTTTTTTGTTACATCTTTAGTATCTATACCACCAAAATCAAAACTCCACGTACCATATTCATTAGCATTTTTTGCTTCTTTATAAACTTTTGTATATGATATACCAAGTTTATCTAATTGTTCAGATAAAGTTAGCATTTTGTCTTGTGATAAACCAGTATTAGTATTTATAGTCTTTTGTATTTCATCTAAATTAGTTAAAGAAGTATTATATTCGTCTACTTTACCTTTAATCCCATTCCATATATTATCGGCATCTTTAACTATACTTTGATTATATGATTCCTTTTGTTTTGCAATCATTTCTGTTAATGATGTAACAACTGCATTTACACCACCGTTTAAGTCTAATAGAGCATTACCTTGTGAATCATACCCCTTAACTAGTTCTGGTGAAACTCCTGCAATTTGTTTATTTAATTCTAAAAATCTAGTATATTCGGTAGATGATAAACTTACATTATTATTTAAAGCATCTACACCTTGTCTTAATTTGGCATATTCGGTGCTTACATCACTAATACTTTTAGCGTTACTATCTAATGTTGCTTTTTGTGTAGCAAATGTATCTAATAATTCTTTTGACTTATTAGCTAAATCTTGTTCTGCTCCTGCAAAGTGTTGAATTAAGGGAATAGCAACTGATAATAATGTAGTAATTAATGTTAACCAAAAACCAATTGGATTAGCCGCTATTGCCGCAGTTAAACCCTTCATAACTACAGTAAATCCACCAGTTGCTACAGTAGCCGCACCAGTGGCAGTTACATCAGTAAGCTTTATTGCGGTATCTTTTGCTATTACGGCACTTACCCCTTGCGTGACAAGAACCGCTTCTATTTTTTCTGCATCTAATAATTTTAAACCAGCTAATTCTTTATTACTACTAATAACTGAAATTAACTGCGCTTGATTTAATTTACCTAAATTTAATACTTGACCATCGTATAGAATTTGTGTCTTTTGTGTTTCTACGTTGCCTAACATTGTTGCTTGTGCTAATTTACCTAAAGTAATGACATACCCATCTGTAGCTGTTGACATAGTTGAAAACTTAGTCATTAAACCTTCGATACCTAAACCTAATAATTTACCACCAACTAATACAAGTGCGGCAGATAATAAATTTAATTTATTTATTCCATAGTCTAACATACCAACTAATGAAGTACCTAAATCAAGTATTCCTTTAAAATTACCACTTTGGTTAAGATTATTAACTAGCTTATCCCATGTTGCAATAAGGTTGTTAAGTTTACCATCAACTGAATCCGAAATTGCGGCATATTTTTCTTGGGCTGTTCCTGCTGATGTAGCTGAAACACTTGTTGCTTCTAATACCTTATCATAGTTTTCCATTGTGGCAATAAAAACGTTACGTTGACGAGTACCAGCTATAGAAGTTGCTAATGCAGATTTTTCTATATCTGTATATGTATTCCATTTTTTGCCAACATCATCAAGTACATCTTCCATATTGCGCCATGAATCGTTAGTATCTCTTAGTTTAATTCCTAATTTATTAAGAACTTTTTCAACGTCATTTAATGCTTCGCTAGTATCATCATCAACAAACTTGCCAATTTTGATATTTTGCATTCTAGCAGTAACACTCTTCCAAGCATTACCAATAGTTTCTGCTGATAATCTTGTAACAGAAGAAGCTACGGTAATCAAGGCACTCATTTTGTCAATGCCAACTCCTGCTAATCCAGCACTAGATGCAACGTATTGTAACGCTGTTGCAATTTCTTCTGCTGATGTAGCATATTTTAAATCCAATGCAGAGAACTTATCAACGACACCCATAGCATCACTTGCACTAAGTTTAAAACCATTTAAAGCGGCTGTCATTAATTCTGTAGATTGGGCAGAATCCATCATACCAACTTTAGATAAGGTTGTAGAAGCCTTTAATAAAGTCGTTGTATCTTCTACTGTTTTGCCCTGTCTCCTGTAATATTACTTTTAAGAATCGTTACTTCTCAAAAGATTCCATTTTAGTATCTATATTATATGTATATTTATAAAAATCTTGATTAATTAATATTTCGAATGCCTTGTTCTTAATACTTATTAGTTCAGCATCAGATGGTAGTTTATCAGTTCCAGATATTATTCTAAATTCTTTTATTCCTAAATCATATAGAAATTTTTCTCTATTTAATTCATTTTTATTAAATTCATCTATTGTAAATGTACCTAGTCTAACCCCAAGATTATGACCAGAACCATCGTACTCAAAATAAATATTAGAATCTTTAAAATATATATCTAAAAAATAATTACCAATATTATAATTTAAAATCCCACCATATAAATTATAAATATATAATTGTTGTTTACTCGTACTATGTTTCCTGTAGTTTATACCATATTTTTTAGATGATGTTTTTATGCACTTCTTTAATATTTCCTTATTTTGAAAAGGATACTCAACACCTAATTTTTTAATATTAGTTTGTTTAGCCTTATCTAAAATATCTTTATTTCTTAAAGAACATTTATTACCATACCTTTTAATATTAGTTTTTTCACATTTTTTAGTCTTACATTTATCACAACAAATATCATCTTTAGTTTCTAAGTATTTTCTATATGGTTTTTTAAATATCTTTTTACAATATTTACATTTTACATCAACTTTAATTCCAGAGCCATTAGGAAGTTCACACGTTTTAATGATAATATTATCATTAATTTTTACATCATATCCTAAACCTTTAAAATGTTCTAAATTAAAATTGTTAATTCTTACTTTAATTTCTTGATTATCTGTATCCACAAAACCTTCTTTCTATAATATATTAACGAATACTAAAATGGAATTTTCTCATAGTTTCCTATAAGCATAGGCTATATCTTTATTTCATATTGTAATATGAAATATTCCCCATTTCCATGCACTTGCATGTACTTCCTCTCGGAATAGTCGTTGAGCCTTCCTCTAAATAAATAGAGACTTGGTTGCGGATTGTCCAATATTATTCTTTTTTACTATACCAAGCACATTACTGCTTGCCCTTATTTATGTCACCATAATAAGTTAGTAGAATAATCTCTAAGGAGTTCCCCGTCAGTTAAAGGAATTTATAGTGACCTCGATTAAAAAGCCACTCTACCGAACCATCTGCAACAGCTTGTGTTGTAGTATGTAGTTGAAGGGCTAGGTTAGCATAAGTACCAATCATTTGTTGTGCTTCTTGACTTGTTCCACCAGTGACTAATCTAATCTGTGTCATTGAATCGTCAAGTGCTTTTACTTTTTTTATACTTGCCATAATAGCTTGGTCTACTTCTTGGAATGCAGAAGAAGCTATTCTATATTGGAATACGTTCCGAATCATATCTGTCATTTTGCTATTAAAACTTGAAACATGAACAGTAGAATTTTTTAATCCGTCAGAAATATTATTCTGTGCTTCAAGCAATTTTTTGTCTGCTTCGATGACTGATTCCTTAACTTTTTCATTAGAAGCTACAACAGAATTGTCTTTAAGTACAGCAGAAGATGCTGTTGTATAAGCAGACTGCAATTTCTTAACTGATTGAACATTTGACTCGATTACAACATCGTTTGCTTTTTGTTGTTGTAATTTTGTCAATCTTATTTTAGCTTCGATTAAATCATCGTAAGCTTTTATTGCGGTTTTAATATTATCAGTATCTATTTCTTCTGTATTTTTTCTTTGTAAACTTTTTTCTTTTGCATCTACAATAGACATCTTATCTGAATAATCGTTTTCAAGTGATACTATTTTTTGTTTATCTAATATTTGAGATTTATATGTTTGAGATACAATCTCTTCTTTAGCTAAAAGATTATTATACGCACTTGCAACTTCTGTATTATTTTTTGCATTTTCTGAATTAATTTTTTCTTTTAAAGTTACTTGATAATTGAGAGAGGACTTTAAGCCATCTTCTGCGGCTGATTGTTCTTTAGCTAGTTTTAATGATTGCTCTTGTTTTTGAACAATTCCTGCATAACTAGCTTCTATTTTGTCATTATTTTCTGTTCCGCTGTTTACGTTTGAAACTTGACTAGTGGTCAATCTACCACTACCAACATTACTAGATAGTTCTTGTTGTAATGTTTTTAATTGCTCTTTTAATAATAAACTAGATTTTTCATCCGCTGTAACAAGTTTTATTTTTGTAGTATGTATAGTATTTAATATACCTAATGTTTGGTTATATAAAGATAAATTATCTTTTGCTTCTGTGGATTCTTCTTTATCTAATTTGTTTGCTTCTAACATATTAAGTTTTTCACTTAACATAATCTGATTCTTTAATATGGTAGAACGGAGTTTTTCATCATCAATTAATTTTTCATGTTTTTGTATGTACTCATCTAATCTTGTTTGAGCATTACTTAGTTGAACTTCTGCTTCTTGCCATTTTTCTGAACCAACGCTTTGCTTTGCAAATTGTTCAGCTTTATTTCTTAATTCTGTATATAACTTTATAACTTCGCTCATCTGGTACTTAGGATTAGTCTTATCAACTACGGTAGTATTTACTTCTGGTGTTCCACTTTTAATAAATTCTCCACCAGCATTAGCCGCATCTTTTAATCTAATCATTTCCTTGAAATCGATTAGAACTGTTGTTATACCTTTATGTAAATTTTCAAAATTTAATGAAAATGTAGAAAGTAAATTAGAACCAGAACCTAAAAATGTTGCACGCATTCCAGACCCTAATTCATCGATTAGACTTGTTAATTTTTGTACATTTTTCCATTCTTGTTTATAATTGAATAGTTCGTTATCGCCTAATTTATTTTTAAATACTTCTTTAAGTTGGTCTACGATAAGATTAACTTGCTTTACACTATCCTTATCTTTAACCTCAACACCAATCTCAACACCAAACTCTTGTAAGTATTTAGAGCCTTTACCTAAAGCCATAATTATCCCCCCTCTCTAAAATATAATTTAATTTTTATAGTCCATTCTAACTAAAACTCTTAATTTTCTATCTATTTCTTTCGCAACATAATCATTAACCCAATCCTGTGTTTGTTCTAAAAAATGGATACCAAAATCATTCCTACGTGGATTACGTCTTGAACCTTTACCTTCTCCACCGTTTTCAAGAAAATCAATCAACCCATATGTAAAATCTTCACCATCAAAACTTCTGTGTGCTTGCCATCCTTTACCTTCATTTTGAGCAGAAGCCCTTAATCTACTCATATCCATGTAAACTCTAACAGTATTACCAGTTATGCTATATCTTGCACAGTTCCTTAACTGATTAGTTCTTTTATAATGGTTAGGGTCACTTTCATCATATGTATATTTGTCATACCAATCTGAAATAAATGAATTTATTTTCTTTACGGCTTCATTACCAGTTTCCATTAATATAATTTTTATTTCAGATTGCATATTAGCTTCGATAGTTTTTAATCTAGCATTTAGAAACTGTGTTATTTCATCAGCCATTATTATTACTCCTTTTTGGTAAGTATCTCGTCTGTTGATTCAGATTTAATTCCCTCTACAATCTTTGTAAGAGTTGGGTTATTAAATGTTTCAATAGTTTTTAAAACGTTTAGCTTATCAATATCAACTTCGTTATTAAGAATATCTCTCATTCTTTCGATTTCTTCTACTTTAGGATAATTATCAAAAATATTTATCAGTTCATTCATAATACTTACGTTACGAATGCCAGAAAGTCTATCACATTTTTCAAGTAATTCTACATAATCACCTTCACAAGCACCGTTAATCAAATCATATAATCCACTTTGTTTAACTAAGTCATAATTCTTAGTCGTTTTATCAGTTGGCATTACACCAATATTTGTATAATAAAACTGTAAATCAAACATCATAGATAAATCATATTCTAAATAAATATAGTCTAAATCAATTTTCTTATTATCGCCTTGATTAAATGCTTTATTTTTAAATGTTTCTGCAAACACATTAACAATTGCGTATTTACTTGCAAGTGGTAAATATGATTTTACTGTAATATTTTCATTAAACCAGTTAGTGAATTGTTCTCTAGTAATTAAACCAGTTGTAACTTGAACCATTTTATCATGAACATCTGAAAAGTGTGCATACTCGCTTTTTTTATTAGCCATAATATATATCTCCCCTATTTTCTATTATTATAAATTGGATAAACTACCTTCTTGTATATTATCCTTTATTCCATTTTCATCAAAATATTTACCTAGTTCGGCAGATATATCAGCATCGTTATAGATACCAACCATATCTACTGATTCCCAACCAACTATTTTCTTAACAATTTCGGCTGGAATATTAGAAGCCATTAATCTACTTACAAATAAATGTCTAAGTGAATGCCAGTAGAAGTCAATACCTAGTACTCTACTAAATGTAATAGCCATACTGTTTAAAGTATAGATTGTAATTGGTTTCCATTTACCAGTTGCTTCATCTTTTGAAACAAACAAATACTCACTATCAACTCCAAGTTTTTCTCTTTGAGCCATCCATAAATCAAAGTATGGTTTAAAATCTTTAACCAATGTATATCTATCTAACATTTTTCCACGAGAACCTTTCCCTTTTGTTTTCATTAGTTCTGGTGTTTTATAAAGTGAACCGTAGACTATATTACTATCATCAAAATAATTTACTTTAAATCGTGTTAATTCTGATTTACGCGAACCACTACAAACAGCTAAAGCAAAAACACAAGCCTTTAGATACTGCTCTCTATCTGTCAGATACTTTAGAACGGTTTCAACCTCTTGTGCTGTAACAATAGTCTTAGTCCTTGTTTGTGTCTTAACGGGGCTTTCAATCTTGTTTATGATGTTCCTAAAATTAGGATAATCATCATCTAATATATTTTCAATAAAGATTGACATACTGCTCAATGCAGATTTTAGTCTACGTATTCTATTAGGACTATTATTAATTGATAACAAATAACTTTGATATCTCATTACTTCTCTTTTATTTAAATCAATAAAGAACTTGTTATTATTAAACAACAGATTCCATGTAAAGAATATTTGTAAATCATTCTCATATCCATGAATTGTAGTGGCGCTTCTATCAACTGATTTTAAATACTGTAAAAATTCAGTCATTATTTGTTTATTCTCTATACTAATTTTATCTAATAAATCACTATTCGTTTGCTTGTTGTACTGGGTTTGTCTTCCGATGATTTCCACCTTCTTTTTCTATATATTTATCATAATATTCCCATTGATGTTTTCCTGCTGTTTTACGTTTGTGTTGGCAACATTCACCTATATGAGAATAATTTGTTTTATAATAATTACTTGCATCAATTATAGAGTAAAATATCTCACCAGTATCAACACAAATAATGGTTTTTGAGTTCCAACTTTCTGCCCCTTTGTGTTTTCCTTTACGAGCAATACTAAGTTTTAATCGTGTTTCTTCTGAGGGGTGTTTCCCATACATTACATTTTTATTTCCTTTTTGAGAATCACTTATTTTTTTTCTCCACTCTTTATTTCTAATACATCCGCTATTACCAACCTCACCACCAGTTGAAAAGTTATATCCAAACTCATGATTAGTCGTATTATAATATTTAATATAATCTTGTTCTAACTTACAAACTTGTGACTTTGATAAATTATCATATAAGATAACGTGTTCAATATCATCCCATCCATATTTATTAATCGCTCTAGTCATTAATATTTGAGATTGATATCCCGCCCCATTCATCCATCTACGTTCTACATCTTGTGAAGTAATACCGAAGTATAATTTACCATTAGGAAAGATATGTACATAAATTGAATAACAATTTATTTCATTTTTATTTATTTCTTTATTACAATATTGGCATCTATACCCTTGTTGAAAATTACTCCATGTGATGCTTAATTCTTTATCTGGATGTTTTTCACATTTATATCTAAGTTTTATCTTAGAATTTATATACTCATCCCCTAATAACGTATATCCAACATTATTAAATTGTTCTTTAATATATTCATAAGATAATTTATCAGTTCTGCCCATAATTACTTCACCTTACTTTTATTAAGATAGGTTACTACAATTGCGAAGCTGTCACTTTGGTCATCATTTTCAAATGTCACATTTGGATATAATTTCAAAACTTCTTCCATGACTTCTTTTTTTGTAGCATTGCCTTTTAAAATTGATTCCTTGATTGTCTTTGGTGGATAATATACCTGCTCAACATCATAAAATAATAGGTTAACAATGCCGTGTACGCGATATATAACTGCGGTCGATGTATTAAACCTACTGAATGCACGTTCAATACAGACAACGCTAGGTGGGTATTTATCCTTTAACTCACTAAGATAATCATAAATCTGTTTCAACCTAACACCGTGAGTTTGTTTATCTTTAGTCATGGTGCTACCAATAAATATAGGCTTATTATCTTGAAAAATAGTAACTCCCGTATTCTTTAACGATAAATCAAGACCCCATATGTATTTTTTATATTTCAAAATATTCTTACCTACTCTCTATTAGAAATAAAATTTACCTTTTATTTATATAAAAATCTTAAAAAAAAGATAATTAAGTAATACTCAAAGATTTTGTCTTTTTTATACTTAATTATCTTAATGTTTATTTATGTTTTTGTTATTAAATTTTTGAAACTTTAGGTTTTGATATCGGTTTAGCAGAAACCTCACTTGTAGATAAAACCGAAATTTGTTCTTTGATAGCCAGTAATTCGTCTTTAGGGATAATGAAATACTCGAAATCATCGTATCCCCTTGTCTTATCATCGGTACAATCAAACTTTCCTAACACTACGTCATATCCAACAATGTCAATTGTTTTACCACCAACTAATCCTGCCCTTAAAACTACATTCATATTATTCACTCCACTTTCTATAATGATTGGCTTTATCTCTGTATCAGAGTTAGCCATTAAATTTCTAAAACATTGTTGCGTACAACAAACGTTTTTCCAAGAATTTATAGATATACAAGACCTACAAACATAATATTCATTACCACAATTTTGACATTTTCTATTATTCATATATCATACATCTTTAGTTGCTATTTTTAATAAATTTGAATATTTGTCAATAGTGATATGTTCAGCTAATACTAGCTTATTGTGCCATTTAATAAATAATGTATATTTTCTAGTCATAAATAAAGAGAATAACATCATGCTAATTAATTCATCTCTAACATCTATAAATCTATCATTATAAATTAATTTATTTGATAATAAATATACTTCTCTAAATTTTCCGATAGATTCTAATGTATTTAATATTTTCATTAACTGTTTTTGAGATATCTTTTCCATATCGATATCTTGTATGTAGTTTATTTTTTTTGTTAAATAAATCAATCTATCATATAAATTAATAAAAACGCTATAATCATCTTCACTTATATCTGTTGTTTTACCAAAGTAATAATCTAAAGCATTCTTATAGATTATAGATAATCTATTTCTATAAGCATAATATAAATCGATATCGTTATTATACATAATAGCCAATGATGCTATAAATAGATTATATTCGTTACCTTTTTTCTCGTATATGTCTAGTACAGTTTCTATACATAAATCTGTCTGTGTGTTTAAAATCATAGCAAAAAATACAAGATTACTTCCACCATTATGTTCAATATTATACTTCATTGTATATTCTATGAATACACCATAAAGTTGAGTGTTTACAAGTGAATCAATTAAAAATTCATAATCACTTGTAGTTTTTGGTTGATACACTTTATTTAATGTGTCAATTATTTTCATTGTATCTTTATTTTTTACTAATTTTAAAAGTAACCCTAGAAAATCAGAATTATGTCTATCTAACATACATGATACAATACAATGTGATAAAGCTTCATCTCTTTTGTCTAATATAAATTCAATTTCTGCCATTGTGTGGTAAATATTTGGTTCATAATTTCCAAAATTGTTTGTTAACTTATGTTCATTCTCAAATTCTAAATTAAGTTTTATACATTTTCTAAAATATTCAATAGCTTTATTTAAATCGGAACTTTTTTCAAATATAGCAAGTTCATAGTATGTTTGTGGAATATTTGGATAAAGTGATTCAATTTTAAGTAATTGATTTTTTAAATCAGAATCGCTATAGTAGTTTAACTTTTGCATTATATAATACTTATAAAAGTATGATAAATATGCAATATCAGATGTAGCTAATATATCTTGTAAATCATCAGATTCTAAGAATTTATCACAAAACTCATCTGCCAATTCATAATTTGACATTGCCAGATTTTCTCTTGACAAATAGAATAAGTCAATTGTGTCATACTCTTTATTCTCATAACTTTTATTGAGAATATCTAAATTTCTTTTACATTTATCTAAATCTACGTCTTTTTTGTATCCAGTATGGATAAGGTCATATCCTAATACGGTGACTGTATTTAATTTCTCATCACAGTCTTTTAGTACTTCGTGTATTTTTCTATCATATCTAAATCCTAAATTTTTAAATAGTTTTAATCCATAACTGTTATTGATAATAGTTCGTGAACTTTCATCTATATTTTTAGTCAAGAATTTGATACCGTTATATCCTCTATTCAGAACATCTTCAACAGTTGTTCTGAAATTATTGTCTAATTTATATTCAAAGAATTCATCAGAATCTAAGAATAAAATAGTGTCACATGTTGTTTGTTCGATTGCGAAATTTCTTGCTTTGGAGAAGTCATTCTCCCATTCGTAATCTATCACCTTACACCCTAAATTGGTGCAAATCTCTTTAGTATTATCAGTTGAGCCAGTATCTACTATGATAATTTCATCTACAACGTCTTTATAACTATTGATGGAATTTTCGATATTAGAAGCTTCATTTTTAGTAATCGTAATTGCAGAAATTTTCATATCATATCCCCTTTTAATTCATAAAAAAAATACCCACACAGACAAATGTCTGTGTGGGATAAATTTTTATCTAGTAGTTTAAAATTAATTAAACAGTTGCTTCGCTAGAATCTTCGAAAATTGTAAATGAATATAATTCTTTTGTTGTACATCCTCTTACAAAGTCCATTGTTAAGTTCTGAACAACTGGTTCTCCACTTGCTGATAAATCGAAGTTCCAGTTACCATCTACTTGTGCTTGTCCTTCTACAACAGCAGGGAACAATTCACCAGTACATGTATCTCTTGCAACACCATAAGCTGAAACAAGAACTGTTGGTGGAATACCATCCGCATTAACTGTAATCTTTTGAGCAGTTGCAGATGTTTTATAGGTATATGCGCAAGCGATATAATCCCCAACAGCAGGAGCAGTAGCATCAGCAGTTGCAAATGAAATAGCCTTAGTAGCAGATGCATATGTGAATGTGCCAGTAGTTGCAGTAGTAGCTTGTGTGAACTTAGTACCGTATGTACCATCTTGTTCTAGTTTATACAAACTACCAATTTCTGAACCAGTTGCTCCAATAGCAGTAAATTTAGTGGCAAAAGTTTTGCCTGTACCGCCTTGAATTGTGTCATACCAAGTAATATTGGTACTACCAGTAAATACTTCTGTACCGTTCTGTACAGCAAGAACATCGGTATTCCAAGTTGCAAGGGTTACTTTTAAAGTAGCCTTTCTTGAATGTCCAAAACCAGTTCCGATGTATGTATTACCTCTACCACCAGTAGGATAAACCATTGTGATAGTATTCTCAAGTCCAGAAGTCTTAGTATCTGTTAAATAAGCGATAATGCTTTTATCGACAGGTTTTCTTAGTAAAATTTCAAAAACTTGTTGCATAGCAAACTTTTTAGGTGTAGCTAGAATAGCCATAATCAAATTCCTCCTCATAAATAATTTATATATAGTAAAGCTTTCGCTTACTAATCTAAGTTTATAACGCTCCCCCAATTGACTTTTTCCCATTCAATTGGGTTCTTTTCGGTATCTATACATCCATTATGTAATGCATCCATTGTATTTTGCCATTCATTTATCTTTACATTTCTGTAATATAAATCATAGATTAAATATATTGGATACTCTTTTATGTCTTGATACCTTGTACCCTTTGCAATTTCAGACGAGATAATACTATCTAATGAAACATAATATTTATCTACTTTAATTTTTGTTCTTGATTTATATTGATTCTTTAAAATATATTGTTTAGCACCTTTACTTCCACCTTTTAAGAACATATATTCACTAGTTATCCAATTTATTTTTTTCAAATATTTAAGGGTAGTGTCGTATAGGTTTTCTGTAAATTTTACATTATCTTTGCTAACAATATATTGTTTAAGTTTGTTTTCTTGTACATTACAAAGTACAATTTGTGGTATATCGGTTTCATTAATATCTAATAGTACATATTCTCCGCTTAATCCAAGGAAGAAATTTAAAGCATCTCTGTATATTTTATCTATTGCAACAGCCTGTTTTTCAACTTTTATAATCTTCCCATCGAGTTCAGCTTCAAAAAATATATTCATAACCTTTTTGTTTAATATACATTTCTGTATAAAAAATTCCCATTCAGTTTTTATATCCTCGTACCAGATTTGCATTTCACACCATAAAATATCTGCAACATCTATTCGTGTTGAAGTTAATGCTTTTATGTAATCATTATAATTATAATCATTATCACTTATACATTTTCTTTCTAACTCTACGATATCAGATAATTTAGGGTGTTTAACCTCAATACCATTAATTAATTTTAACCCATCTCCATATAATAAACGTAACGTACTCATTTCCATAACATCACCCCTATCTAAGATTTAGATTCTTTGGTAAAAAACTAGGTCTTTGATTCATTGTAATATCTACTTGTGATGCCACAGGGGTAGTCCCACAACCCACATTACTATCTAAACTAAGTTGATACACTAATTGTAAACCATAAAAATAGTTAGAATAGTCTCTTTGTTTAAATCCTAAATCAAGCGGTCTATTTGCTATTGGTAAATCGGTTTGTTGGTTATTAAACATTTTGTCTAATTCTTCTGCAATTAGATATGGTCTATATCCTGCTTGTGTACACCAAGTATCAAGATGAAAAATAATATCAAATACTAAATTAACATAACGATATCCTTGATTATCATAAGCGGAATCTCCACCAGTTAAAGTGACGGTAACATATCCATGTTTTTCTGTATCTGAATTTGGCATCTTTGGTAATGGAAAAATTTTATCCATAAGAAGAGACCTTGTGTCAGAAATGTCTGGTTGAGTTAAAGGGTTATAATCAATAGAGTTTTCAGTAGGATAATATTTTAAAGCTTTACATATTGTTTGATTTCTTAGCAATTTTTCTGCAATGACATTATTAATAATATCACCAAGTTCTGCATAATAAGCCATTAAAACAATCCCCCTAACTCGATTAAAAGTGTATTAAGTTCAGAAGTCCTATTATTTTTACATACTATTCTTAGTAATACATCTTTTGTAGATTTTAAATTAGTTATTGAGAACCCGTTTAATGTGGTATCAATATGATAATTTTTATCTGGAACATCGTATGAATTAATTGTAAACGTAGTGTCCGTTGGGATACCATTGTTATATTCAAAAACTTCATAAGTTTGTTTCTGATTCAACTTAACATATGTAATATTAGGTAATATGGCATCATGGTAACTATCAATGATAACATCAACAACCTCTACTTTTATAGAAGTGTTAAAAATGATATTATTTTTAAGCTTACATGTAACATTACAAATACCTAAACCAACTAACGTATATTCGCCAGTAACTTCATTAATTTCAATGATACTAGCATCAGATGAATACCATAATACATCTTCTTCAATTTCTATACCATCTAAATAAACAGTTGATTTTAATGTATCTTTAGCCCCAATCGTATTCTTAATATTAGATTGGCAAGATATCACATAATTATATGTCTTGTAATTTGCAACTGTTAAATCAAAATTATCATCTTCTGCTTTATTGTCATAATTAGCATAAAATGATAAAAATGTGACTGAATCTTTATCAAAAGTATTTAGTCTATTTGGCTTACTTCTGCTTCTTAGTTTATAAACGTCATCCCCAAAAATAAACCTTGCATTAACATCAACATCTTTTGTATATTTGTTCAATTGACATTTTACTTCGATTCTTCCTGCTGGAACATCCAATTGTATATTAGTTAATAATTGTGTTTCCATCAGATTATAATCTACATAGCATGGCTCTTCGTGAATATTACCGTACTTATCCTGTGAGTTCATTGTACAATTACATCTTTGTAAATAAGCGCTTGATGTAGCACTTTTTATATTATCAGTTGCATAAGCAATCCAAATATTATCTTCAAATCTGTATCTTGTACCTAATGGTGGTTGGTGTGTAACATCTCTAAATAGAATTTTTTTAAAATCATCATTGTTCTTTTTACCAGTTTTTACATCAATTAGACTGGTAATTCTACTTTCACATGGAACAAAACTTAAAGTACCAAACTCAATTTCTTCCTCAACATCACTTTGAACTGTTGAAGCATTATCAAATTGTCCATTTACTAATTCTTGTATTTGGTTTAAATAAAACTCTTTTGGAGATTTATTAACTGATAAAAAGGTATCATAATAACTCATTCTATCACCTTTAATGCATTTAGAATTGATATGCAATAAAACGTTAATGATTTGACATTTGCATGGTTTAACTGTGTACTAATATTAACTCCTGTTAAAACGTTTGTTAATGTTAAGTAGCCTTTAGTTCCTAAATTAAAATATCCACCTGCTGTTTCCATAATTAATCTTTCTAAATATACGTGAAATCTTTTAAAATCATCAGCTATTTCACATTCCTCATATATAGGAAGTATAGCAAACACTTCATTTATCAATTTAATTATGTATTCATTTACATCAGAGCCAGATATATTAATATTGTTAATATTATACTCCATAATTTCCAGCCGCCCATTCTTTGAAAGGGGTATGTTTTAATCCATATACTATAATATCTTGGTCTAATATTTCTCTTAGCATATTTCTATGATTATTCTTACCACTTAAATTACGCTCTTCGCTGTAATGTTTATAATCGTTATCATTTAGAGTTATCTCCATTTGTGTAATATTATTTATCGACCAATTCATCCAAGTCAAAACCATAGAATCAGCCATGATATTGAGTTCATCAATATCTAAAGACACCAAAAATGTTCTACTAACTAGGTCTACATTTGAAATATCCTTGATACAATCAGAAGAGAACCGAGGGATACTTTTAATTAAAAATGTATCCATCATATCTTCTGCAATTGCAACATCTTCTTGAAATATCTTTTTGATTTTATAATCTTGAATAGACCCTAAAAATAATTTATACAAAGTCTCAAATGAAGTTACCGTTTCCATACTCCCACCCCCTCTTTTTTATATTATAAAGTTAATATTATGCTTTTACATCAAAACTTTTCATTCCTTCTGCTTTTGCTTTAATATCAACTCCGAATTTTCTACTAATAATATCAACTTTATTATAGTCAACAGCCTGTCCACCATATATACTCATACTAATATTATGAATAATTATTTCTTTTTGTGAATCAGTAATATTATCTAACATAGATTCAATAGTATTAGCGCTAAAATCACAAATTTTATCAATAGCATCTTTGTTTAAAATAGTCTTATATAATTCCGTAAGTTCTAAGAAGTATACGGCATTTTTATCAAGAACATAAAACAATCCATTATCGACAAATTTCTTATTAGTATTAACAATATCATTTAGCTTAGAATAAGAGACTGACTTAACTTGTCCATATTGATTAAAGGACAATTTTGCCGAGCCACCTTCTTCTGTTGGTAAATTTAAAGAACCGTAGTATAAAGACATTACTTTAATTTGTTTATTAGCGGATGGTTCTACAAATCCTTCATTTTCGACTTCTACCTCTGCTAATTTAGGACTTTCGATTTTACTAGCTATATTATCTGATTTCTGCATACTAGAAATTAAAACCTCTAGTTTAGCTTTTAGTTCAGCATTGTCTTGTAATATTTGTTGATATTCTGCGTTGCCAATCGTTGGTTCAGCAACGTTAGTAACCTTTTCTTCTACAATTGTAGAAGCGGCATTTGCAATCTTAGGCATATTAATAAATCCCCTTTCAATTCAAATATTGGTAGAGGGATACCTATTAAGTCGGTATCCCTTCTATCCTAATATTTATGTATAAATATATTATGTACGAACGTGTACGATTAAGCTAGTGTGATAATTCCTGCAATAGCATTTGTAGCAACTGCGATACCATATGATTTGTTGATAGTTGTAGATTCTGTTAAGTTAGCAGTTTGTTGAGCCGCGATAGTACTATTTGTGCTTGAACCTTCATAGCAAAGCTTTACAAGTTTTTGGCTTGAAGGAGAAATTACATAGATTCTATCGTCGTCAATTGCTAATTTATAAGGATTAGACCAATCAGCGATTTGTGGTAATACCATTGTGTCATATCCTGCTAGAGTTCTGACATAACCAACTTTTACAAATTCACTATCGATATCGTATCTGTAGTTTGCATCATCTGGAAGAATATTTGCTAATGCTGTTGGAGTACCTAAGAATACAGCTTTAGCACCGCCATTATATGCTGTAACAGTAGCGGCAAGTCTTACTGCTTCTTTCTTAGTAAATCCTGCAACTTTAAGATTACCATCTACAGGAGTTGAAGGAAGGTCGCCCATTGCAGTATCAAATGCTTTGTAAACTTCTTTTGTAATTTGAGCTTCTACACTAAGGATAGCTTTCATTACAAACTTAGCTAGAGAATCAAGACCACAAAGGACTTTGTAAAAGTTAACAGAAACGGCAATAGCACGATTTTCTGGCATAACAGTTACTTGACCGTTGTATTGTCTTTGGAACTCTACTGTTCTTTGGTCTCTACCAGCTTTAGATACATAGAACAAATCATTAGGTTCAACGTCGAAAGCAAAGCTATCGCCAATCATACCATTTCTTTGTTCTGTGTAAGCGCCGATGCTTTTATCAAGAACGTCTGGGATAATCATATCAATTAGTGAGTTTGCAACTGCAAAAGAAGCCCACTTAATTAGAGGATGTTGACCCCACATTTCGTTTGATACCATTGAATTTTCTGCGAACTCAATGTTAGCAAGTCTATAGATTTCAGCGTTCATTAACTTATTCATTTTCTTTTCTTTATCAGCAAATGAAATTGAGTTGTCGTATGCGAAGCCAGTTCTTTTTTCTGTTTCAGAAAAATATGTGTTCATATAATCTCTAAATGCAACCTCGACTGTATTACGGTTGGCAGAGAAACATAATTGTTTAGTCATAATTTTTATTCAACACCTTTCTTAAATTAGTTGTTAACTACTTCAAATTTGTAAGTAGTTACGGGAGTTTTAACTAGATTGCTTGAACCAATATGTAGAATACTTGTTCCAACTTTCTTTAATGTGAAACCAGTCCCTGCTGTTGCAGATGCAACAAGTTTAAATCCAGTTGCGGCTGGTGTAAGGAAACCAAGAGTTGCGACATCAGCAATTCCAGCACAAGTCATTTCGATAATGTCATGTGGAGCAAGGAATGTAGCATCAATCATGCGACCAGTGAAATTAATAAATGCTCTTGGGTCTGGTGTTAAGCCTTTATATTCACTACCCATTAGGTCTCTAGTGATAACAACTTCTGGGCTTGTAGCCATCCATAGTCCTTTAGCAGATACTGAACCTGCTTCTGTAGCATTCCAAACTGTGCCTTCTCCAAGATTTGTAGAGTAAGAGTTAAGATTAAATACAGAACCGTTTTCAACATCAGAAGTAGCAACAGCAGTTCTGTTGTATGTATCGATGTTCATTGCTTGTACGCGAGTTTTTATAACAACATTTGTAGCCATAATTCAATTCATCCTTTCTAAAATAAAAAATTATATTGTATCCCAAATACTATTTGTTTTTCTTTGAGATTCGAATGGGAGACCTATCTTTACGATACCATCTATATTTTCAGCCCTATCAAATACCTGTGCTTTTACATAATTGCTCCAAGATTCAATAGAGGAAAATTCCTTAATTTTAGACTGCATTTCAGTCTTTTCGGATTCACTCATAGTGATTCCACGATTTTCAATATCTGACATTACTTTAGTGATTGCAGACATCTCTTTCTCTTGTTTTAATTTCTCTTCTGCATCTACTTGAAATTTCTTTAAGTCTGCATAATCAGACATAGTTTCAATTTGACACATATAAGCTTTATTTTCTTCTTTTAGTTTAGCGTTCTCTGCTGACATAGCTTCGAACTTTTCATCTGCGCTCATTTTAGCTTCTTTGTCTTCTTTTTCTTTATCAGCTTTAGCTTTATCAGCGGCTTCTTTATCGGCTTTAGCTTTATCAGCTTTAGCACTCATTTCAGCATCTTCGCTCATCTTTGCTTTTTTAGCTTCTGCTTCTTTAGCTTCTGCATCTTTATCTGCTAACTCCTTAGCTTTTTCTGCCTTACTTTCAGCTTCGTCTGCGCTCATTTTTGCCTTTTTGTCTTCTTCTTCTTTAGCTATTTTAGCTTTTTCAGCTTCGTTTGCCTTTTCTTTTTCAGCAAATTCTAACTCTTCTTTAGTCAATTTCAACTCACCTGCACCTTCATTATTATTTATTAAATCATCAGAAGTGCCTACTTCATTAAGGTAGGCTTTTTTATCCTCTGAAAACTCCAATTGGATATTAGCGCCTTTAACCGCGGGATTTATATAATCTCCTAAGAGAGTAACACCCTCTAATACAAACTCTTTAACCCTTAATTTGTCTTCAATTTCTTCTGAATCAGTAACACTCATTTCTACACTTACAGCCTTTTTATTACCATCTTCATTGAATACTCTTAGTACATCAGCACTATATTTCTTCCAAATAGTTCCCATTATTGTAATAAAAGTTCTGCCGTCTGGTACTTTACTAAACACAACTGGATTAGATTCTTCTTCTTTAATAAACCCACATGGGACTTCATCTGATTCATGACCTTCAAAATCACCTATGTATTTATTATATTTATATAGAATCGGAATGTCATAAATTGTATCAGCACACTTATTTAACACATCATTCTCAATATCTAAAGTATGAGCATTTTTACCATCAGCAAAAGCATATATTTTAGCTTTCTGAAATCTACTACTTTTTGCATCTCCTAATAATTCAATTTTATCAACTGAAAAATTAATAGAATACTTGTTCATTTTACTCACCCCCTAAATTTAAAAATTGTATTAATTCTTGTGTCTTATAATATATATAATCTCCTTTTTCAATACTAAATAATGAAAAACCATTTTTTAATAACATTGTAGATTCTTCTTTTTTACAACGGTATAGTTTATCTTCATTTACTATTTTAGGATTAAGAATAAACATGGTATTACACCCCAGTTCCTTTGTCAATGTACATTACTCTTTTAACTCGCTAGTTCCACGCGCTTGACTATTTAAAGTATCTTCATTGTCAGTATCTTCTTTAGACTGTCTACCCTGTGTTTTTTTTGTAGGGTCAACTTTCTGTGATTCGGCAGTTTGATTATTTAAACTCATCAAAGGAATTAGCTTCTTATCAAATCCCATAGATTTAGATAAAGATAAATGTCTATTAAGTTCGAATGGATTCATATCACAAATTCTTGAGACTTGTTGAAAATCAACAATACCCATAGTTGCTAAATTCTTAAATTTATCTTGTCTTTCTTTAACATCATCTGGTATATCTATATCACTAAATTTAACTTTAAATTTGTATTTCTTTGTATTTGCGTTAACAAAATAATCAACAAAATCTTCAAATAGTGGATATATAGATTTAATAAAAGCATTATCTATTGCACTAGCTAATTTAGATTGGTGTACATTTAGTCTATCAGTACTAATTAATGGTTCAGAAGATGCAACACTTTGAGCAGAGATATTATCTACATACTCTGATAGCATATTTCTTTCAGAAACAGTAAATTCTACTGGTTTAATATCATCCATAGGTAATGCGGTTAATCCAATTTGTTTAGCTAAACCTTGTCTAGCTACACCTAAGAATTTACCTAAAATATCTGGTGTGATATTAATTTGATTCGCAACAGCACCAGATTTTTTATCTTTATTCATTCCTATAATACCAACTAATAACTTAGAAGCTTCAATAAAATATTTATCCTCTTGAAGTTTCCTTACGGTTGGTTGGATAGATATTTCTGGAAATAATGCGGCGAAATATGGGGTTAAGGTAGCTATTTCTGGTGATATTTTAAAAGCCCAAAACTTATCTTTTGGGGAACATTGATGCCAATAAATAAACGTGCTATTCCTTGAATCAACGTTACCAGATGGTTCATACTCTGTAGAAACATTCTTAAATGTTTCCCTATACATTCTTTTAAAAACTTTAGGGTACATATTTATGTCTACACCGTAATTACCAATAAACCAGTTGAAGTTGAAGTCAAATAACAATCCAGAATCGTGTCTTCCAGTAATCTTACAAAAATCTGGTGGAAGTTCTTGAAGTGTATATTTACTTCCCTCGTCCCTAAGTATAGTATAATAGATTCCTTGTCTTAGCATTTGTTTCATTGCTTTTTGAAACTCTTCTTTAAAGTTAAAGTGACTACAAAAATCATCTAAGATTTTTAAATCTTTCTTAAAAGCAGGAGAGTTAAATTCTTCATCTTTGGTTATGTTTGTACAATCAAATGTTAAATTAAAACAAGCTATATCAGCAAAGTATCTAATTAATCTTTTATAAAACATATTTTGAACTTCAAAATTTGTACTATAATTTCTTAATATAGTTTCGCTATCTTTAGGCGCTCTTAATGCTCTTTCAATCCCTTCCATAGTTCCTTCGACGGGGTTCATATTAATATTTTGTAATTGTCTATTCACCGTGTCTGGTGTGAAATATGTATTACGGAATTGATTATTATATTCGTTTGAAAAGCTAAGAAAATCCCAAGCGTTTAAAACTTGGTTTACTTCGCCCTCTGTTAGTTTTCCATCGTTGTCAGCCAAATTATCTCTCCTTTCTTACTTTTATCCGTATTGTATGTAGTCTAGCAAACCATAATCGCTATTATTATTGCTAAAATGGTTATCTTCTAAAAGTTTTGCATAGTATAATCCGTAAGCTAAAGACATAACTCTATCTTTACGTCTACCAGATTTCTCTTTTAAATTGATATAACCACCTGCTACTTGGTCTAAATTTATTGCTTCATTAATTAACATATTAGTTTGAACATAAGAATCTAAAAGTCTAATTCTTAAATTAGAATCTTCTATTTTATAATATTTAAAATATTTATTAAGATATTCTACAGCTTCTTGTGATTCCACTAATAGTGAAACTTCTTCTGATGTAAACAAATTTTTCATATTAATAAACATTTCATGTTTTAATTGTGGTGGTGTTTTAACACTATAAATCAATGGTACTGCATTTTGGCTAATAGTTCTATTGACCATTTTTACATCGTCATAGTTAACAACTGTCCATGCAGGATAATTTTCACCACGTTCTTCATCATAAGTTTCTGTAGTACAAGCATCGAATACACCAACACCATTTCCCTGTGTATCGATAACAAAATAGTCACAATCTAATTCATAGAACAATTGTTTAGAACGTCTAGCTTGAATAAGTGAGTTAATACCATGTAGGCTTTCACCATACGCTACAATTTTCTTATACTTACCATCACTTGGAATTAGTCTTATAATCCAGTAAGCGGTATTATCGTTTTTTGCTGATTCTATCAGCGCGACATCCATACATAAAAGACGAATTTCATTTGGTAACTTTTCTTGATAGAACTGCCATTTAGTCTTATCTTCTTTGAAATCTACGAACTCTTCATTACTCATAGCATATAGCGCTTTAGTATTTGTTCTTACTTTATCCATTACAGTATATTTAAAGTATGAATCACCATTACCTCGTTCTGGAATACCTAAATATTCAGCTTTTAGTATTTCTAATGATTCTTGATTTTCTCTAAAACTTTGTTCTACAATTTTACGAGTAATAAACTTATTCTTTACACCAAAGTGATAAGGTAAAGCAACAGTAGAATAATCCATGTTACCATCTAACATATATTGCACAAATTGTTCAAAATATTTATAAGACCATTCTTCTGCTCCACGTATAGAACTTAAATACAATTGTCTTTGTTCTTCTGATGGCAATGCATTTTTCTCTTTTGCAGTTAAACTTCTGTATGGTGGGCATCTAGGAGATGTTAACATTGGTACGAATACTCTAGTTAAAACTTCTTTTTCTGTTCTTACAAATTCATCAACAATTAATATATGGCAACGAATACCTAATGAGTTTTCACTATAAGGTGCGGTAGCAATAACAGAACCGTTCTTAAAAGTAATACTGCTTTCATTTTGTCCAGTTTTTACACCGTCTTTTTCTATCTCATTACTTAGATTTTTACTATCTCTTGAAAAGTCTAGTATCTTTTTTATAAATCTAGTAGACTGACTTTTAACAGGACATACAACCAATATTTTTTGGTTAGGATAAAGAATTGCACGTTGAACTGCAAATAGAAGCGTTATAGTTGATTTAGCTAATCCACGACTTGCAATAAAAATAAAGTTAGGATATTTATTCATTTGGTATATCAATACCTTTTGAAAATCATGTAATTCTAATCCTAAATAATCAGTAATAAATCTATGTGGATTACTTCTCCAATAACCTACCCATTCTTCAAAGTTCTCTGCATAAATTTGTTGTTGAGTTTTATTTTCCTTTTTTAATCTCTTTATTGTAATCGTTGGCATTATGATTCACCTTTTTCATCCACAGCTTCTGGAACATCCGAAATAGGCGATTCCTCTTCATTCACATCTTGAATATCTTCGATTAAATCAATTGTATAATCCTTATATAATTCATCAAATTTCTCTGTATAAGCATTTGTTTTACCTAATGCCTTACATGTAGAAGCAATAAATCCAATCAATAACTTGTTAATATCATCCACATCTTCAAAAGATGGGTCAACTTGTTTAACTGGTCTAATTTTTTCTAAATCTTCTATTCTCTGTCCAGTTGTAGCTTTAATTGAACCAACACTATTTTGTTTTTCAACAAGTCCACTGGTATTTAATAATTCTAATAAAGATTTTACTTTCTTCTCTACGCTGTTACCAATTTCTCTATCTTTTCTGATTTCATTACATTGTAAACAAACTTGTTGCACCATGATATCAATTGATTTTTCATTAATACCGTTAAGTTTATCTTGCCAATCAAGATACTCATTTTCTAAATAAGCCAAATCTTCATTATCGAACATTCCCCATTTTTGTTGTAAATCATCTGTGTCATATTCAATAATATCATATTTTTCTGTATCTATATCTTCGTTCTTTGCTTTTCTCTTAATTTTAGTAATTTCATCAAATGATGCCAATCCATCAATTTCATTTTCCCCCATTGAATCATCAAAGGAGTACCCCCAACCATTTTGTTCTGAAAATCCTAAGCCTTTCATATATGATTGTACAATTGCATCTTCGCCTTTAATCTTAGATTCTGGATTGTTAATATTAACAACAGCACCTTGATAACAAACGTTTATGTATGGTACGTCAATCTTTCTACACATATAATATATTGCTAAGTTCATATTCTTATATTTTTGTAGATAATATGAATATATTTCTTTAGTACATTCTTTACAGTATGGTATTTTCCCAAAATATTGTCTAAATCTATCTTTAGACTGATAAAAATTAGCTTGATTAGATGTACCACACTTTACACATTTAATCTTATCAGCTTCTGTTGCAGTTGGATTACTTCTTACTGCGGTTCTTCCCATCTAACCAACCCCTTTTTATTCTTCTATAAATGTATATATGATATCGCTTATACCGTGTTCAGAATCAAGTACAAATGACTGATTCTTTCTCACAGCGCCATATCCTTGTTCGTATCCCCATCTACTTAATGCGGATACAGTTGGCAATCTTCTTACATCAGTACCACCTTTATCAACAACGCTCTCATGGTGATAGTGAGCCAATAGATATACCGTATTTTCAGTTTGACCTAATAATTGTCTTGCATCGGAATTAACAATATCATTAATATTGTTTTGTCTTAAATCATGCGCAAACCCAATTAAAGTTTTACCAAAAACCTTATATTTTCTTTCAATCCACTCATAGTCTACATTAACGTCTTCACAGCCATCATATTTCACACGCAAAGCATTTGCAATTCCGAAAGCAACATGGTAATCATGATTAGACGGTATATGTATAACTTCAACATTAGAGATTTTTCTTAATCTTTCAATAGTAGAAATTAACATATTAGTAACGTTAATAACTGCTTTTTCAACTTCCATAGATTCTACTTGTGGAGTGCCTTTAGTTGTAGTGCCCATTTTGTTATCTACATTGATTATATCTGAACCAATAGTGAAGTATATTTTTTCAAATTTAAGATGTTTAGTTCTTTCTAATACATCGTTAACAACTTGATAGAATATTTTTTCAGCTATATTTTCGTCGTATTCATTACCAGAACTTTCAACATAACTTCTAAGAGCATAATGTAAATCAGTAATTGGAAGTATTAAAGCCTTCCCATTCTTCTCATATTGTTCTTTTTTGATATTTGAAATGTCCTTTATTTTTATGTTATCGAATAACTGTTCAATATAATCCGCTGACCAAGCAAAATCTTTTTTTGGTTTTACTGTGATTTTACTTTGATACATAACAATCTTTAATCCGTTTCCTGCTGGTGCATTCCACAAATTGTTTTTACAATTAATTAATTCCCATTTAGAAGCATCAAATTTATGCGCTTCTAATAATCTCTCTGGACTTTTTAAATCTTCTTCACATATTTCAATAATACGGTCAGAAACCATTGAACCATCTTGATTTAACTGTGTGCTATCTTTATAACCCATAGAATGTTCTTGAACATTAAGTGGTTTATTTGGGATAATTTTAGATGTTTTTCTTGACTTTCTAATAACGCTTCTAATTCTTTCGTTATCCCAATAATCAGTCGAAAATTTTTCATTTGATTTAATAGCTATCTCTCTATAGCATAAACCCTTATCTCTATACAGGGATAAGATAAAGTTCTCTTGTTCGATTTTACTCAATAAAAAAACATTCCTTTCGATTCTAAAAATTATGATTATTCCAATTCTCCTGTAGCTATATCCCAATTTTTATTATTAGCAACTAACTTTTCTGCATCTGTTAGCGGTTCATTATTCAAAATGTTAATAATATTTAAAGTAGAACTTTCCGCAGATATTGGTAATGAATTAATTAAATTAACTATTGCTTTATGTGATAAAGGACATGAACGTATGGAAATTATAATACTAGATACATTTAGACCACCAAATAATATATTATATATTGAGGAACAGTAATTAAACATACCATCATTAGATACAAGACTTTTTATGTTTAACAACGGTATGTCCATTAAAGACGTACAATTATAAAATATATAACTCATATCAATAACATTACTTGTATCTAATAATGGTATACTTTTTAAAAAAAAACAACTATTAAACATATTACTCATATCAGTAACGTTGATTGTATCTAATAATGGTATACTTTTTAAACACATACAACTACTAAACATATTATTCATATTAGTAACTTTGCTAGTGTTTAGTAATGGTATATTTATTAAGCAATTGCACCCAATAAACATATAACTCATATCAGTAACATTACTTGTGTCTAATAATGGTATATTTGTTAAAGAGGTGCAATTGCTAAACATACTATTCATGCTAGTAACTTTGCTAGTGTTTAATAATGGTATACTTATTAAAGAAACACAAGTGGAAAACATATTATTCATATCGGTAACATTTCTTGTATCTAATAATGGTATATTTTTTAAAAGCTGACAAAAAGATAACATGCTACTCATATCAGTAACATTACTTGTATCTAATAGTGGTATATTTGTTAAAGAAAAACAACTATCAAACATATTATTCATATTAGTAACTTTACTTGTATCTAATAATGGTATACTTTTTAAACAATTGCAACCGCTAAACATATTATTCATATCAGTAACATTACTTGTATCTAATAATGGTATACTTTTTAAAGAGGTGCAATTGCTAAACATACTATTCATGCTAGTAACTTTGCTAGTGTTTAATGATAATAATGCGATTAATGATATACATTTATTAAATACCATAGGATTAGATATATCAGATACCTGACTTATATTGTTATTCCCAATTAGATTAAAGTATCTTAAATTATTAGATGTTATCTTAATATCTTCTACAACAGGTAATTTCCCAATAAAATCTACAACCGTAAAATCTGTATAACCATTTTTCAAACTATGAGATACAAGACTTATATCCGTAATATTTTCACCAGTTATTCTTATCATTACCTGTTTAAACCCATCAGAAGTTAAATCATCATAATCATTAAAATCAAGTGTTTTTTCGGCTGTAGTCCCGCTCAATATATTGATTATGCTTTCATTAGCACCAAAATAAACGCTATAGATACCGTCACATATTACATTTATAGCAAACAAAGCCATATCAGTATGTGGTATTAAAAATAACATATAAGCTTCATTATCATTAGGGATTGGCATCGTCAGCCAATCTTTAGGTCTAGTTGTATTGTATACCTCTAAAGGGGATGGCGGTTCAACGCTACCACCACTAATTTGACTAATCTTATTAGGATAATTTCTAAAAATATCAGTGTCTAATATCTCGACACCTTTATCTCTAATAGCATTTTTAATTTCATTTTTAGTTTCATTTAAATATTGTAATTTGTTAATTATACTCATACAATCTCACCATTAATTATATCTAGTATTATCTCTATATCACCAATTTGTGATAATATAGATTGTATCTCCGTTCCTAACTTTGCTTTTTGAGCCGATATATTCATATTATTTAAATCTTTAATTTGTTTAGTTGTCAAAGCCATAATATAAAACTCCTTTTTTAATTATTTTTAAATAATAATATCAAAGGGGTAAACAATTAGTAAAATGTAGTAGTACGATAATTATGAAAATTTTGGATTATTAAATTTTAGTTTTTCTAGCATTTCTAAACTTCTATGTACCTTACCATTAGCATTCTGTGTTTTAATGGCATGGTCTGCTAACGCTTCTAATACTTCTGTATCAACTTTATTCATGCTAGTATTAAATCGTGTTTCTTCTTTTACTTCCTCTAATTGCGTAGATATCTCTTTTACATCATCTTTTAATCCAGAGAGTAAAGTAATTTTAGTTTCTGATTCTTTTGCATTTGCTTCAAAATCTTGCTTCATAACATCTACAAAAATAAATTTCTTCTCTAATTCCTCTACTTTGACTAAAATTATATCAATTTTATCAATCTTATCAAATTTCTTAAATACCTTGAATAATAATCCAATTATTGCACTTAAAGATAAGATAAGCCCAACAATAATTGATACGCTATTCATATCAATCTGTGCTTGCATATTAGCATCTCCCTTAAAAATAAGTTTAAACCATTCATATATAAGGGGGAAATTATCCTACTCAATTATGATTTGTTTTTAGATTATTATACTGTTACTAAGTCTTCTTTAGTAAGATTAAAATCGTATAGTATACTTCCATTCGCTTGAATCCTAGCCGCTAAATATCTAACAAATACATATCCTTGATATACAGTAATTAGATTTTTACCAGTTTCATCGTATACTGAAATTGATTTAAGATTTTCGGTAATCAATTTATTTTTATATACTTCAAGGTTATCACTAGGTTCAGCTTTATCATTTTGTATAGTAAGTGAAATATGAGCATCACCAGTAACTTCTGTTCTAAAATTTTCTTCTACAGAAGTTGCGTTAAAAATCGTGCCATCAATTAATTTAATTTTAAACATTATATCATCTCTTTTCTAAACTTTTAAGCATTTCAAGTTCATCTTTATTTATAATTTCTAAAGCCCATTCGTCTGGTACGTAATTTTTAAATCTTTTAGCTATACCGTTTTTAGCATATGTTTTATTCCAAAAGTATACATTAGCCAATGCTCTTGCTTTATGCATATCGCAAGCATATGTAGTTCTTTTATTAGCCGTACCAAACTCTTGATAATTATGAGCAGAACACCATCCACAACCTTGCGCAATAGGACAATTAAAACATTCATCAGTAGATTGTGTTCTTCTATCAATACATCCTAAACAATTAACACAATCACATTGTTTTTCTGTTTTCATCATACCGTCAAATACATTACCAATTATCATAGGTTCTTGGTCATCACCTAGACTACTTTCCATATAACGTAAGCATGGAAAAATATCTCCCTTATAATCTACAGCAATCATGTTGCCAGTACCACCACACCAATTATCAATATCATCAGTGCCCTTTGGTCTTGCAAAATCTTCCTCAAAAATAGATAGGTATATCTTATTTTGTAACCCATTTTCTAATAAATAATCAGCTACCATTTTAAGTTGTTCATATAGTGTAGTTGCGTTTTCTTTAGTCCATCCTTTTTCATATACAGTATTAAGAAATATTTGTTCATATCCTAATTTAATAAGATTTTCAACAGCTTCAAATGTATACCCTATATTAGCAGGAGCAAGTGTCATCTTACTTCCCATTTTACCACCAAGCACTTCTGTAAAGTGCTTAACTGCTTTTATAGCCATATCATAAGAACCCATACCATTAGGGAATACTCTGCAAGTATCATGTAATCTCTTATTACCATCTACAGATACGGAAAATGATAAATGATGTAAGTGTTTCTTTATATAAGTTTGTACTCTTTCATCAAAATATAATACACCGTTAGAACAGATAGTTATCATAAATCTTGTAGCCCACGGATGTTTTTTTATAATCATTTGTGTAATAAAATAATCAGTTATTTTATCAATCAAATCTATTGCTAGGAATGGTTCTCCACCTATAAATTCCATTATAATAGCAGGAGAATTATCAATATTAATATATTCATTGGTATCTATATCTGTATTTAATATATCATCTATAAAACGTTTTGCTATATCAAAATTCATAAAATGATGACCTTTGTTAATTTCATAACAATATGTACATCTTAGGTTACAATCATCAGTAACTTGAAATGTTATTGTACGTGCAAGTTTTTTATGATGCACATCACCGTCATATGGTTGTGGAAATAGTCTATTGATATAATCAGCATATTGTTCTATTTTTTTATACATTATCTACCTCGATTGTTAACATTTTGCTCTCAAAATCTAAACTCCATTTGACTTCTTTATCAGCAATACTAGGATTAGCATATATGTATAATTCTTTCAATTGTTGTAGTGCAATTTCATATTCAGAAAAATACCTTTTATATTCTTTTTGATATTCTTTTGCAGAATCAGTACTCATATTCATATTTTTTTCTAACATAAACGCTATAATATCTTTACGTGCATATGTTTCATATTGCAATGATTCTATATAATCGACAAGTTCCCCTTTAATTTCTACCTTCATAATAAAATATTTCTCCTTTTATTTTAACTCGCTCTTTGACCAGAACATCCAGTACATGCTCCGCAACTGCTTGTACATGTACTGGAACAGTATCCGCTACAGTTAGCACCAGAAGATTTAGAACCACTACATCCAGAGCAACCATCACACGATGTACATGCCCCACAAGTACCAGCACACATACTAGAACATCCAGTACATGGAGTACATGTGGTATTACAAGTTGCTTTACAAAATCCTAAACAAGTAACATCACATACTCCGCAACCCTCACATCCGCTACATCCAGTTTTACAACTACCGCTACAACTACCGCTACAACCACCAGTGCAACTACCAGTACAAGCAACACATAATCCTGTACATGATGCAGAACATGAAGATGCTGACGTTGTAGTAGCTTCTGCGGCTAAATTATTAACTATAGTTGTTAATCCAGTATTATCAAAAGATGTAGGGATAATAGCGCCTGAAACAACAGGAACTAAATCTCCATATGTTTTAACTGCTAGTAATGGTTCTATAACTTTTTTACCATGTTCAGCTAATATTATTCCACCCGTAGCAGGTGTTGTAGAAAAATCCCAAGAAGTATCAGCATAAGCAACAAGACTTCCCGTATATGCTCTTCTTTGCATTTCTGCTTTTACTTTTGCTTTTAAAGCAATTAGTTCACTAGAAATCATTTCACTCATTTATACTCATCCCCAAACTCCTTTAGCCGCTACCCAAGCAGTACCATTAAAATATTTCAATATACCGCCATTAGCAGTATCTATCCAACCTTTTGTTACAGCAGTTGGGGCGACAATTCCTACATACATACCACCTAAATCAGCGGCATGTATCCCATCTACAGTATCTGCATTTAAAACACTTGCAGTACCAATATTTAAAGAAGAATATTGAGTTCCCCATGATTCCCAAACACCATTAACTGCTTTCCTTATGTTTTTAACACTTGTTTGAGCAGATACAAACTCTTGTTGTGTCCACCCAGCACTTGTAGAAGTTGTACTATATGAATGCACAATTAAGTTTCCTTGACCATCTGGTAATGAAGGTGGATAATTTGTAAATATACCTTGATAAACTCCTGTCTGAAAATAACCATCACAACTACCAGTACAACCAATAACCTTTGGTACAAAATCGCTTGAATGTTTTCCATCTACAGTATCTGAATTACCGCCATCAGTAATACTTATTAATAAATTAGAGCCATCAATTTTACCTACAATAAATCCACCAGATTTAAATACATTGGTATATAATGCATTACCATTAATCATTTTTGCAATTAATTGAGAACCATTAATTTTCCATGTATCTCCAACGGTAAAATCAGCAGTAGTTTGAAAACTTATCGTATTACTACCTAACATATCTTTAAAATAAACTAATGTAAATGAACCTTTATCTATAGATACATTTGTAGTTGTATCCGCTGTTCTAAACTCTTGAATTGTTTCTGTAGAAGTTGTTGGTGTTAATAATTCATATAATACAATAAGATTATATGAAGAAAGCCAAGTTTTAAATAATGCAATTTTGTTTACATCAGAAAGTGAATCAGACCATCCAATTAATCTGCTTTTATTTACACGGAAATATCCAAGGGTTGCATTTGCTTGTACGTCACTTAACCAGTACCCTTCATCTGTTGTAGTACTACTTAAAAGATTTGTTTTATATGTAAACTCATTACATACGTCTGTACTTGATGCTAATCTATTTGTAAAAGAACTAACATAAAAACATACAGAAGTAGAATTATCAGAAGTAGAATATATTGACCAAGTTTCATTGCCAACAAATTTAACTAATCCAGTGTAATTAGTTCTTATTCCTGTTGTAATATTTACGGTATCTTTTACTCCATCACTCATACTATAAAGTGCATTAATAATAGTAGTAGAGCGTACCACATCGTTGATAGTAATACTTGGAGCAACTACTCCTGTTATAGTATAAAGATTATTTGGAGAAGCTATTCCAGTCCCAGTTAAAGTAGTGCTACCATTAATAATTAAGCTTTTAATGCTAGTATTTACAGTCCCATTAATTGTGACATTAGAGCCTGTTACAGTCCCTATATTATCATCTGATAAATTATGAACAGTACCAATCTTAACGTGCGAACATTTGGTAATATGTTTACTAGAATTATCAACATGTGATTGTACTGTAGTGCCATCAGTATTAAATACTTGACTTGAATCTGTTTGAATTTTTACATCAGTAAAAGTGCCATCATCATTCTGTATTTGTGGCGCTACATGGATTTCAGCCATATTAATTCCTCTCTTTCTTCTATATATAAATTAATTTTATATATAAATAAAATATAGATTTTGTATTTTTACATAACAAAAAAACACCTATAAAAAATAGGTGTTTAATGAACATTCTTTATACTCACGTTCAATGAGATATTTGGCGAAGCAAGTAGGAGTTGAACCCACGTAATCAGTTTTGGAAGCTGACGTTCTACCGTTGGACTATTGCCCCATATAACAAGATACTATTTTTATCAATAAAGCTTGATTTTATTTAATAGCTGTAAGTATCTTTAATTTGGTACGCTAAGAGGGACTTGAACCCCCAATACACAGATTAGAAATCTGATGCTTTATCCAGTTAAGCCATTAGCGTATGAACGAATGTTTTTGTGTACTAAAGTACATAGTTGCAGTCATGTTATACATACAAACAGTTAAAGCTTTCTCTCTACACCACTCTTGCAACAAAGCAGATATAGGTCAATGAAAGTGGAGGTCAATGCAGGAATCGAACCCGCATCTTCTGATTACAAAACAGAGATTCTACCGTTAAAATAATTGACCATAAATTACTTTTTGTATGGAAGTATAACCATCAATTTTTCACAGTTTTATTCTGGAATGGATATGGGTTTAATGTCTCCATTCCGACTTGATATGTTGGTGGAGATAAACGGATTTGAACCGTTCACGTTCTGCTTGCAAGGCAGATATTCTACCAAATGAATTATATCCCCATATTTATATAGTCAAAGTAAAACTAAGGCTACATAACCTATACTACCAATCAGCCAAGCAGTAATCGACTAGCCACATTTTATTTTTATGTGTTATGATTCACATGTTGGTACAATATTCCCATACTAACTTAACTCCATTAAATTTACCTGCTGTTTTTAACCTACCTTTACAACATGCAGTAATATTTGAACTATCACAGTTATAAAACTTACTTGCTTCTTTTGTAGATTTAAATATTTCTCCTGTTGATACACATATTACAGGAATATTATGGATATCACTTAATTTTTTTTTAAAAGAATCAGAACGTTTATATCCAATTAAAGAGTTACTTATTTTATCTTTTGTCTCTTTAGAAACTATATGTCCTATATGTATTCCTTTATTTTTTGCTTTCCAATCTTCCGAATTAATTGTTTCTGTTATTGACTTACTACGCTTTTTATTTATTTCTTCCATTTCGTTTTCAGTCTTATTAATAAAATTATTTAATCCCATATGAGATTTACTTAAAATTAATTTTTGTTCTTCTGACCATATGTATCCACAAGTTCCATTACCACCATTTGTAACATTATAACCATTACCATTATCAATTTTGGTATCATAATATTTAATAAATAATTTTTCATAATTATTAGCCTGTTCCAACGTCAAATTATCATATAAAATAATATGCTCAATATTATCCCAACCATATTTATTTATTGCACTATATACACATTGACCTTGATATCCTATTCCGTTATTTCCCCATCGTATTTGTGGTACTAATGAAGTAATCCCAAAATATAGTTTGCTATTAGGGAAAATATGTACATACACTGAACAATTGTTATTTTCTTTTTCTCCCATATGACCTCTTTACTTAAAACTATTGACAAGGCACTAAATAAAAATTAGTAGAATTATAATATTCTTCTTGATTTTAAAATTAGCTGTATGTGCCTTTCCATTTACAAGATACTGCTTACACGCTTAATATTCCTATACAATTTCATATTCTAAATCATTAATTTATATAGCTGTAAGTATCTTTTTATTTATAGTCACTCCAACCCAAATATAATTATATGCACTTTTTCTCTTATGTAAGATACATTCTATTATATGAGTAGATGATGGATTTTGGTAAAATTGTTTTAACCAATCTAATGCATCAGACATTTTATTAAATGATTTTATTAGATTATCTGTTTTATCATAACAATTTATTTTACAATATTTTTTATGTACTGTTTCTGGCTTACAATGCACAGAGTTATTTTTATCAATATTATCTTCATTTATTATCAGAGTTCTATCAATAAGTTTATCTATACCTCTTGTAATTTTAGCATGGCATTTAACACATAAAACAATTAGATTATTAATTTCATTATTACATCTGTTTTCATCAATATGATGTACATCTAATAATCTTATATCTTCATTGTCTCCACATAGTTCACACTTTGCACCATAATAATCTATAGCTTTATCTCTATAATTATTTATAGATACTATATTACTAGAATGATTAAAATATGTACTTGAACAATTCCTATTACAGAAGTACAAGCCACTTTTTGATTTACTCATCTTTGACTTTACTCTATATATTTTCTTGCCACAATTAGCGCATACTATAGAATCTCCTGTTTTCTTTTTATCAATTTCACATTCTGGACAGTTTCTTTGTTTTCCATACATTGCATTTTGTGCAACTACATTCCATTGATAACCGCATTTCTTACATTTAAGTTCTATGTCTTTTCTCTTACCCTTATAATCAGATAAAATCTCAATCGTATCATTAAATGTAATAGATATTCTTTTTTCAAATTCTTCTTGACTTAACATTTCTATCCTTTCTACTATAAAAGATTTAATAGGGAAACTAATTGATAGTAGCAATTAGTTTAATTACTTTATATAATGTTGCAACACTATATAAAAACCTATTTTGATAATAATTTAGCCTGTTATAAATAACAGTTGATGTTTGACACCACATAGAGGTATATTATCTTGTCTAACTCGAAGATGTAGGAATCGAACCTCTCCGCATACGTCCAAGGTACACATGCATACCATTACAACTCATCCTCGATAAAAATTCTGTTCCACATTATCTACAGCCAAGCAACAGAAAAGTAGGTTTGGTGTACCATTTCGGACTTGAACCGAAATTCTCTGCTTGGAAGGCAGAAGTGCTTGCCATTTACACTAATAGTACATATTTTGGAACAACAAATTAGTTTTACTACCCTAATTAGGTCAACACCTATATTTATTTAAACTCTCTATAGGTAAGATAGCGTGGTTGTTCCATTTTCACACTAATTTGGCGGAGAACAGAGTACTCGAAACCCAATGCTGTTAAACATCAATCTGTTTTCAAGGCAGTTCCAGTTCGCCTGTCTGGTTTATTCTCCGTATAATCGTAACTTATTTTCGGCTCATATTTAAACTCTTCGCCGCAAAGAAATTGAGGTTACGAACCCAATTAGATAACAAGACACAGTTAATAAAAAGCAAATATTTTATTATTATTGTATCGCTGTGTGTGTCTTTAAAAGCATCTACAAAGCCGTGCTTATTGCTTGGTGGGAATGAACAGAATTGAACTGTTACTTAAAAAATCACAATTTTCCGTGCTACCATTACACTACAGACCCCATATATTGGATACACTTAAAAATCTTTCAGATAGGGATATCACTCTATTTACTTAATTTTTTAGAATTTGGTGCGGGCACTAGTGCCTACTCCTATAACGTATATGTATCCTGCGTTGTTCAACTGGTGGAACATTCCTCGTTCGAATAGGATTCCGTAGTTCTTCGGACTACTGCTTTACCACATAAGCTAATCTTCCATATTTTATCTGTCTTTCCAGATTGTCAATGGTGTCGAAGAGGAGATTTGAACTCCTAATCCTTTCGGCACTAGCTTCTAAAACTAGCATGTATGCATTCCATCACTTCGACATAAATGCGCTTTTACTATTTGCAAAGATAGAAAAGCACTAAAAGAGAACTATGGAGACACATACCGTAATTGAAACGGTGTCTTCACCGTGAAAGGGTGACGGCTTAGTCCACTTGCCTAATGTGCCATGTTGGTAACACCACTGGATTCTGCCACCAGATTACAAGGTTGAGAACCTTGCGAATTACTTTTATTCGATGGTGCTATGTTTTCTCTATTATGATTATATACCTATTATTAATAATTACAGTTATTAGCCTATCAATTTAGATAGTTGATATTCCACACCACGTAAAGGTTACTGTAAATTGTGGAACGCTCTGGTGGTTGGACTTGAACCAACAGCCTTTTCCTTAACAGGGAATTACACTACCGTTGTGTTACACCAGAATATAATTGATTTATTTATATTTAGTAAATTCATATATTAAATTTTGAGATATCCTTTTATTTTTTTCTTCTTGATTTAATCCAGTGGTTATACCTATACATTTACGACAACAACAAGTAAATTTTCCACCACTAATTAAAAATGTTTTTCTCTTTTCTTTTTCGAAAATTTTACCACATCCAGTACATTTTAGCATTACAAATTTAATTCCTCTTTTATTTTTATGTAATATATCATGTTCTAATTTTGACATTAATTTTAAATTAGATATGTCATTATTATGTTTATTACCATCAATATGATGTATAATTTCATTGTCCTTTGGTAATATTTTATAATATTCCCAATAAACTAAAATATGTTCATAACAATATTTATTTCTATATTTTTTACCATCGTAATTTTTTGGGGCAACAACTAATATGTATTCACCATTTTTCATTATTGTTTAATAACACACCACCATTCTAAATAAAATTCTGGTATCTGCTTTCGCAATCGAAGCGAATTGTATCTACTTATGAGATAGACAACGATACCTTACCGTCCAACAGATATATCACCTACTTTAAAGGATATAGGTTTCCTTGGTTGCAGGGGCTAGATTCGAACTAGCGATTTTTAGGTTATGAGCCTAATGAGATGACCAAACTTCTCTACCCTGTATTATTAAGTGATTATATAACCATCACTTACGGTTTTGGCGGGAATGCCGAGAATCGAACTCGGATTTACTGTTATTTGGCGGTTATACAGAGAGTTAAACTCTGATTTTCGGAGTGACAGTCCGATGTAATAATCGCTATACTATACAACCAAAATAATTATGTATTTAAAATTTCAGATTTTAAATATGGTAAACCATATATTTTACACCATTTTCTAATAGTGTTATCTGAAACATCAAACATCTTTCCTAAATCTACAAAAGTATAATTACGAATTAATATTGACAACTCATCTTTAGATGGTCTAATTGTTTTTCTTTGAGATATATGGACACATTCTATACAACAATATTCTTGAATTGTATTTTTAGGAATAAATTCTTTTCCACAACTTTTGCACGTTTTTGAATCTAACAATTTAGACTTTCTATTTTTAATATTTTTTCCACTAAAAGTATCAAGTTGCCTATCACAATTTGGACAAATCCATCTTAAATTTTCAAATCTATCGTCATGATTATCTCCATTAATATGGTCTAATGTTAAAGAAAGTTCTTTTCCAAACCATGCTGATTCTTGTCCACAAATATAACAATGATAATTTTCTTTAGTTAATTCATAATAATGACGTCTTAAAGTTGATTGATTTGCAGTACTATCTTGAATAAATATGTCATCATTATTTACTATACGATGTACTATAGTATTAAATTTAGTTTCAATGCTATATTCTTTAATTAACTTATTTAAATTTTTTGTATTAGCACCACTTTTAGTAAAACCTAAATTTCCTAACAAATCACTTAAAGAAGTAGAATGTATTGCAGTTTCTTCAATTTGCTTTTTACTAATATCCATAATTATTATCCTTTCCACAATAAAAGATATTATAGGGAATTTTATTAATTGTGGTAATAAAATTAATTACTTATATTATAATTGCAATTATAATATAAAACCTATTTAAATCACGTCACATAATAACCATTATATGACAAACCCAAATGGTATCACCGCTAAGACTTGGACTTAGAAATCGAAATTATCAGTTTCGTATTTTACCAGTTAAATTACAGTGATATATTTGAGTGATTTTAAGCCATCACTCACGGCTTCATCTAAGCGTTTATAATATTTTAAGCATTATATCCGTTTTAGTTAAAATTAGGCTTTAACTACATCCTTGAAATCCTTAGATACTTTAAGTGCAACTTTCTTTGTTGCAGGAATTGAAATAGATTCACCAGTTGCAGGATTTCTGCCTTCTCTTGCGGATACATCTTTAACTGTATATGTAGTATCAAGAACTTTAACTTTTTCTCCAACAACTGCTGATGCGACTGTTGATTTAAGTACTGTCTCTACACCGTCAAGGAATGCTTTAGTGTCTTTCTGTGTCTTACCTGTAGCATCTGCTACTGCTTTAATAAATGTTTTACTAGTCATGTTGATTTTCTCCCTTTAATTCATAAATATTTTATATTTTTAAAAGCTTTCACTTTTAAATGCGATATTACCAAGGCACTAATAATTAAAGTAAATATATATTTAGTATGTATTCTTTCTATTATTAGTTAGCTGTAAGTGCCTTAAAAAACAAGATACTAAATAAAAAATATAATTTTTATGTAGTTAATAGCTGTAAGTATCTTTTAGTGTTTCTGTTCTCTATATATATTATAGTATAATTTGTAGTGTTTGTCAAGTAATTTTTAAAACTTTTTAAAAATTCTTTTTTTTATTAAGTTTTGTTATTTACTTGGTCTCTATATATATTATAGTATAATTTATATTGTTTGTCAAGTAGTTTTCTAAATTAATTAAAAATTCTTTTTTTTAATATGTATTTTTGTTTCTATATATATTATAGTATAATCCAATTAATTTGTCAAGTGATTTAGAAATTAATTATAACATATTTTTTTGAAGATTAATACTTTCAAATTTAGAAGCTTCTACGGTCGCATTAGCGTTTATCTTACTAAGGTTAAGAGTATGTTCCATTGCTAAAATAGTGCCCTCACGCTCCGATAGATACATCATAGCCATAGGTGGTGAGATACCAACGCTAACTAAAGCACTGATAGCACCACATAACTCTGAAACCGAATTGATGCCTTTAGCAAACAAAATATCATCTAATCTAGCTTTATCCAATTTCTTTGTATCTAAATGGATAATGTTTTCTTCGATATAATCACTAGGGGATTGAACCATATCCATTTCCTCTGGTGAGAACTGAATAGGTTGTTCTTTAATTTCACTCATAATATTTCATCTACTCCTTTTAATTCTAATAGTTCTTGTGCCGATAAGAATTTATCTATCTTCTTCTCTTGCCATTCTGTTAGTTGTTCTAAAGTAATAGAAGTATATTTTTGGATAATATCATACAACACAGCCCTAGATATCTTCATATCCTCAATATCCTCTTGCATTTGCTGTGCCTTGCCGTATGCGCATGAAGAGATATCATGAACCATGTATCTGCCATATCTATAAGACTTCCTATGAGTGCCACAGATGGATATCATAAAGCCCATAGAATATGCTCTACCCATATTAATTGTGGTTATATCATAACCGTTATCTTTCATATACTCAATTAAAGAAATTAATGTTAAACCATCGTCAACATATCCACCGTTGCTATTAATAAAAATATCAATCGGTGATTTTTCTCCTGTTCGTTTATCCATATCCATTAACTTATATAGATAGTAAATACATTCAAAAATAGAATTTTCACTTACATCATCATATAAGAAAATCTTTCTTTGATTTAGTACCAATGATAACTTCATTTGTGCGACCAAACCATTTTGTGGTTTGAACTCTATATATTCAGATTCATTTTTAGTTAATCCCAACTAAGCTAACCACCTTAAATTTATTTTAGAATTTGTATACAAGATTAGCAATTTTGCTTCTCCATACATTTTGAAGTTCGACATATCCGAAGATATCTTCGCCTTTTAATACCTCTATAGCACGTTTCATACCATTGTTCTTATTCTCATACATATTACTATCTACTTGTGAATTGTAATCACCTTCGATAATAATCTTACAATCTGAACTTGCTCTTGATAGACATAATTTCATTAAATCTACTGTTGTATTTTGGGCTTCTGTGATATATAGGATTTCGTCATCTCTAACTTCCATACCACGGCAATCAGCCATGCTAACAAGTCTAAGTTTATCTCCTGCAATCAACTGGTCAATGCCATTACGTTCACCAAACTTAGTGTTTAAGACATTACCGATTGAACATTGCATAAGTTTTTCCATAGCACTACCAGTATAGAATCCCATATCTGTAGCACCACGGGTTTTAGTTGGGTTAGCAAGTACAACGATTCTCTCGTATTTACTGCTTCTATTTTCAACTAAGTACATAGCAGTTACCAATGCTAATAGACTTTTACCACTTCCTGCTTCTCCTGCGATAACAGTCATTGTATTATTTAGAATACTGTCAATTACCATACGTTGGTAAACATCTTTAGGTTTAATTTCTGAACCGAAAGCAACAGTAGTTAAGTTCTTTGTTTTAATAGGTATATATTTATTTCCGTCCCAACGATATGTATCTTCGAAAGCTTCGACATTATTAGTGATAACAATGTATTCATTAATAAGCGAATCAAATTGATTCTCGTTCATATGCTCATAAAAATATGCAGTTTCTACATCAGATAATTTAACTCTTTTAAAACCCTTATATGTATTAGATGTTTCTATTTTTGTAGAACATGTAACACCGATAACGTTTGCTTTAATTCTAAGATTTAAATCTTCTGTCATTAGATATGCATTATTAAGTTTTGCGCAAGTAACGATAACATCATCGTTAAGGTTATATTGATTTTGAGTAAAGGCTTCATCTGCTTTACGGACTAAATCAAATTGTACTGAATCTTTGTACTTCTCTAAACTTCTAATAGCGCGTTTGGCTTTAAATGCTCTGTCAAAATCTTTGTTTGTTTTTAAATTGTCAAGTTCTTCTACGACTACGATGTTAATAATAACATTGTAAACATTGATTAACTCATCAAGGATACCGTCATTCTCCATTAAGGAACTTGTGTCAACAACGATATTTCTTAGGTCATTTCCCAAAATATTATCATCCTTTTATAATTTATTTTCTTTTACTTATTAAGATTTTTTAGGAACTCCATTATCTTTTTAGTTTCCTCGACATAGTGTTTCCCTCTAGGGGCTTTCTTTTTCTGGCTAGTAATATTAAAATTTTTATTGTTTTTATCCGCTATTAATAATCCTGCCTTTTGTAGCAACTCAAACTCGCTTTTAGTGACATACTTCAATTAGTATTCAATCCTTTTATAATTTATTTTTGACAAAGAAAAATCGAGTAACGATTAAGTCACTCGATTTTATTTACCCTTCTCTATCATGTAATTGGTAGAATTTCAACACCTAATTTTTCAATCATAATATAGGTTTTATGTAAGTTTAAGAATCGAACATATTATTTATTTCTAAGATTTTGCATTCTTTCTCTTGCTTTAATCCTATCTATATTAACAGCACATTCTTTACAATACAATTGATATTTACCAGTTTGTTTAAATAACTTTTCACATTGCTTACAAATACCAACTTTTTTATTATCTATGTATAAATCATAATACCAACCTAAATTTTCAAAGTCAGTGACATTCATCCATAGAGTATCATGTTCTACAATTTGATTTATAAATGTTATCTTGAATAATCCGTGTGTAGCATCTTTATCAATCAAAGTAATATCATTACCAATATCTCCAATTAGATAATTTATATCTTGTGAATTTGATATATGGCTAATCTTTTTATAATAACTATACTTAGTAGAATTACCACCGCACAAGTTAGACATATATTTATCATCATGAAAGATACTATATCGATATTCACTTTTCTTATGTTCAATTAATAAAGTCGTCAACAATCTTTTTGCATCATCTGATATATTTTGACCAGAAATAAATTTCATTTCATTGTTATATAAATTAATATCATAGAAGTCAATCAATTTGTTTTTTTTGTTAGTAGAATATCCTAGTGACTTTTTAATTAACCAATAATCTCTGCGTTCTTTAAAATCGTTATAATTCTCTCTACAAAATCTGATTAATTCTTCTTTGCGTTTCTTCGGCTTGTATAATAATACATCCCTCATATAAACAGCAAGTAATTTTAATTCCATAAGAATATTATCACTTTGAAATCCATTTTCTAATACATATTTAGTATATTCTGTTTGATGGTTTATATCAATCATAACGTCACCTCTCTTAGACTATATTTCTTACCTAAATAAATAATGTCTCCATTATCATCTGGAAATGGGAAGTAACAAATATTATTATTTTTTTGCTTTAAATTATGATAGATATATTTACCATATACAGACCATAATATATCCTTATTAGATGACGGTTTATACTCATAAAAATATTTTACAACATAATTTGTTAATTCATATATATTACTATTTAATTCGTTCAGTTTACTACCTAATATTTCAGCATATAATGGATATGGGGTAGTCTCCTTCTCTTCGTTATTATAATCTTTCTTATTATTTTTTGCACTAGCCCATATGTATCTTGCAGATTTTAATGAATCATCAATTACTTGTATTACTTTATTGTATAAATCTTGATTAAATTCAAATTTATTATTTAAATATAGCTTATATATATTATTGTTACCATCTGTTTTTAACTTAGCTTTTATATCAAAGTTAATTGATTCAATATATCTACATAATACATTCATTGGACTATCACTAATAGTAACTGGCATATAACGATAATAGTTTTCTATAAATTCTTTTTGCTCAATTGTTTGTCTTTTAAGATTTTCTAATTCATTTGTTGTCATAAAGAATTTATTTTTACAGTTCATATTTACAGTATTTATATAATTGCTATATGTTCTTTTTGTATCGTCATACAAATATTTAAAGAAATAAGGTTTTTTAGTTAGTAGAGTATGATTATGGATTTGAATTAAATCTAACTCTTCATCAGTATTTAACACTTCCCCATTTGAATCAATAGACGGAACTTTATATTTAATCCAATCATCGGGGATACCTTTTACCTCTCTACCTATCTTTGCCTTATCTATTTGAGCAGATTGTGCTTTACAACATTGTTGTAATCTTGATATAATCAATTTAACTTCTTCGCTGTCCCTACCATATTCCTCTTCTATTACTGGCAACATAGTATATGCAATACTGCCTTTATTAGTGATAGAACCGATGATAGAGCCAAATGAGAACAAGTCTGCGTAGTATAAATCATCTTCTGTAAATACTATCTTATTAGGTTTTGGTGGGTCATATGAAACAGTGAGTTCATTTTTGAATACACCTTTAATCATTACTTTATTGCTTGTTGTTGCACAAATATCTCCATCAAAATCAGCGCCGCCCCAATTGCAAACTTCATGACCATGATAGTTTACGATTATTCCTAAATCACAATATTTATACCATTTCTTTAACTCTTTATCGTTTCTAAGATTAAGTATAATATGTTCGCTTCTATATGTAAGTGGGCTTCTCATAGAATCTACTTGTTTAATATCTTTATCATTCCAGTAGTTAGAGTAAAATTCACCTTCCTTTAATAAGCCTGTGACTTCTTGACCACATACTGCTTGCATAAATCCATATGGGTCTGAAACTAAATATTGAAAATTACCATCTACGATAACATTTCCTAAACATCCATTTTGTATTTTAACCTTAATTAGATTATATATTTTAGAAGTAATATATCTATCGTGTATTAACTCTGGATTTAGAATTAAAGCTTTAATCCAATATGTATCACTTTTTTGTAAATACGTTTGAATGTTCAATTCAGTATTATTAGTTCCTAAAAGAAATAAGAGTGCGTATGGTATATTCTTGTATGTAATACCATTTATCCATTCTACAAATTGTTTAGATAATACTTCTACATCCTCATCATTTAAATTAAGAGTTTGTATAAATTGATAATTTAATTTTAATATATCCTTTGCTTGGTTTGGAGAATATTGAGCCACACCCCAAAATAATTTATTCTTATGGTAGTTATCGATATAAGTCTCTATATTAGGGTATGCATTCCATAGTTTGAATTGAGATTCGCTAATGATAACATCGTATTCTCTAAGGTCTGCTTTTATGTAATTGCCACTACTATCTTTATATACTGTATCTACGATGTAGTTATTATTGTTTTTCTCTTTGCAAAATTCATGGATATCAAATGTACATAGTAAGCCTTTAAGAAAGCTTTGACGAATGATAAACTGTGATGGTATATAATCTAGTTCCATATCGTTAGCCCAAATTTGAGCCTGTCTAGGACTGATTAGACCTAACCCGTCAGTTCTATTCATCTCTAATTCTATTTCCTTTTGCTCAATCGTATCATCTTTATCCCATGCTGTTTCTGTAACAAAGTTTGTCATGAATTTAGCGAGATTATTATAATCTTTAACAACTATAAAATTAGGTTCACTTACTTTAAATGTAGCAGAGCCAGATAGTCCAAAATAAGCGTTATACTTACTTGGCGCTAAAGGAATGGCTTTATCTCTGCCGTTATCTAATCTCTCTCTTAGTTCATCTATAATTTCTTCGCTACATAATGCTACTGTTGAAATTCTAGCTTGTCCTGCTGAACAGCTTAATCTTTTATATTTTATACCATTAATTATAATGCCGTTTCTATATATATGCTCGTAATGTTTTGGGTGTTCCATAATAACGGTTATGTATTCTGGAATAAACATTAAGTGGTTAATTTGGTCTTGTAACTCTTGTATTTCCTTAGAATTATTACCAGATAATTTCTTTAACATATCTCTTCTCTGATATAAAGTTTCAACATCTTCTAAGTCAACAGGATATTTACAAATATCTCTGATACTTCTTAATATTTGGTTATCTGCTAATGCAACAATTTCTTTTGTTTCTTTAGCTTCTGAAAAAGAAATATTTAAATTATATCCATCGCTTTTCAATTTAGAAGAAAAGAACTTCATCACATAGAATTGTCTATTTACTGACAGATGACATCGCCCCTTGCTATATTATATTACCTTATTAACCGTTACATCTTAATTAATTCCTCTGTAGTAGTTCTTTTTATTACATAAACATAATCATATCTTTCTTTATATCCATTGTAACATTCAAACATTTTACTGATATCTATTAATGCTAGTTCAGACCAATATGAACAATCTTTATTTTTGAATCTAAGCACATAATCAACTTGTGGATTATGGATATATTTCATTATTTTACTCCTTTGTAAAATCTAAATAATTTTTACAAACTACAAACTTAGTAATCTTATGGTTATCATATCTACAACGTAACGTACCGTCACGGTGTTTTAATCCATCTACATCAATATATTCGTTTGTGACATCCTCATAAGCATAAGGATAATAATTACAACGGGATGAACATTTTTTACAGCTATGCTTCATTATTTTATTTACTCCTTGTTAAATTTTACTTACTGTTATTGTAATATTATTAGCCTTACAACTCTTACCCCAAAAATTATCTCTAACAGCTTCTACGGCATCTGTAAATACAAATAGTTGTTGTACACATCCATCTGGTTTATTATCACATTTACAAACAATGTTGTATAGATTACCCGCTTCTAAACCTTGGGGTATAGTATCTGTACAAAATTTTCTGCCATCTGGAAACATTGGATATCCATTTAACTTATCACACGGCATTAGTGTTGCTCCTTATTTTTCTAAACAATACATATAGTCTAAATGTTGATAGATTTCATTAAAACTATTATAATAATATTTGTTTACTTCTTCTCTCGGATTAGTTGCGTTTAAAATTTGACCATCGATTATAATAATATCATCGTATAACGTATATTTATTAGAATCATTTTTACTATCTATAGTAATTAGTACATTGAGTTGTTCGTAATTTAGTAAATCTGTATTAATATTGTTATCTTCATCTATTTTGCTTGTAAATATAGTATTCTTTAACCAACTATATTGTTTCTTAATAAAATACTTATAGGCTTCTGATTCTCCTATTATGTAAGAATAAATATCAAACTTGTTTAATATTTTACTAGATAATAATTTAGAAGAAGTAAAGTCACTTATATTTTCATTGAGTTTTAGAATATTAGTTAAATCATTACTGTCTTGAAATTGAATAAAAATTTTTAATTTGTTGTTCATATATTTTTTTGAGCGTTACTTAAAGTAAAACACAAAATTCATCTCCTTTCTAATTTATTTTGTAAGCCATCCCTACAACTATATTATAGTATAATTCACGGTGAAAGTCAAGTGATTTTCCTTTACATATTAATAAATAAAAATACAATTAATATATAATGATTTTATATCCCTTGACTTTTGATTATAATTATACTATAATACTATATAGATAGATAAATACTATCTATAATATTTTGAAGGAGATGGAAAATGAGTAACAGAGAAGCAATTATGATTTACAAGAATACTGGCGAAGTTGCGGAAGATGGGGTATTCATTACTAACAAGCAACTGGAAAGGAATAAAAATTATCGCCTAAAGCAAGAAGAGAAAGATATTAGGTCAATAGCTATTAAAAATTCTAATAAAGGAATGGGGAGTTTTATATGGGTTTTATTTAACTATACAGAAGAACTATTTCCAGAGTTACAATTGTCTGATATAACTAAATTATTTATTATATCTACTTACATTTCATACGACGGGTATCTAAAATTTGATAATGGTAAGTATATTAATAAGGATAACTTAAACTCTATATTAGAATTGAAAGAGAATACGTATAAACTTTTCTACAAGAGAATGATAGAGTGTGAAATTATGACTGAAAAAGAAGAGAAAAGGATTTATTTAAATAGTAGTTATTTTATCAAAGGGGATTTAGACCAACTTATCATAAACAATAACGACGTAACCCGTATGTATGTAAATACAATCAGATTATTGTATAAACAATTCGAAGTGAAATCTCATAAACAATTAGGATATTTATTTAAGCTAGTTCCATATATAAATATTGATTATAATATCCTTTGCATTAACCCAATGGAAACGGAATTGAAAAAAATTAAAAAAATAAATCTAGGAGACTTGTGCGAGTTATTACATTATAATAAAGAAAATTCAAATAGATTATATGAAATTTTATGTAATATAAATACTGGCACAAATAAACATATAATAAGTTTTGTCTCTAATAATAAAGATAAAAGAGAATACAAAATGTTTATTAATCCAAATGTATTTTATGCGGGTTCTAAGTGGAATAAAGTAGAGATACTCGGTGAATTTTAAAATACGAAAATTACGAGGTATAGAGAAGAGAGGGATAGACATATTGAAAATGCTATTTAGTCCAGTATAGATATGGACTAAATAGCATTAAAAAAATAAATGAAATGACTTGTATTTTTAGGGTATAAAAACGTTGATATCATCATATATAATATAGCATAAGTTGCAATATATAGGTTAAAATGAAATGACTTGTATTTTAATCCAATGTTTATATAATAGAAATTTTAAGTATTTATTTAATTCATATAAAATATAGTTTATTTAAATATTTGATTAAAAATGAAATAGGGGAAAATATATTTTAATTATTTTATTTAATTACTTGACAAACATCATGGATTATACTATAATATATATAGGAAGTAAAGTATTTTAATATATAATAAATAAAGGAGAATGTTAAAGTGAATCTTTTAGAGTTAAAACATTCAGTAGATTTTGAAATACAGCATTTAAGAACTTATCAAAGTCCAGAGGATATTCCCGTTTTAGTTAACCTTGCAGAGCCATCCGTAGGCGCTAGGGCATCGATTGGAGTTATAGGTGTTGATATAGGTATGGATTTTGAAAGCGGTCAGTTCAGAATAAGCACAGCAAGTGGTCTAGTATATAAAGGTAATTCAATAAACGATGTAAAACATGTTAGATTAGAACCAATCGAAGGAAGAAATTATTATTGGTGTCCAAGATGTGATAGTAGAGTAAGTAAAGATGATAAGTTTTGTAGGTCTTGCGGTCAAAAGATGAAGTAAATAATTTTTAGAATGATAAGGAGAATATTAATGCACAATATTAGTAAAATAAGTAGTGGGCGGTATGATGGAGATAGTTATTTATTGCAACAAGTAATAAGCAACAATAATGAATTAGTAGAGATAATTGATGATTTACAAGGTAGAGTAGTAAGTATGAAAAAACATGAAAACGCGCTCGAGGGCTTTATAGAGGATTTGCTTTCTATTGATAAAAGTAAAAGAGAAACAAATGAAGAAGCAATTAAAGTCTTAAATGAAAAGATTAGACAATTAGAAAATGATATTAAGATGTTATGTGAAAATCAAGGTTGTTTAAAAAAAGAAATTCCAAATATTAAGTTAAGCGATAAAGATTATCAAGCATTTTTAGAAAAATTACGCGAACAATTTGGGGATAAATTCACTTTTAGAAAGGATATATAATATGAAGCCAATTATAATTTTAGAATCAGTTTCAGATAATGGTAAGGTATCTATTTCTAAAGAAGAATTTAGAGAGATTATAAATAAAGCATATGAAGCAGGAGTTCAAGATGGAAGTATTCATGGGTGTACATATCCAATTCCTAATAAATATAACCCACCTTATAACTTTCGTGGC